CATCTTGAGGATGAGTATAATGCTCTTTAGATGTTGCAACCATAATAGAACTTTCTCTCATCTCTCCCAGAATCTTCTCTAATTTCTTCATAAACTATCCTCCTCACACATATTCCCATGTGATAGTTCCGCAATCAAATACCTGTACAAAATCATGTTCTTCCATTATCTGCTTCTCAGATTTTGAAAGATCAATGGTATCATCATGCAAAAATTTCCTGATATTTTGTTTCTGTGTATTATAACGATTGTAAGCTCTGTCTGTATAAAGATCCACCCAAACATATCCAGGATCAGACCTTCTCAACTCTGTAAATCCGAGCTTCTGGTAAAGAGTACCACGAGTATGAGCTCTATCAGAAAATGACCTTATTCTCGCAGGATTGTATTCACGAACAAAATATTTGAACAGTTTAGAAGCTCCACCTACAACAGATGTATTGAGCTTAGAGCAGAATCTCACAAGTTCCCAACAATCAGAAAGATCCTCATTCTTAGATGTACCAATAGTATTTCTCATCTTACCAAATGTCATAAGAGATACGAGCTCTCCTTGATAGTAAAGACCTAATCTAACAGATGCTCCTGCAGCACCTTGACGATGATTAGCATTCAAAAACTTGGTAGCTGTATTTGAATCAACTTCTTTGACGACACACTTCCTAGCATAGATCTTCTGATCGCATTTACCAAGAATATTCTTTATCATAGATTCAATAATCTCCCGTTTATGGGTCCACTCATATCCAAATATGTGAAACAAAAATATTCCTTTCTCCTCACACATATCTGTTTTCATCTTATGATAGGATGGACTCTTCGGATCTGCTCCCCAAGGGTCTGATATAGAGGAATTATGCGTAGCAGTTGGATCACACTCAAATCCAATAGATATATCCGGTATAAATATATCTATTTCATAAGGATGTATTTTACTTCTACAACTCTGTATTATATCTCCAGAATAAATAGAATTTATGAACGCTAACATATCGTTTTCTACCAATGATTTTGATCGCTTTACATGATCTAGACCATTTATAGGTGTAAGTATGTTATAAATTGATGCAACGCAGCATCCAAACTCTTCCGTTAAATCATGCACAGATGGTCGTTCGTCAAAGTGTGATTCAATGTATGTAATTGGATCATCTTTGAATTCAGTCCACGCATCTAGATTCTTTATTCGAGTTTGACTGAAATTATCCACTCCATAAGTATCATTGAAAGCTTGTTTTATCTTTCTTTTTATTTTATCTGATTTTGAAGGATTATCGGTTCCGTAAATTCTCATCCAAGTTTCTCTAGATTTGGACTTGACTTCTTCTGACTGTAGAGCATAATCTGTACCATAATGTTCTCTGCAAGTTTCCTTAGATCTGGATCTATATTCATCTGTCTGTGTGTACCAATCACTACCATATCTCTCACGATTTGTTTCTTTGATTTTATCAACAGATCCTGGAATATGCATAGCATTAGTAACGCCGTATTTACGCATGAAGGATTCTTTTTGGTGTTGAGTACGTGATTCAATATCTGTATTTCTTTGAGCTAATATGTATCTACATTCATCTGAGCATGTTTTAACATATGGATCCTTTCGAGGGTCAATCTTAAACTGTTTTCCGCATACCGCACAAGTTTGGTAATGCTGATCATAACAGTATATTGCTCTTGAGTCTCTAGGATGAAATGGTTTCCCACACCATTTACATGTACGAATCATTTTCTTAGAATTTTCAGATCTTCTAATAGAAACATATTTCTGTGAGCATTCAAATGAGCATGTTTTACTTACGAAACTAGAACATTTCGCTTGAAAAACTTTACCGCACACAGCACATGTGATATCAATTATGTTATTACAATACTGCTGTCTATTAGATGTAGGTGTAAATAATTTCCCACATCTTTTACATTTTCGTGGTGAATATGTAGCCATCAGTACTACCTCCTCACACATATTAACGATTCACAAAAAAAATCAGCCCTGAAATTAATCAGGGCTGACTAAGTGAACTGTGATAATAATTGCGAAATTGACTTAAATTGTTGATCGGATTTAGAATACTCCGATTATCTTTCCAGAAACTACCGTCTCGGGTACGGTTACCTTCATTGCCATCATGGTAGCAGCACCCTGTTGCACGGAAGCATTTGCAAGTGTAATCGGGTCTGTGTTCATAATAGGCATATACTCTCCGAAAAGTGCACTGTTTCTACGAATATCGTTAGATTTTGCACACATTACCCACTGGTTCGGATCGTAATCCGGTGCAACGTAAACCTCTTTGTCATCAAGACGACCGTATTTGTAAGGACCTACGGTATCTTCTACGTTGTCTGCCTGGAATCCATCGATCATGCTGATATAAGCAGCTACGTTAGATCCGACGATCAGTCTGTTCGGACGAGAAAGTCTTGTTCTCTGATATACGGAAGCAGATGCCTGCTCAAGTTTCAGCTTGAACATGTTCAGGTAATCGCTCGGTACTACAGAGCTGTTTACTACCGGTGATACATCGAAGTTGTACTGAGGTTTGTAAGATGCTGCATTCTTCAGCACATCGAAACCTCTTGTGTTGATCTCAGCTGTCAGTTCAGAAATTGCTGCTTCTTTAGCGATATCTCCGATGTTGCTACCATATTCCTGCTGAGCTGCAAATGCAGAATAGATGCTCCAGTAGCAAGCGATCTCGTATGCTTCAGCTACAAGATTGAATTCATCTAACTGCAGGTAACCCTTCGCCATCTTAGCGCCGTAATGACCTGATGCGTCAGGACCTACTGTCTCGTTGTCGTACTGATAAGTAAGTTTTACGCTGTTTCCATCTCCAGCTGTCGGAGGAGTTGTAAGTACAACGGATCCGTTAGAATAGTCGATAGTACCTTGAGCAGCACCAGATGCATCTAACAGATTTCCTGATCCGTCATCTGTAAGCGGAGTAGTTGTACCATTTTCGATCTTATAAGCTGTTACAGAACCTGGAAGGATCGGAGTATATGCTGCGAACATTGCGTCATATTCACCTTCACCGATCAGCTCGTTCTTAACTACACGACCTGTGAAGTTCGGATCCTGACCCTGACGGTTTACGAATGGGCTTGATAATACGGTTCCTGCCGGTGTCTCGCCTTTTGTATTTTCAGCGATAAATTTGAAATACGGAACCAGCTGCTGACGAGATCTCATTGCTACGGATCCCATAACATCTGTAATGATCAGTTTCTGTACAAACATCGGAAGCAGTTCCAGGAAATCCGGTCTTGCCATGATGTTTGATGTATTGGTAGCAGCCATAACAGATGCGCCTCTGCGCATGTTCATTCTCAGCTGATTAGCAAATCTTTGCTGTTCAGGAGTAAGTTGAATGTTAGCTGCAATAGAACGTCTTGCAGAACGAGTACGAGCATTAGCCGTTACAGGTCTAGCAGCAGAAATACCTGTGCTAGCTGCAATTGTACGTCTTTGCTGACGGTTCTGCGGAGATATGGTACGAGTTGTTCTCTTAATCATTTCTACATCTCTCCTATATTTAATTTTTATTTTTTACATGTTAAAGTGCTACAATATCATCATCTGAATCTCCATCCATGATTGTAACAGGAGTTACATCAGGTCGTGCGGGAATATTAGCAGTGGAAGTGCCTCCGCTAATGATAGACTTGAGTTCATCTACAGATGTTGATGCTGTAACGGATATATTTTCAAGAGGAGCGCCGATTGCTGTCGCATACAAGTATGCATAAGCATCTTGATACTCTGCGATAACTTGTTCTGATGCTTGAATCCGTTGTTCAAGTGACTTCACCTTTGCATCAAAGTTTGAAGGCTTACCTTTCAACTTTTTGTTCTCAGCAACAGTTTTGCTCAGATCTTGTTTCAAGGAAGCGATGACTTCATCTTTTTTACGAATTCTATCATCTCTGGTTTCTACCTTCTGTACATAATTAAGGTTCTGTGTGTTAGAACTCTCAAGATTATGTTTAAGTTGTATATTTGCATTCACAATCTGACGATTTTTAGCAAATGCCCTTTGAGAAGATGCTGTTACACGTGTCAACTGCTCAGACATGATTCTCCGAGTAGTAGAATTGATTCTTCTAAGCCTGAGATTGACTTTATCTGCAGCTTCTACCTTAGACGCAAGGATCTTATTCTGTGATCTTAATTCTCTGTTAGCTGCAACAGCTTCTAAATACAGGTGCGTCATTGCTTCTAGCTTCTGCTGTAACACTTCTGACGCTTGTACAGTAGATCCTGACAATTCAACCTGACGAGCTTCAATGTTCTTATATTGAACACTCTTTGGATTAAGCTGTGCCTTTACAACATCAAGAGCACTAGAAGATGTTATTTTTGACAGGTTGTCATTCAACGAAGTAACAACAGCATTGCATTTCTTCACGTTTGCAGGATCTGTTGAAGCTGCAAGCGCTGTAAATTTCGGAACTGCATCATCATATGCTGGAAATGATACAAGATCAAATCCACGGAACACAAATGTATCTGGATCTACATATCCATCTGCAGCAACATCTCCTACACCTCTAACAGATATACCAAATTGAACACCTGCGTCTATGAATGCTTTAACAATTCGTCCTACAGGAGTATCAATCAGATCAAATGTACCAAATACCTCACCTGTATCTTCATCAAGTTCAATGTCTCTTAATATGATACAAGCATTTTTGAAATCTTGACAACCTGGGTCTTCTGGATGTCCTAAAAATCCGATGTACATCCCCTTCTCTTTATAAGATTTGTAGTCATCTGAATTAATCAAGTTTCTCCACAAATCTTTGTCAAGTAGCATCGAGTTATTGTTTTCAATACTATCAGCACATTTACCTTTGAATGTTCCGATGATAGATGACTTCTGAGGATTTTTTATCGTAACATCGGATTCTACCTTTGTTGGTTTCATACTATCTATCACCTCACTCTTTTAATACTTTTGCACCCATGCGAACAAGTCCACCTACAAGTAATGTTTTGAGAGCTTCTTTTATGATTCCACCCTCAACTTCATCTTGTGCATCTGCATCAAGTTCATCATAAGCTTCATCATTTGCTTCATCCACTTGATCAACTACTTCCTCATCAACTTCTACCTCAGTTGCTTGAGAAGTGTCTACATTATAGATAGAATCACCTATCTGAACTTGTATATCACCTTCAGGTGATTCTGTTATGCCTACATCTACATCTTTCAATTCATCAATGCTTGACAGAAAATCTAGAAGAGCTGCAGGTGTAAATAGAATTTTTGACAATGATTCATTCATATTTACTCTCCTTACTGAATAATGTCATCTAGATTTTCTTGAGCATCAAGTAATCTATCGTAAAAATCTTTTCCTACAATGTCATCAATTTCTCCATTTGTATAATGAGCTGCAGCATTTAATGCTGTTAGAAGTTCATCTACTTTAACTTTAACGCTTTTTACAAACCTCATTTTCTGATCTGTGTCAATTGATGACCTAACGACTCTCTTCATAATAATATCCTCCTATTGACTCTCTTCATCCCCACTTGTACCAATATAACTTATCAAACTCTCCACTAGTTCCATATATGTCTTCTACACCAATCAGCTGCTCAAGGCCACCAAGCTGTATTTTCCATATTACTTGAACAACTTGATTGCTGTTTACTCGAATAATTGATCTTTTAAGCAGATCACGATTGTAATCAGCTACTACCTGCTGTTTATTTCCTGTAATCTCACCATGCTTTGATTCATAATCTGCAATAGCTGCATCTGTTATAGAATCAGGATTCATGCCCCAGTTCACCCTATCAGTAGGGGCAATTCTATAACCTGCAAGCAATCCATTATCTCCTCCAGATACCCAATCTTGTCTAGACCATAAACCAGCTTCGGTTATAAATACATAGTCTTTACCTTCCTCTCTAAACTGAGATAATGCTCCAACAGAGATCATAGCAGAGAAGATGACATCAATTGTTTCAGGAAATTCGGATTCAACTTCTGGAACAATCTCCCTATATGATATCTGAGCTCTAGGAAATGTATTTGAGATAAGCTCGCAGTTAATAGTATGTGAAGTATCAGATCTTTCTGCGAATACAGGTCCTAATCCTAAATATTCTCGACCATTATTCAAGTTTCCATCATATCCATCAGCTCCGTATCCAGGAGTTTGAAGCATATAATCTTCAAATCGTGTGAGTTCATCTCCATCAACTACACCTATACCAGCAGGTAACCCAAATTCATCTTCTTCTTGATTGATCAATCCCATAGTACCTAATGAGATATATTTAGGCACATAACTGCTTAACATGTGCCAGCCCTGATTAAGAATACCATCACCGGCAAGGTAATGCCCAATGCCTTCAAGCAATCCGTTAGTTGCTGCATTATGCCCTACATGAGCTGTAACTGGCTTCATAGTAGCTGCATCTCGTACAACAATGGTGACATTATGATTCATAGAGATATGTCGACTTGGTACAACTATTCTATTATCCATATGTCACCTCCTATGGAATTTCATTAGGATTTTCTTCATCCTCATATACAAAAGATTCGGTTAATCTATACCCTTCAACGCTGTTGATAAATTCAGTATACTCTCGAGGGAGTAATTCACCCTCAGGTTGACTTGGATCACAACGTTGATGCAAATTCGGATTTGTGAATCCTACGTCATCTCTTATTTGATCGTCTGAGGTTAAAGGCTTCCAAGTTCCTTGACCCATCACTGGTCTATCATACGCCATATAATCAACCTCCTTCTAGTATTTATGAAAGGTTCTGATCACAGAAAGAGAGATGATACTCATATCACCTCTCTTCATTATCATAGATCTTCAGAATCCTTTATTTCAATACTTTCACCATCTTCGGATGTCATCATATATTGCGTATTTTGATTATTTAATGACATTGCGTCACCAACTTTGAGCATTGGAGGATTAACTGCAGGTCTTGGTTTCATAATAGATTCAGACTTATTATCTTCAATAGAATATACATCTTCTGTGATTTCTTTTTCAAGATTTCTATTGAGACGTAAGTTCCAAGCCATGTAGTCAGGTCTCTGTGCTCTACCATTTGGCCTATCTACGTATGGAGGTACCAGATAATCATCAGGATACGTAACTCCTACATCTTCAGGTCCATATCCTATAGAAAATATAGGCTCTGTAAATAATGATGCTGTTATATGATTATTATTACATAGCTGCAATGAATATAATGATCTATATCCGGGGTTGATAGATTTGTCAGGCTCACCTTCAACTGTTGAATTTCTATAGTATACAGGCTGACGAGTATGCTCAGGATCAGGGTTATTATTTGCAGTTTTCTGCATTCTAGCATAATCCTCACGACGATAATGACCAATATGTGTAGGTCCGATTGACATTCCTACATTCTCCATATCAGTTAGACGTGCATCTACTGAAACACGTGTACGAGCATCAAATCTAACCCCTGCATGCTGAAAGCAATACATCCCTAAAGGTCTAACATACTCAATACAAGCATCAATAGGTTTTCTATCGGAGAAATAAACTACATCAATATATCCTTCGTCTACATGAGGTGTTACGTATACAGAGTTGACAGGAATAGATGTATCCTCTAACCGATCATATAGTGTATCTTTTTCTTTGCCATATTCAAGTATATTAAATTGAGCAAGATTGACCTCCGCTGCTAGTGTTACACCATCTCTTGATCCTTTATTTCGTATCATTGACATGAAGTACATAAGTACAAGTCGATTATATGCATATGGGAGTCTGTCATCGTATTTGAATCCCATTGTATCGGCTAGCATCCAAAGCAGCTCTTTTGGACATCTTAAAGGGTCATACAGATCCATGAAGTTTTCTATGTCGAATTTGATTACTGATAGACAAACTTGTATCCACTTTAAGAAGAATCGGAAATCCATTGATTCCCTCTTATAGACTTCAGGTACGGAAATATCTTTGAAGTTCAACAGATCATCTCCTTTCACTATGTAATAATAAATAAGGCATCTCAGTATAAGATGCCTTAAAGTGGACCTGAGCGGAGTTGAACCGCTGTCCGATTGTAATACTTAATAAGATTCTTTACGCTGTTTGGCTTATAGATCAGACACAGCTGATTCTCGCCAGCCCACCACTTCGTTCCTAACTTAGCTGTGTATACGAAGAACCGATAGAACCGGTTTTATTTTGAACCTCAACAGTTACTAAACCTGCTTGCGTAAACTCACTGTGTTTTGGTGCGACAACTTAGGCCGCCATTGCTACTTTTCTATTAGCGTTTAATTTTAAGTTTAATGATAACGTCATCACTCGAGCGAAATCTTATCGTTCTTACCCCCGTCGATACCAGTACAGGCCCTTATGTATACTATAACGATGCTACCTCAAATATTCATATGTAAGATATTTGATTTCTCTGTAGTCATCGTCTAATATATCAAACCAATATGTGCAAAAATTACAAGTAGCTGATAATCTATGTTTCCCTTTACACACGTGAAATTTGAAATCACATTTCGGAAACGTTTCTCGGAGACCTTGAAGTATATCTTTCATCTGGATCATGTCTTCTGGTCTACTTTGTATGTATTCAATTATCTGATGAGATAGAATATCCACTTTCATAAACACCTCCTGAGGTATCTATGATATGGAAGGTTCTATATATCGTAATCAGGAAATCTGTACGAACAATTAACTCCGTATGTTGCTGATCTCTCAAATATATCATGTATGATCTGTTTACATGTATGCATACGATATGTACCGTAAACAGTCCCGTCTAGTTTATTTACAACTTCGTATACGCCTGGATCATGATCTGTATGTCGTATCATGAAATCAAATGTATTACATACACTCATTCGATCTTGTGAAATAATGATCATAATATGTCGTCCTCGCAATTGAGTATTATCACATGATGATAAACATCTGATCCGGCATCTTTGAACGAGAATAATGAACCTACGGAAGTTGTTCTTTCCGAATTGTCCGCATTCATCTGAGCAACCGTTTCAATAATATTGATTGCATCTGTTTTTGATAACCCTTTCATTGACTGCATATGAATAGCCTCCTTATATTAATTTCAACAGAATCTGTTCCTCTGCATCAAACAACCCTTTTACAGTATTGTACATTCTTCCATTTGCATCAACAGATGTTACTCGTACAATACGCTCATCTTTAGTGAAGTCATATATCTCTACAGCATCACTTAAATTCAGCTCTTTTGCACATAATCTTATGATATCACATACAAGAGTGGAATACGTAACCACCCACAGATCCTGATTTGTCTTCATCTCTTGATTCGTCTTCATCATTTTGTATACATAAGATTTGAAAGAATTGATAAGTTCATAAGGATGTGTAGGATTATGATACGTACATTCTGGAAATGTTATTACATGTGTAGGATCTTTTGATTCTTCAATGACTCTTCGACATAATGTATCAGATTCATCTGAATCTAGTACGGAAGACGATGTATATATTCTGATCATACTTTTTACCTCACTATCTTGGAAATTCTACTGACTTATCAAGATACTTGTGTTTTATTAGATATTCATGAAACAGTTCCCATGTTTCATATGGTGAATATCCTCTGTATCGTTTTGGTGATTCAAACTCACAGTCTGTACATTCGATGCAATACATGCTACCCTCTTTTTTGCATACCTGTAAAGTTAGTTGTCCACACATTGGACAAGTGTAGATATTATCATACGTAAGAGGCTCGCTATGTTTATTCAAATTAACTATCTCATAAAATGCATCTGCTGTTATCATATCAAACTTACGAAATCTGTTAGAAACATCTAAGTAAATTTTATGATAATCTAGGCTGTATAGGCGTTCAAACGGAAGAAGTTTATAATTTTTTCGGATCTCTGCCTTCCTTCGTTTATTTTCTGCTATCGAATCTAATCTTGCATAAACTTCTTTTCTAAGTTCGACAAGTTCATGTTCTGACATCTGATCCAACGATTCCTTATCTATTGGTATCATTATATCACCTCATCAATTCATTTAAAAATTCAATAAGCTCATCTACGTTGATCATCACATCATGTAATCCATAAGCATGACCATCTTGATATGCTTTTGCATAAATTATCTGAGCTTGAGAGCTTGTTATTGGATAAATTGAATTTGATTGAATATACGACATTACAGCGGTTTTCCACTCATCAATCTTAGCACTTCTAATAGATTTGAGCTGTTCACATCTATTTTGGTATTCAAGATTGTGCTCAGTTACTTGAAGCTTATTCCATGATACAGATTTATCCGGATCAAAGACGTAGTCTTCTGGAAGTAACTTCATGTCATCTGGAATGATTGGAAGATCGTACACTGCATTTCCCCATTCAGCTAGTCCACAACTTGTCATAATTTACTCCTTTCTACACCACCCCGCGGGAACATCCCATTCATCGGAGTACATATTATCAAGCAAATTACTTAATACACACCACACTCTGATTTCATCATTCATTTCACCGCCCATTCTGTGAGATACTTCCACTGCGTAATTATGCAAAAGCATATCAGCGTGATCACTGACGTATAAAGACAAATTAGAATACTCATCTCTATACATGCATGAACCAACACAGCTCTCTTTAGAATCATCTGGAATTGATAGAGATGATAACATTTCAAATAGATGACGAGATTCTGAATAAACATCCTTGCTCTTAACATATGTGATCAACTTATTATCATCAATACATGGACGAATTGGGAGATCTACATTACCACATCCCTCAATACGCTCTATAATATCGTACAAGATGCATTTTACATCTAATAATCTGTTTGATTTTCTAAGCTCGTCAATAACTGCTTTTCGTGTTAACATGTAGATAACCTCCTAAAACTATTCTTTTGAACTATTGATATCTTCACATATTATAACGATTCTGTGATTAATTTAACTACATCTTTATCTACAGGCAGCATAGCAACTTTATAGCAAAGCTTGCACTGTTTCTTCCAGAATTTATCGGTAAACGATTTACCTTCAATCATAGCATCTATTTCTAAGTTATGCTGATTATCAGCCCGCATCCAAAGTCCCTTATTCATGTGGCTCCGTTCATAACTATACTCACAGAAGAATTGATGATTCTCGTCGCCATCTCCTGGCCAACGAAGCGGGCAATAAGTGCACATGTTTTGAAAATACATTTCATCATCTTCAACATCTCCGGCACCCCACTTTATTTGGAAAGCACATTGACAAGCAAAGCACCTATGAAGTGGTGCTAAGTGTCTACGAGAACACCATGAAAGCTTATATCGATAAATGTCAATAGTGTGCTGATCATGAGCGATATGTTTTGCCATATCTAACCACATCTGCTTATGCATAGTCAAATAGTATTCAAGATCACGTTTAGTCACTCCTTCATACCTCCTTCTACTAAACAATGTATGTTTTTGAATGTGTGTCAGGCTTATCGTTATACTTTGTAAATGGATTGATATAGATTATACGACCATTCTTATATCTTCGATAATGACCCCGAACATGTACTTTATGATCAGGAGCACTTCTTTTGATCTTCTGAATATCAGATTCAGTACATTTGAGAACAAATACTTTCTTGACAAGCGGTACACTTCTATTGATCCTTCCATGATGGTTTTTGATCTCTTTGATCTCACGCTTAGATCTATGCTCGTCCTTAGATGCATCATGTTCAACACGTTCTGGAGCTCTGTTTGCATACCAGAAGACAAACATAAGAATATTTACACATTCAAGTTCAAATTTGTTCTCATAAATAGATTTCTGCATGACATCTCGTTGAACCCTAGGAGTGAGAATATTCTTGATCACATCTGCAGGTTCTTCTGAAGCTAAATATGCTTGAAGATCCGAAATGCATCTATCTGACAGTCGAAACTTAAACCAGAACCTAGGTACTTCAATCTTATGACTAACAATAGGAAAATCTGTACCTTCATATAATGTGATAGATGGATATTCATCATCTTCTGACCATACAGAACATGTTACAAGCAAGTTGTCGTCATCTAATCGTTCCCACTGGACTACTCTATTAGGAGTATCTTTTTTGATGTTGTAATCCCATATAACACCTTCATCTTGAAAAGGTGTAGCTGTCATGTTCCCATCATAGAATTCTGCAGAAAATTGATCATATAGCTTAACAACTAAATCTTTATGATCATATGGTATCACAACACGATCATATGCATCATTGAATGTTGCATTAAGCAGCCTTTCATCAAATTCAACAACAGTGTTAGCTTTCATATGTTATTTCTCCTCAAGTAAAGAATCAACATGCTTTACCATGTTGAACAGATTGATAACAGATACCCCTACAAAGAATGTAAGAATGGTATACCTTGCAACCTGTTTGAATTTCTCCATGATATCACCTACTTCCTTAGAAATCTCTTCTATCTACTTTCGATATATCAATATTATTTAGTGCGCCACAGACAGCTGAATAGACTTCTTTAGGAAATCTAGGTTGATTCTTCATAAAATCCATTAGTTGATCTTTAGCTTTTATGATTTTTCCACATCGTCCTTCTGCTTTCGTTTCCCATTGCCAGATGTTTTCCGGCATGGTATGTTCATAACATGTATAAACATGACATCCGCATTTGAACCATCTATGCTCTTTTCGACCTTTGTCATTTTCATCAAAATCTCCACTGCCCCTAAGGCCTATCTCTTCTTTCACCACTGTAGTACACCCACAATATGGACATTTGTTCATAGTAAGTGTTCTAAACTCAACTGCCATATACATATCCTCCTTTGTGTATATAATAACGATTCAACCATAGCGATAGGTGAGATCTATAAGACCTCACCTATTCGGATATCATTTAGTATCAATCTGTATAAAATTTTGATCACAATGACAATATGGACAAAACATCGTCTTTACATGACCTTTTGAAGTTTTAACAGCTGACCCTTTAACTGCATACATCTTTTTATGGCATTGTGTACATTCAAATACACGCATGATATATTTGTGTTTTTCATAGATAGTTCTGAATATGCATGTACAACAATAGATGGTCAAAATCCTAACCGTTCAGGTAACTTATCTTTGACATAATTTTTACATGCGGCTAAGAATCTTCTCTTACCTCTGCGATACAGCTTTTGCTCCTGCTCTGACAGAATTTCGTCATATTCATCCTCTTCATAAAGATCCTCAATAATCATCTCTACATGTTCGACGATGATGTTGACAAGCGTAGCCTCACGAATTTCACCATAGTATACGTCATCTCCATACTCATCAGCACCTTGATCTATCTGACCATCTATCATATCTGTAAGCTGCGTAGAAAAATTCCATTCATAAGGTGCTGCACTACAATATACTTTATACGACATATTTTTCACACCATTAACCTCCTTTATTTTACTAAACATTCTGGGTGTATGCGTATATTTAAGGACGCTGACCCAGGGTCAACAAAACGAGCGAAGCTTATAGCGTTAAAACAACGAATGTCACAATCTGTCCAGATGATTCCATAATTCTGTGTTCCAGGACTTCCTAGATCTACCCATCTGATACGAGTATCTGCGTTCACCGCTGTCTCTACAATTTCCTGATAAGTTGGAAGTACTCCAATCTCTCTATTAGCAGGTGCAAAATACAACGCTAGAGCTTCCTTCACCTTTGCAATAATATTATTTCCAACATCTTTTGTTACGGGTTTCTTTGTATACACCTGTGCAGTTATGTAGAAATTAAAGATTCTCAACCACCCGAATTGTATCTCCACATTCAGTGCCTGAAGAGGTCGATAATCTCTTATCACATTTGTGATAAACTGTGCAGGTGGTTTATATTGTGTAAACAGTGATTTCTTATTAAATTGAGCATTAGAAGTTTGACCTTGTCCCCAGCTACTGTTCTGGAAGTCATTGTGTATTGCAAAACACATCGCTGTGCTTGTTTTGAAATTAGCTGCAAACACCCATTTCTGAGGATCTGTAGGGTCAAATCCGAGCTGTAGAATATTCTTCCAGTCAAAAGATGTATCACCTTCAGGAAAATCATACTTAGTGATGTATTTCTTTGCTTTTTCTTCATCTGTAAGATTCTCATCATTATAGATTGCTAAGTTAATGTCAAGAGCTTTTTGACAGTCAATGACGTATCCTGTATCTACTCCAGGCTCACGAACTAAAAATCTCTGATAATCAGGAAGCGTAACAAGACTATCAAATGTATTGATATAGTTTCTAGAACTATAATATGCCTCCTTTGCAGTTTCAGGACTTGCACCTGTTACTACATTTGTATGAGGAAGTTCTACTGTATTAGATAGATTAGAGATTGTAAGTATTTCAGGATTAGATGAAATATCTGTACCATTCTGCTTAGCTGAAAGATAATTTGAAAGTACATTTTCACCTACGCATCCAATGACTCCTGATGAATCAATCCAATAAATAGTGAGATAGTTAGAACTATAGTCTTCAAGCTGATTCAGATAGTTAGAAACCTGAACCTGTGCATTAGAATATGAATCATATGTTACTGCAAATCTAGGCTCCGGTGTAATAAATTCAGCTGGATTGGCACATTGAACCCACTGAGTTTCAAGGAAACTATCAGAATTCAAAGATGTTCGAGCTTTGATCCAAATCGCTGTAGTATCAATATGCTGTGAAGGAAGTTTTACAATGTAGTTGTTATCCTTTACCTGTTGTACAGATACAGTATAACTTCTGAGCTCACCCTCAATCGCAACACGTGTGACGGACTCACCCGGATCTAGATGTACCTCATCGGTATCTGCAAATACATTGATATCTGTTGTAGTTATCTCTCGTCTGCTTCTCGTATCCGTAGCACCATACTTATTCGTAAGTGGAAGAATGTTGTATGTGATTACACGAGATTGACTGGTGACATCTGTGTATGCATTCAGTGTAGCGAAGTTTGATCCGTTGAATCCGAAATCAAGTGTAATTGGATCTGCAGATGCGTTCGTGAATGTAACTTCGGTTCTAGCACTTCTGTACCATCCAAGTTCGTATCCAATCAAACTGAATATCTTCTCTGCATTCTTTCTTTGTGATACAGATGGAGCAAATACCTCATTCGCTAACCAATCGGTATTGACACCTAGAACTTCTGATACAGATGCAATATACTTTGCAAGCACCATGCCCGGATCAGCTTCCGCTTCCGGCTTCCACAACTCTGTCAAAGACGGAACGGCTGCTTTAAAATCCTCTAAAAGAGATTCATAATCTCTAGATGTATAATTGACAATACCTTTATGGATACCGTCTTCTACATTGACGTTATTGTTACTCATTGTTGATCACCACCTCTGCTGTGTCATTGTATGTTGTTTTTACTGCGACAGTCATCTTCAATCGGTTGTATTCTTGAGCGGAGAAATCAGGTTCTGTACCACCTGTAAATAGCAAACCGTCTGCGAACTGTGTTTGATCTGAGATGGAATATGGTTCGTTTATTCTCAGCTGCTCTTTGATTCTATCTTTGATGATAGCTTTTTCGTTGTCAGTATTGTAGTGCCAAAGGTGTCTTGCAAGTCCCACACCGAAATCAGGATCATTATACATCGATGTAGGTTCTGATAGTATAAGAAGACGTGTTCTGCTTACTACAGAAACATTGTCCTCCATTACAGCTACTTGATTTCTAGCAATGTCAAATATCTTTCCATTTGACCATTGCCAAGATGTTGTATTAGCCATGTGATAAATCACCTAACCCTTCTACATCAGTATTTGGATTCGTACCATATCCACCTGTTAGACCTATGATCAAAAATCCAGAGCTAGACGCTTCATTTATAGATAACAGAGCAACTACTTCATCAGCATTTGGCAGATGCGGCAAGATCAATGACGGATACCAGGGTAGATCGTTATCTTCCGTATACCGCCTAATCTTCTGGCCCTTATATTCAGATTTATTGAGAGGACCATGTATCGCAGGAATACGAGTCTTTATGATAAGAGTACCATCTCCTGTATACTGATATTGTTTTGCATATCCATACACTATCATGCTTATATATCACCTCTTACTTTATAAAAGATTAAGGTAAAAAGAATATAATGGTTCCCTCTATAAGGTCTACCGCAATGTATGTGAGATGATAGTGTCCCCTTCAAATGAGAATCTCCGCATAGTTCTCTTGATAGTTCTGATAAACTATTATACGATTTTCCGGATTCCATACAATGGACTCTACATCTTGTTCTTATTGTATTTCCATAAATATCTTTAGAAATTTCAATATTATCTGCGCAGATTGGTTTGTGTTTATCAATCACATGTATTTCACATCCAGGTACATATTCTTCAATAAATGATTCTGCAAGAAGATGTCTCAATGATATGTTTCGCACTGTTCCATCATCAGCATGAAGAGCATACACAACATATCCACTATTATACTTTCCAGAAAGTTTCATACCTGATAGAAATCTCTTAGATTTTCGATTGAATACTCTACCACATCTAAATACGATATATTTGCTACAACCTTTAATAACTGAAAATTGATTATTCATATATCTGCTCCTCTAGTTGATACGAAGGATCCTCATTAGGGATGTATATTTGAATATTGATAGGTTCGCCGTTTGAACCATCATTTTCAATAATTATCTCCCCTTCATATTGAAAATGAGTAACGCCTGCATGATCAAATACTGTTAGATACCCTTCTGATGTCTGTTTTGATTGTTCTTCAACGAATTCTGAATCTGAATCAAACTGCTCTACAGAAGATCTTAAAGAATTATCAAATTCTAAGTAGATGTTTAAACAGACACCTATAATGAATACAATTGCAGCAGCAATGAAAATTGGTATCATGAAATTCTTTCTATTCATACACATTCCTCCTTACATAACATAACGATTCAAAGAGTCACCAGTTGGTATAGATGTCGATGGTATAATTATTGCCAACACCTGTATCATAAACCTTGCCCATTCCAAGAGATGTTAGTATTGTACTACCTTTCGGCAAAGAATCAGATGCAACAACAATATAATCATCTTTATCTCTAATAGTACCATCAGACGCTACATGGCGTCCAGGTATATTTAGACCTCCTCCAGGAAGAACTTTCTGAGAATACCAAGTTTCTTGATGTCCATTGAAAGTTATTCTACCTGCAGATCTTGTTAATTTAGGGCCTCCAGAATTGTTAGCTGTAGTCGACTGCTGTATAACTACTTGTGACCAAAATTCAGATGCCCATTCAACACGCTCCATGTATATGTCTCTTCCGTTGTAGTATCTCTGAGGTATCTCGAACTTGCTTACGAATACAAATGCTGCATCACGAGCTCCTGCTTCTATGTTTGGTTCATTCTGTAGAGGTACAAGTACTGAATTCTTATAAGAACTATTAAGTTCCTGCCATAAGAAATCAAGCTGTCCTGATAAATTACCTCTCCAATTACCTCCAAGAAAATTGAGCAAGGCTGTCTTACGACCGAATGTCCATTGACATATTCCGATAGATCCATATGCATCTGCAGTACCTACAAGGCTTGGATTACCTCCAGACTCTCCTTTGATGTTTGCAAGTATTCCACAAGCTGCTGCAGCATTTAGACCTTTGCCTACGAGGTAATCAAATATTACTCTATAGTTACCTTCTAGTTTTGAACTATCATAAGACCCGCCACCGGTACCTACTTTTCCTTTGAAAATAGCTTGTAATGAGCTCGTGTAATTTATTACAGATAGTCGTATATTCGTCTTATTTACGGTAGGAGTAGATCCTGATAAATATGCTACCTCACGCATGATAGCGTCATCTTCATCATTCTCGGTAGCATAGAGATCTCCGCCTCCGATTCCTCCAGGTAGTGCAGATCCATCAGATACAATAACAGACTCACCTGAATTCGGACCAGAATCTAAATTAACTGCTACGTGACTTCCGTCATGTAAAAGTACATCTCCTGGAAGCAAATAACTGTCGGAAGATAAATATCTTGAATCTGTAAGTAACATGAATCCAACAGATTGAAGACTTGATCTCATACTAGAAGTTGTTAAGCTACTACTCAGCCCTTGAAGACGAGCATCCCCTGTCTTGTGACCTGCTGCAATGATACATGCACATGTACTTGATGAACAGTCTGCTTCACAATTAGTTGATATCGCAGATGGATTCCAATTTGCTGCTCTGAGCTGTGTATAAAATGTTCCTCTCTGCCCCATATCGTATCCTATGTGATCGTTATTAGCAGCATCGCGTGACATCTGAGCAATCACAATTGCAGTTTGCAGATTAGGATATCTGAGTACACAATTCCAAGGAAACGAATACCAATTCTTAACAACATACTCATTTCCTGTCTGATCACCTGCTGCTCCTCCGTATCCACCTCCGTACTCATTAGACCCACAATTCGCTATCATATGTCAACTCTCCTATACACTGAAAAATGAAGGATCAAGAAGTGTTTCGATCTCATTAACCGAATTCACATGTTTATTCAACCATAGTTCCCAATCCTTTTCATGTTTATCTTTATAACTTATAGTCTCAAGCTCCTTTTCGGTTGCAAGTATTCCTATCATACCTTTAAGACCCAGAAGTATGAGATAATTCTTGTAGTAGTCTACAATGCTATCATTAATTGATTTTGACTTAACAAGTTGAAAATGAACCCACATACCTAACACTGGAGGATACTTCCGTATACAGAATGAAAGCTGATACAGCTCTTTCTTCGCCTCTTCAACTGATCTAGCTTTGCAATCACAATATAAACCAAATGGGACATCTGCTTTAGACGCGGCCATGCATTGTTCATGTATCTTAGGGTTCCTATAATACTGTTCTACATGAGCAGCGTTGTACAAATATCCTGCCTCTATGATTACTCCACCTAGATTATTCTTCTTCAGCTGATCATAATTCACTTCCGGTGAGTACCTATCAAGTGTAGCTACATAATAGTCAAGATAGTCCCAATTGACATCTGCTGCACTTGTTATATACATACCATTCAAATATGAGTTGTATGTAGTAGTTGAGTTTCCTACAGTGTTACCTGCACCGAAACTATTAGACCCTGCAGATGAGATTGTTCCATTGATTGTAGCTGTATTTGATTGACTGCTAGCATTCGATTTATCCATCTAAATCACTCCAATCCCTCGGAAGATTGATGAAATCTCCATATATCTTAAAATGTGACCTTATTTTCTTAGCTCCAAATACAACGCTGTCGGAATATCCGAGTTCTACACCAACATGCTGTGATGCAAATATCCAGTCATTTGTATTGTATGCTACATCTCCTATAAGACAATAACATGCTACATTAGATGTAACATCTTGAACTACAACTAGGTAACCTACAAGATCTTCTGCAGATTTATTCTTATAGCGATACTTGCTAGGCACACATACATATGAAACCTCTGTAGTATTAAGCTTATGTCCATATTTCTTCTCAAACATAGTTGTTTTGTTAGATGATATGAACTGCAGTGTCATTTCTTTGTCTTCCAGGTTTTCAATATATCCATAGTCTACATTAATATCTATATCGGGATTCACTTTATAGAAGACGTATGATTCTTCAGGCACATCTAAATCAATATCACCTCGAGCATACTCAATTGGATCATGCTTCCAATAGTCTTCTTTACCAGCTCGTACACCCCATTCAGATTCTTCTCGTGTAAGAAGCTCAAAGTGTACAAAGTTATCAGCTTCTCCAATCTTGGTGCCTTTAGGTAAAGGCTGACCTCCTGTCACATCAGAAGATTTCAAATTTGAAAATCGAAACGCTCTGTTTCTATCATATTGTACAATTACTGCAATTTTGTCCTTTTCGTCGTTTCCTACATATACGCATACACATGAACAAAACGCATAAACAGAAGTAGCTGATAGATCTACTCCTGTATGATATCGTTCAGAACTATTGTAAGGCTGCGTACCGAGATCATCTAACCATGTTCTCAATACTTTTGAATCTTGCTGAGTTATCAAACAGTTTTTGATCACTTCCATACTACAAATACACTCCTATATCTTCTACCGTTGGGTACATTACTCCGAAATCTACTAAGTACGGAGACTTCACATTCGAGGTAGTAGTGAATGCACTACTTGGATAGCTTCCTGACCCTGATACATAAATACCTTGTGACGTTGCAACTTGATTAGCTGAACTAATCACTAATCTTTGTATCTTCAAGTCTGTTGTAAATGTATCCGATATATTATGTGTTACACTGACAATATTGTATACTCCTGTTATAGGTGATATTGTATTTCCTGACATAACAAGCAGGGATATTGGTTGTGCAAGTTGATATTTCTTTGTAGACCCTGGAACAGTTATATTAAAATCACCAGAAAATTGAGATGCTAGAGCATTGACATCATTGATGATATTAGCAGCTTGGAATGTGTCCGCAAGCCCTGCACTCCAAGAGTTTATGACCTCCGCACCATCTGCAATAGCATTACCAGAACCATCAATGGTGAATCCAATAGACTTGAAGTTCATATTAGTCATGTTATACGCAACACCATCGTACGAACCGCTTAAAGAGAGTATATTCGTATTAGCTGTACCATATTCAAGTGTATCCCGAATGTTTGTGTTAGCTAAACCTGCATTGCTCTTGTAATGTATAACACCAGGCTGTGTCATTGTTGGCTCATCTACCCAATACGAAAATGAAGCTGCTTGAGGTGTATCATCAACAATGCTTTTCTTCAAGAAATTCTCCACAGGGGTGACAGTAGCATTGTTCATAACTGTAGATAATTTTCCATATCCAGGTTTCAATCCAGCTGCTTCTCTGCTACCGCTATAAGATTTAGACAATCTAAGAAGACCCGGGAAATTATCATAATCATCATTAGCCGAGTACGAACCTCTCACATATTTAGTAAACGATGTTGTTAAAGCATTATGATCTACAAGAGTCGGTGCGTCATTATGATCTATGTCGAGCTCATAGTAATTAGTTGCTTTAATACCTTTTGCAAGAGCTTCTACAATAGCTGATGGCTGCACAATTCCTGTGAGCTCAGGAATGTTCAGTACAGGCATACTTGTCTGAATAGATAATTGAGCATACCCTTCTAGTGTATATATCATAAACAATCCAGTTGTAGATACTTTGAATTTGAGAGAAAATCCTTGATAAGAGAGATATTCACTGATGTTACCTTTTTCATCAAGCCAACCAAACTGAAAAGATACAGGTATCCCTCCTGTACCGTTATCGGTTGATTGCTGTGCTGCTGAGTATATCAATGCTTCAAATGCAGCTATATTGATTTTCCTCTTGTCGTCCCCTCCTACTTGACAAGTAAGCGTGAAGCTTGTCATAGAAGCTACTTCTGAATTGCTCATCTGCAATGAAACAAAGGGAGATGGTACCATGAAGCCGAACGACGTTAAGTTGACGCCGGCTAATATGACTGAGCAAAAGCAATTCTTCAACATCAGGTACCACCTCCTCTATTTGATATCATCATCGTCGCAAGGTATAAGATAATCACTTACACTTGCTACTCCTCTATCGATTAGAATACAAGCAACGATATCTTGACTGAGTACTTCATTCAATGCATAAGCTGCTTGATTTGATCTTACACTGTACTTCTTCTCAAGTTGTGCTATGAGATCATTTATAGTTACTTCAAGTTCACATCCATAATTTACTTTTGGATCATACATCGAAATCACCACCTTGATCAGATAATGGTTCTTTCATGTATTCTACAAGCTTCTCAACCATGTCCCGTGTATAGTTGCTTAGTATCATCTTATCACCTTGCTGCTGATACCAATCATATGCGCTATTATTTTCATTCTTAGCTGAGAAAGAATGCCAATCACACACCATATTACAGATTTCAGAAAAAGGCATATCCATAGGATACAGATTACCTTCATCTCTGACCAATATCCAATGCTGCCAATGATGCCGATTATTGTGCTGATGATGTAACCATGCATAATCAAATTTTTCTTCATCATTTGGAAACTCATCTGTTGGATAGAAGTGATTCAGATAAGCTGTCCATTCAGGTTCTTGCCATTTAGACGCATCATGATCTTGAAGTACGGAACCAATGAGCTCTAAGTCAGATTCATCTATTCCGAATTCACCCATATGTGCTTCTAGAGCAGGTAGAAGAATCTCATTCCAACTCCTTATCACATTTGTAACGTGTGTATAGATATATTCACTGTATATACTTGAATTAGGATTTTGTCGTACCACTCGTTTCATATGTCCTCCTTATTCAGATCCTAGATTCAAAAGTGTTGGAGGTACAGATGCAAGCATCTCTCCACCGCTGAATAGATCTGTGATTGAATTCGGTATCTTCAGACGTGTACCTTCACGTGCCGTGAAACCGTCTTCAATATTATTAAAGTAAGCGATGACCCAAGCATATTGAGCAGATCCTAACTCTTTGTAAGCAATAACATCTAACCTATTCTCTTCGTGTGCAGGTACATCATAGTAATGCACTTCACAATTGCTGCTGAATGGATTCTGCGTTTCCAGTGCAACAAATCTGCTTTCTGCATCAGATGCATTATGCGTAACTTGTCGAAGAGTTTGATATCTGCTTATATGGCCGTAATCAACACAGTGTCCATATGCAATCCCTGTATATGGAATCACTGCATATGGTTTCAATGTGTTATATGTTTTTGCGTCTACTATCACGCTATCAACTCCTTATTATAACTTCATCCGATAAGTGGAAGACTTCGTACACTATCATGAGTAAGAGCTTGTTCAGATATCTCTGTAATTGATAGCGTAAGTTCGCAATGTGCATACCAACCATCAGATAGTATTGGTCCGTCCCACTTGACAGATACGTCTTCCATGATACCGTGAATCAATGAACTTCCTGCTACATAGAGTGTAACTAACGGAGTTACTACACATGATCCATTGAAATTGACATAACATTGAGCTTGACAGAATCGTATTAACTCATTAGCCTTTCCATCACTTTCATCCCCAGTCCACATCTGACGATGAAAATCAAACTTGTAACTATTTGATCTTGGACCTGAAGAATGATAAACGTACCATGGTTCATATTGATAAAGAAGCTCTGTCATCTGATTGTAATTTGCTTTACGACTATCTTCCACTTCTTCCGGATAAACTGGAAAATCAATTGATTCATTTGATAAACTCGAATACAGCGTAACTTCTCCCCATGGTATATTAAAATACTGAAATGTATCTACTGTTTGAACATATACACTATCAATTATTTGACTACTTTTGATAGTAGAATATTCGTTGAAGATTGCAGGGTCAATTGTATGAGGAGGAGTTGTTAGTCCGTTTATCGCCTCTTCGTATGTTCTCCTACCTATAGGAAGACCATCCCCTATGATATCTGTTGAAGAAGGTACTTCTATTGTGTCAGGTATCTTCAATGTGTTCGGAAGAGTGCTCAAATTTGATAGTACTTTCCACCCAGATTCACTCATCAATGATGCTGTCTCAAAAACATCAGTAGAATCTGTAAGTGTATTCAATATAGTAGATTTTCTCTGCCATGTGATTGCTTCTGAATCTAGTATTGTTTGATTCTGAAGTTGGTAAAATTGTTTACCTATATTCGGCTGCCATTGCAGATTATTACCTGCAAGAAGATACTGAGTGTTATTGTATCCGATAATATCTGATATATCAGATAATTTTGTAGATTCCTTTATTTTCAAGTACTGTGGCATTACATTCTCACCTCGCCAACTTGAACTTCAAGAAGACGTAGATATTTTATCACATGAGGCTCTCCAAATATAGTAGGAGGTCTCAGATCTAATGTCTCGTCTTCCGTTCTAAGATATCTAGAATCAGGAGTTACTTTCTTCAACCATTCTTGAGATATTTGATAACAAGCAGATGAAAGTGATGATGAAAATATCCCGTAGTCTACCTCTATGTTGAGCATATCTGCCAGATCTTGTATGTCATATCCATCAGAATTAACAGATATTACAGATCCTAACATGTAAGAATACACCCAGTCAGGAAATACGTATTCATCTACCTGAGGCTGTTTGCACTCATTTATGTAGTACATGATAGCTTTCACCAGATTGTCGTACGGCAATTTGAGTGAGTCATCTACTAAAGGATAGTAATCGTAGAAGTATCCAGTACCATCTTCTTTGATGAATGCATCACACATCTCTTCATCTGAAATGAGATGATATGGATAGTTCGGCAAGTAACCCTGCTGTATGAGATTAACTTTTATTGTGTCATGCATCATGCTCATGTTAGATTACCACCCCTTTGAAGCAATGGAAGCTACCTGTTTGCCAGCAATCAAGCTGAGTGCCGAGAGGTAATCCTGTTACTGATTGTATCAATTCTGCATCCGTTAAGAATGATATCACGCCTTCTGTATAATCATTAGAATCATAAGCAGATGTAGCATCTGTTAAAGCTGAAAAGCTTGTATTCATCACCATGTACCCTTGTGGGCTCGTTGTAGCATAAGCGTTTACAAAGGATCCAGTTATCTTGATCTGCTTAGTCAGTCTAGATTTCGGATATTGCAGCCCTGCACCTTGAGGAAGTATAAATGTAGAAGTTATTATAGATTTACCTTCTTGTACATTACTTGTGGACTCATTCTTAACAAACATGCCTGCACCTACAATTGTCCCATCAGGTCCGAATGTGATACTATGTAACGCATACATGTAATGATTGTCATTGGGTGCAGACGGGTTCCAGTAGTCTAAATCATCAGGGATAACAGGAGCATCAACTTCTGTAACAGTCATACTATCAACAAGTAAATTTGGTTGGTCATCTTCGTATCTTTCATACCATAATGTCATGTTACTGATGGTCGACAGATAATCAATGACGTTTGCATCGTAATATAAGCAGCTACGATAAAGATTGATTACAGGAGTCCCACCAATATTACTGTCAATGCGTACTTTTTGACAGTCACTAATGTTAATTACAGTGTTCTCATCTGCAGATCCATTTATGTGAATGTATACAGATGTGTTGAATCTACTGTCGATATTGTAGATATTGATTTCTGGATTGTCTTCTGCAGCTTCTGCACTTAAATCAATTGTGATATTGATGACATTTGGGTTTTCTGAATTAGCAATCTGATTAGCATTTGGAAATGCCACTCTGCTGTTCACGTACTCGTCTAAATTAGCTTGAATTTCCTCGGCAGTTGTGCCTTGTGCAGTTTCAAAGTCTTCTCCTAACTGATAAGCAAGTACTCCAGATCTCAGCAATGCATAATCTAGAAGAATCAGATGACCTGTTTCATCTCTAAATACATACCCACTATCTAGAGCTGTTTCAGGTACATTGTAAAATCCTCCGATGATCTCTTCCTGAGCAAGAGGAAACTCTGCAGTTACTTGAACAGGACTTGAATACTCTCTGTTACCAGTAGCAGATACCTTGAAGTAGTATCGTGTGTATGTATCTTCCCCTGTTATGACATGAATCATGAAGTAATCTACATTCAGTTGTCCTCTGAATCCTGCGGACAAATCAAAGTACTGACCATAATTATCTGGATCCACAGTATCAACAACAAGATCACCTTCAGTGTTGTCCCAAGTATCTCTCTGTATCTCGATACCAGTAAGTTCTGCAGGAACAGTTTCGCTGTTGTCTACTTTAGACGCATAAGTGTATGCCGATACTACTCCTGGTAACACAACATACATTGTAGACGGAGGCTGTGTTCCTGTATAGTTTTCAGACATTGTGTTGTCCTGTCGAACTAAGATATAGTCTCCAACCTTCCAATTTGTATTGAGTGTAGGTAGTTCAGATCTGTCATTCAATATGTCGATAAAACCTACTTGCTTACCTGCAGGCATACGATAGATGTTGTTGATCTGTTCTTGAACTTCTTTAATATGATTCGTATAATTTCGGTCAACAGTACCGGGAGTACCTTGAGAATAATTAGCAAGTGGAAGTTCTAACTTCTTATCTGCATAATGCTGGTATTCACCAGCAGTGTTTGTCATACCGTCAACATTCTGATGTGGCATGATAAGTACAGTCTTACCATCTGTCTGAGCAGCAAATGTTGCCTCTTTATAAGATGATGTTGCACCATCTACAGGCTGTGGATTAGCGTCCCATACCATAAGAGATCCGGTGGAATCGCACCATGTATCCATCCTAGTAGTATCATCAGTACCCTTACCTGCGAACGTGTAGAGCTTCCTTGGATCTAATCCTGTCTTAGTGACATAGATATCGGATAGCAGCTTTTCGATGTTTCCAACACGTTCTGCAGATACATTCTGTACCTTTGCAGGATAATTCTGAACGATTGAGCTAACCGAACCATTTACAAAGTTAAAATCAGCTAATTTCAAATGAGCTGTGACTTGATCTTGCTGTGTAGGTACATCAATTGGAAGCTTAAATTCATCTTGAGGTAAGATTACAAGCTGAATACCTTCATAGATTTCATTAGAATCATATGTTCTTAATGTTCCCGCTACGGTAGATTCTGTTGCATACATTGCTCTTAAACCTACGCTTAAACGACCCTTTAGCGGTGGGAGACCTTCCAATTGAGCTTGTGCATTTATCTCAAGCAGATCTACTGTTACAGGTACAAGAGATTGTATGAATACACCATCTACGATTCCCCATCCTTCTGCTATTTGAAGTGTAGATGATGAAGCTATTTGACCTGCCCCATCTGTCAGCACACCGACTTCAAAATCTCTTTCAGAATGTACGTATGACGGTCCACACATGTATTGAATAGTTTCATTAGTCCCGACAGTTTCACGAGACTTCAGATTCCATTCAGTCATTAGCTGTCCATTTTTAGTATCGTTTGCTACAGGCCATAAGTTGGTACTGTTAGCATTGAAAACATTAAAATTCAAAATCTATCACCTCTTTCTAAGAGCTTCATCTACTATGGATTGAAACGTTTGATAGTAGTATGTAAGGTCTATCATACTACTTTTATATATTAACGATTTAATCATCATGTTGATTTCACTAATCCAGTTGCTAGCGCTTCAAGTGCATCTGGTAATGACGTACCACTTCCAGCTTTATTATTCTGCTGCATGATTGCATTTACTACAAGCAAGATCTGTGACAACAATGCGTTTGTTTGAATCGTAGGATCAAGTAGATCAACACTATTCTTTGTAAGTGCTTCTGCGAGTGCATAAACAGCATCAGATGATTTACCTACCTCTTCTCTTTGTACTCTAGATACATCCGTATGATCATATGCTGCTGAGTAAGCTGTGTGTTTGACGAAATAATCCACCCATGCATCATAAAATTCTGTTTCTTTTGCATAGATTGTATCAAGCATTTCGTTAGCATACGTCTGTAGATCAATCATCTCCACAGCATGCTCATTCAGTTCTACTAGATAAGCTTCAGTATTGTCCCAGAATAATTCCTCTCTTTGATATCGTTCTGCTTGTTTTCTAGCAGCTTCATTTGCTTCTCCTGACTGAAACCTGGCCTTAACAGCTTCTTCTGTATATCCCGCATCTTTAAGAGCTTTCTCAAAATCAGCGATTCCGAAGTTCTTAGCAGTAGCTTTCCACTCTTGATAAGTACCGTCTTCGATATATCTCTGCATGTAATCTTCATCCAGCATTCTATCTATGTTAGCCTTATTACGTGCTTTAGCTGCATCCGTAGAATTTTGTGCTACATTACCCATAGAAGCTCCAACAGCTTGACCTGATGGTACAGACGATGATAAGTATGTCGCTATTGATTTTCCTACGGATGCTCCCCAACTATATACAGATGACGGACTTTCTACTTTTGATTGGTTCATTCCTGTTTTGATAGCATCAAAAGCTGACTGCTTTATTCCATAGAATACATCTGGATCTGCAAGTGATCCTAGTCCTGAACTTATAGATGTCAATGCACCGACAACATCTAAGAATGCATCCGGTGAATTATATTTCGATGTTCCACCTAGTAGTGTTATGATATCAGGTGTAAGATTCAGATCACGATTTCGTGTGATTAGGTTTGCAAGTTCAGCTTGATTACCTTCACCCACTTTACCTGCTTCAAGAACCCCTTTGATGTCCGCTGTAAGTTCTTTTGCATCATCAGCAGTAGAAACTACATCTACTAGTTTTCCTATTAGCTTGAACGGATTCAATATCGTCATGATATTGTCGATGGTATGACGAATACCTTCCAGGAACTTAAGCGCATCACCCTTCAGGTTCACAGCATATTCTGCATCCATGAGCTCCCGAGCGATCTGCTCATCCCACATGTGCTGTTGAATCGCTCTCGCTACTTCATTATCCATTACATATGAGAGTCCCTCATCAATCAGATACTTGTTGATCTGCTGCATTCTGAGCTGCTCTTGATTGGTAGTAGTCTCCCCAGATGCAAGTAACTTGAGATTTTCTTCAAGTGAGGCTGTAGATGTATTCATGTTAGAGATTGCATCAGCTAACTTGTTGAAATCAATCCTTGCAAATGCATCCATTGATACTCCGAAGATACTAGAAAGTCCTTCTGCAACTTCCATGTAGTTATCTTCAGACATCTTCTGCATATCACCAAGATTCTTGAACAGCTCAGAGAATACGGCTTGAGGATTCTTAGCAAGTTGTTGCAAGAATTCTGTGTTTGATGCATTGATACCTGCAAGTGATCTCAGAGCAACTAACTCCGAAGAATTTCCGCCAGTAGCAGCTTTATAAACTGCATCTGTCAATGAACTCGCAAGATCAGGTGCAACTCCTCCTACATAACTAGAGATAGCTGTAAGTACTCCGCTAATTTGAGCAGAGTTGTTGGTTCCCGCAGCTTGTGCAATCTGTGTTGCTTGCTCAAATAACTTTTGAGCATCTTGTAGCCCTGTGGTGACACCATTAGACAATACACGAGATGAATACAATACGTTACTTGCAAAAGCTTGTAGCTGTTCATTAGCATATTCAAGAGCAGATGCTTGATCCATGCCAGCTTGTGTTGCATTTGCTACAATAGATGCATAGCTTGATGCATAGTTGTAAAAATCCTGATTAGGAATTGCAGCACCAAGTACCGTTGCTTGGTATGCAAATTCTTCCGCCGCTTTACCGGATAATCCAGACTCTAATACTTTAGCAAGTGACTCTGTAATATCTACAGATGATACGACAGAAGAAAGTCCATCATCTCGTAGTCTCTGTGAAAACGAAGCTAAGAGATCTTGCAGATCTGACTTTGTATACCCCTGTGTACCATTGATCAGACGTACATTCTTGTCCCATGCATCATATACCTCTTGAGCAGACTCTTTCAGTATCTCAAATGGTTCACGTATGATAGATTCTACATCTTCTTCAAATCTCTTATTTGCAAGCTCTAAATTTCTTTCAGATTCATCGTTTGCCTTATCGAATGCAGCACCAAGAGATTTACCAAACTCAGCTGCGTTTTCAAGTGCAGGCGCGAATGTCCATTTAAGCACCTTTACAACAGCTTCAGATGCTGCATCTATTGCAAACAGTGCTGCACCTGCGATTGCAACTTGTGGACCTAATTTAGATAACGGACCAAGAGCTGCTTTAACACCTTGGCCCAATCCTGATAACACTTTACTAGCACCTGCTGCATTAGCTGCTGTGCTACCAGCTTTGCCAGCCATACCTGCAATGTCATCAGCTTTAGATCCAGCATTCTTCATCATATCGCCCACAGTATCTGCAGCTTTATCTTTCATCTTATCTGCAGCAGCATCTTTTGCTTGATTCTTGAGCTCTTCGCTAAATCCGGATGTCTTTGAGCTTGATTCAAATGTAGTACCTGATTGTGTTCTAGAAGCACGAGCCTCTTGAGAACGTTTCATTGACTCATCAAATTTAGACCAATCCGAACCAGTCTTCTCAGAATATGCTGACTTAAAAGCTTCCGCAGCTTGGCTCATCTGACTCTGAACTTTATCCATCTGACCTTTGATAAAGTTATTGTTTTTCAGAGCATCTGTTGCCATCTTCCCAAGCTCTTGACCTAATGATTTAGGAATATCTTGAACAGATACACCGATATCATCTGCAAACTGATCCATGATAGCTTTGATCCTATCATCAAAATCAGATCCTACAAGCCCGTCTTTCATCTGTTTCCAAAAAGCATCTTCCATCTCATCAAAGAACTTACCGCTCGTAGATGATGAATTCTTACCAGATTTGCTGCTTGAATTCTTATAAGAACTTTCTTTGTTCTGCTTATTACGAAAATCATCTCGTGACTGCATTCTGTCTTTTACAGATTGCTGTGAAGTACTACGAGATTCTTTCAACATATCTTCAAGCACTTGAGCTATGTGTCTAAGTTGTTCTAACTCAGGTGAAGTGTTAGATGCACTTGCTCCGGAATTATTATTCTGATTGTTACTGTTGTTAGTAGCATCATTATCAAATATGCTTGGCATCTATACAATTTCACCTCCTCTATTTCATTATGTTCAATAGTTCCTCTACTAATAATTAAGGATGAGAACTATGTCTCATCCTCTTGTTCAACTCTATTTATGCGACTTTCGTTCAAGTGCTGCTTTGCGTTCTTTCAATTCCTTTTCAAATGATTTGACGAATTTCTTCCTCATGAATATCGGCTGGTTCATAAGCCATTCAGACGAAAGAGCTCCTTCTGATGCACGACTTACAAATACACATTCATCAATTATGTTTTCGTACATCTTCTGTCTTACTTCTAGCTGTGTTCTCGGCTTTCCGTCTACCCAGATCTTCTTTCCAGGTTCGTAAATTGACCAAGGTTGGGCGAAAAAATCTATCATCTACCAGTGCAATGAATGTAGCATCTGTATTATGACAATTTGGACATGTACATCTTCCGCCAGCTCTTAAACCATAATCTGTAAGTTCATTGATTCTGTCTTTCAAGATGATGAAATCTGCAGATGACATTTCTTTTTCAAGTTTCAATCGGATTTCGATAGGAGACATATTCAACTTTCCTGATATGCTCTTGATCATGTAGCAGTCTCTTGACAGTTCTCTGTTGATCATTCCATTTGGTCTTTGGAATGCAGAATCTTTGTATGCCTGAATTGCTTCACCAATTGTAAGCATCTTAATCTCAATATCTCCGTTGAACTCAAGAAATTCATCCCTTTTGATTAAGAAGTTGTTCTTGAATCCTTCCGGAAGCGGTTTACAGTTGATCATCTGAAAATCAACGTTGTACTCTCCATACTGTCTACCACATTTAGGGCAGAAGATACTATTTGTAGTATAATACGGTCCGTAATTAAGTATTCTCAAACATCTAAGCAACCAACTGTAGTCGATCTCTAAAAGATTCTTGAAATCAATCTGCTCCTTTACAGACTGTGGTAAGATCTTGTCAATCATTACTTGATCAAAATCTTCTGATGTTACAAAATCAAGCTCAGAAACAGTTGGAATTGCTTGAAGCGTGAGTTCACCAGGGATTCCAATTTTCTGAGCCGCATAGTATTCTTTTCCCAATAATTCAATCTTTTCTGATATTGCCATGACGATATTCAACCTCCAAAACGTTTTTGACTGTTTCATTTACTATGATTATATAAGGTGATTATCGTCAAAATAAAAAGAGCTCATCTCTGAGCTCCTATCACTCTACATCGGGTGAGTATTGTTTGCTTAACACCTCTATACTCCTGATGATCCTTTACAGTACCTGTAAGCGATGCCCATTCCGGAGAATCTCCGAACCATCTAGAAGAATACCACATGTAAACGTTGCCGTCAGATCCATTGATCTTATACAGATACGTACATCCATACATATTAGACCATTCAGAAACTTTAATTACGGAAGTTACATCTACAGTTAACTTTTCTCCCACATTGCCTACATATTCGGATGATTCCTCTAATTTTTTAGCTGCTTCAGCTGCTTTCTTATACTCAAGATCTCTGAGATACCTAAAGTATGTAGGAATAAGAGATACAAGTACTCCAATATTCTTAGTAGACACATATTCACTAGATGCAACAGCTTTCAAGTTGTGCATGTAGTTATCATCATCGGTTACATCAAGATTACGAATGTATGCTAACGCATTTTCAGCAGTATCTTTACAGCGATCTTCTGCTTCTTTGGGAATGTGAAACAGAGTTGAATGCAAATTGTCTAACACTTCTAGTTTTGTAGGTTTATTATCAGAATAATACGAATGATATCCTCGGCATTCCACATCATATGCAGCTAATTCGACTACGTACTCTGTAGGATAGCAGGGTTCAATGGATGCACCTCTTGTAACTCCGTCGTACTCCTCTATATCATGAATGTACTGCTCCATGTAAGCAGCGAGCTCTGCATCAAGACCGCCTGTATAATCTTTCAAGCAAGTTTTACCAACTTGTTTATATCCATGATCCGGATGGTATATGATGATAGTAGATTTACGACGTCTCTTTGTATTGCAATGATCACAAGTTGCATCGCTGTGATAAAATCTTTCAGGAACATTTGGATGATTAGTCTGATCAATGAGATGAATGACATTCATCTCATCCATATGATCGATTACACCTACGATAGACCAACCTTCTTCGCAAATAGCTACTCCTGATACATCAACAATGACAAATCTTGCTGTAAAGGTGAAATCATTTTCATCTTTGACTTCTCTGAATTCTTCTCCTACTTCTTCATAATGAAATTCGCAAGAATATTTCTCGCATTTCTTTCTGATTTTCTCAAGCTTCTTATTAAGAGCTTCAAGATTCCCTTCATATATTGCGTATTGTGCCATATCATATACCTCCGTTCTCTTGAACTATTGATACTGAGTAAATGTTAAAGACGAAATGTTGCTATGTTGAAATTTCTAGAATACTTTGGTACTAGACCTATGGTTTCTAAGAAAGATTCTACTTCGTAGCTTGTATCGCCTAACCCTAATCTGATAGACCCTGATCTAAGAAGGATCAAAAGATCTCTAGCTTCTACAAGCTTTCCTACTCGAACCCACTCCATGTGTTTGTCTATGATCTTATACCGAATAAGTTTCTTTGCTAACATTGTAAATACCTCCTCTTGGATTATTGATATGTCGTATTTACAATTATATATTAGCATAGATCACACAAGATGTCAATATTGTGTGATAAACTTAATCATTTCTTAATATTTACAGTTCCTACAGATGATGCCTCTACAACCCGATATCTAGCTGATGATCCGATACGTTCAAAATGATTGATAGCATCCACAGCAGCTTTCTTAGAAGTGAAGCAGTCATCCTGATCGAACTCTCCTCCATACTTAGCAGTCTTCCCATATCTAAGACAGATTATCGTCATATTCAATGACGGATATTTCTTAATAATCACATACAACTTATTCATCTGAAATTTGTCAACCTCTTCTTACAATTGAAATAAGTACTTTGTACGCTTGTAGGCTTGATCCCCCACAACTGAGCTGTCTTGTTCTTACCTTTAGTGTCTCTATCAAGTATGAACAACTTACACTTATCAGCTGTCCATACACGCCTTCCACCTTCTACTCTACGAAGTTTATCGTTTTCTTGAGCAATAACATCTACTACCAACGCTGAATCGGAGGAAGATTTAGCAACAGCAGCCTTTGTATCCTCATCAGCATCTTTAAGAAGATCTTCTACCATATTAGAAATATCAATGGCTGATATAGTGTTAGATTTCTTTCTCTCATCTTCTAATATCATATCAACACGATGCTTTACAATTCCCTCTATCACAGATGTTAGCTGATCAAAGGTGTACGAAAGTTCTTTATCCTGTATGTAATCTTTCATACCATTTGAAATGAGAACACCATGTTCAATCTGTTTCATCACTGATTCTGATAATGAGTACTTATACTCTATGAGATTCTCCTTAGGAATAGGCTGAAGCATATTGCACAATGCAATCTGTTCTACCCCATCATACCCTCTTACTGGAATGTTGATTGAAAGTTTTTTTTGCGTTTGAGTTGATAACGGAATTACACTGACGTTAGGATTAGTGACGTTTCCTTCATCTGAACTGAATATGACAAACATTCTATTTCCTCTTTGGAGATGATCTGTTGACGAATGTTTATCTTTTATCGAAAGATCTAATCCGTACCATACAGACCCTCTGGTGTACCTGCAAGTTACTTCCATGCGTAGACCTCCTAATGAACTTCAATTCCTTCATCTTCTGTAGTTACAATCGACCATTCATAGTCCATCCCATCTAGCTGCTTCTGCAACCTTGACATCAAGGATTTAGCCCCACGCTCTTTATCGTACACGTAATACTTTGAAACACTCTTAGCATCTTGAGTAAGCTTAGAATGACCCTGAAGATGATAAGTGATAGCTCCTGTTCTCTTATGAACTGCTTTTACAATGTATGCCATAGATGACTACCTCCCGTATGATTTAAAATGCTTAAGATAATATCTACCTTCAAAAACTGCGCCATCTTCATCTCTATAGACGTTTGCATATGAATCACCATCTCAATCTATCATGACAGATGCAAGATCAATGAAATATTCCAGACCTTCGCCTCCAATAGCACCTGTGCCTAAAGATACAACTTTATGAGGAATTTTCATGAATCACAATTCTCCTTTCTATGATATGAATACATAGATATTAACGATTCACCATAAAATAAGAGATTGACTACTCGTCAATCTCTCCTAATGATACAATTTTAACTAATTCGGCGTCTACACGAGTTACTTGAAAAAGAAATCCGCCATATGTTGTCAGCATGTTATGTATCACTTTTCCAAATACAACGTCTTCGTTTCTTGATACTATGTTCCCATATTTCAAAACTTCAAAATACATCTCTTCCATCTGCCATATCCCCTAATCTCTCATATACTGTTTGGTCTGCTTGATCTGGACATACGCAACTCTGTCGATTATACGACTGTATACACATGTTCCTACAGAATCAAATACCTTGATAATGTCTTCACCCTGTGCAGTCTTATCAAATACGATATTCATAGGTCCTAAGTATGACTGATCTTGTATCGTATCAAATCCAGCACCGTCGTATTCAAATGGACGAATGTTAGAGATATCTCCGATAGTTATTTGAATATCAGAATTGAAATCTTTTTCAAATTCTACATGTACATGCTCAGTCCTACCATCAGGATAATTAATTTCAATACGACTATTAAGATCGCAGATATATGCGTTCTCTGTATCACTGGAATAATAGATTGGATATCCAGCTCTGTTAGATCTCTCATGATCTAAAGATGTACTATAAGGAAATAATCTAAAAGCTATTTGAAGAGCTTCTTCATGATTTGTACATTTTATCATATTTGATACCTCCTATCTTAAATATAATAACGATGTAGTTTATGATGTTAAAAATTAAACATATCTACAATGCTATTATATATTTCATCGCATGTACCAGATACTATTTCATATGTATTGTATCCTCTATGCTCCTGCTTCACATTATACAATACATCAAAAATAGGTCTCATGATACTACACGCACACGTTGTATCTATCAGGTTATGATAATCTGGATAAGCATATACGACTACAGCTGATGAACATATCCACTCATACTCCTCAAATTGTTCGAAGTCATAACCAAAGTATGTATCAAGAGTACCTGCAGCTGTAGAATTTCCCAAGTATGCTTCATACATCAAATGAATATATTTGGATTCAATATCTTTATCTGCCCAATCCGGACGAATTTGAAGCTTCTTGAATCTATCCATGCATCGTTTCATCTCTTCCTGGCAGAGTACAACAGAATAATGTGTATGACATTTCACTACTTTACTTTTAGGAACTACCTGATAAACATTTCTGTGATCCCAAGAATCTCGTACACGATTTGTCATATAAAGAACATCAGACATATTCGGAAACAATTCAGAAGATTGATACTTCTCTAATATATTTTTTCGGATATCATAGTGATTACCGATTATGGTATCACCCTCATCAAATATCCTATTATCATGATGAAACATCAACACTGTCAAACACCTCCCTAATGACTAAATCTCGAATAAGGCAGTCCCATCCAAACTGTAGCCTCCACTGATCTTTAGCTGCCTTCTCTGCTGAAGCATATTGGCAACCTATAACAGTGGTGAATACACGTTCAACAGAATCATTTTTACGAATAATAGTAGCTTCGACTCTAAACGCTCGGGGTTTTTGATCGAAGATTCTATGACCTGGATATCTTAATCGGAAATCCGAATCTGCAGCAGCCTGCGCATCTATAAAGTCTAATTCCTGACCAATAGTTCGGTCATTTTGATATACTGAATACTTTCCGGTGTATCCGTCTCGAACAAACTGATAATCTAGATATTCAAAAACATCTGTCATAATTTACTTATCCTCCAATATAGCATAGTAACCGTATAAACAACTATCACCACAATCCCATGTATCATAATATACACCATCTACTACACAAACTACATGATTAGCAAGATTGCAGAAATATCTTCCCTCTTTGTGATCCTTTGCAAATTGTTTTACTGTAGGTCTCTTAGATCCTCTTCTATTACTGATTCCTACATATGTGAATCCATTATCTATGAGATATTTTTCATATACAGGTCTACAAGAAAAGTCATCCTGTAATTCTCTTGCATAAGGAATAAGGTCATCAAATACACATAACCAGGATTTATCCATTATCATTGTCAATGCTCTGATAACACAATCTCCATGATTATCTTTCAGATCTTTCTTATTTGGTTGATAGTATCTATACATTCGGTACCTCCTCTTGGATCATTGATATTTATGTACATATATTATAACGATTCTGTGATTAATTTAGAAAATAAGTTCATTAAATTCGTAATTAATGAACTATGATCATATCAGTTTCTTTGAATCTTCATTAGAAATACATAAGATATATTCATTATTGAGCCCAAAATGACTTCTATTCTTCTTTATATCAACAATGAACTTCTCCCACCCCTCATCCACAATTTTGCAAACTAAAATATATTCTGAAGCGTTTGGAACATTTTTCATAACAATTTTCATCCAATCGCATTGACTCAGAGCTTTAGCCTTTTCATCAAAACCATTGAAATTGTAATCCTCAAAACATCTACCAGTTTCAGGGTCGCTATATGGTGGGCAGATAAAGATAGAGCATGTACCATCATATTTGAAATCAGTAGCATCTCCATACATGATATTTGTACGACCTTTTTCATGATGCCATTTAACTAATTCTTCATTGAAATCAACACCGATGTATGATCTGTGGAGTTCGTTGCAAGCATCTGCACGAGCTCCCCATCCTGCAAATGGATCTACAATTGTATTAGAAGAACAATACTTCATAATGACATCTTTTGCAAGTTGTTTGGAGAACCAGGAAGGCTGTTTACAAGTTCGTGTAATGTTCAATGCGTTTAAAACTTGTTTAGCGTCAATAAATCCTCCAGAATACATGATACGATTCAGGATCATCTTCCAGCGGATATTCAAATCATAGAAAGCTTCGTGAGCACTTTTCTGACCGTCAACTTTTACATCATAAAAACAATGAGGTCTGTCATCTCTATAAGGAAATGGGCAATTTATATCAAACAAATTTATATCAATGCCAATAAGTGGGTCAGAGCATTTGTTCAAATACTTCAAACCGTTAGATTCATAAGAATTCGGCTTCCCAAACTTACTCTTCCCAAATTCATCTGTGATAACAATAACATGATGTTTTCTATATACATCTAGCTTGACATCAATAGGAACACCTTGGTAATCAAAACATCCATTCATAAGATGACCGCCTTTAACCTCAAAAAGTAAATCACCAATCCTAAAATCAATGATTGTAGAATGAATCTTACCTTGATATTCATATTCAATAGTATCCGATTGATATGAAAATGAAATTCCAGATTTAAGAAGAAAATCATACACCTGCTTCTCGTAATTACTATCAACTTTAGTTCCATCAATTGCAGATATATCATACTGATGTTTTCGAACCTTAGACCTAATTTCCGGACTCTGAGATGAATGGTGATAACCATATCGTTCTAAAGATGTCTGCTCAATTCTAGACTGACATTCTGCGGATGCAACTGTTTCACGTATCTTAGATTTAACCTCATCAGACATCGCGACATTCTTGACACCATATCTATTTAAGCAAGTAGATTCACGTTGATTTTTAGAGAGTATGGACTTCATTTTCAATGTTTTTCTTACAGAATCACTTTGAGAAGGCACAGATGTTCCATAAGTTGCAATAGATGTCCTACGTCTAAGTTCTTTAGAACATTCTGAACTGCAACATGAAATAGGATCACTCAATGAGTGAAATTCTACAGGATTTCCACATATAGGGCATGGTCTATGATGAGGTCCTTCACAATACTTAGAAGTATTGCTAGATGAATAAAATATTTTACCGCATATCTCGCATTTATGCTTAACCTGTTTAATTGAACGCTTTCTAAGTTCTGATTTACACTCTGACGAACACGTCTTTCTGGGTTGAACTGGATTGACCTCAAACTGATTTCCACAGATAACGCAGGTTGCATAATGTGGTCCTTTACAGAACCTTTGAGTTCCGTTTGTTTGAAATTCTTTACCACACCAATCACATTTTCTATATGTTATCTTAGGAACATATTGAGACTTCGACTTCTTTCCTGATTTGACATCAGATATCTTTTTAGAGACATCAGACCTCTGGGATACATTTTCTACTCCATAGTTCTTAAGATTGTATTCACGTTTCCAAGATTCTCTACACTTCGTACTGCAGAATCTAGGTTTTTCCTTAGGACTACATGTATATTTGATATCTTTACCACAGTATTCACATTTAGTATGATGTGGACCCTTACAATACTTCTGCCCACCACTTAGAGGTATAAATTCCTTACCACATTCTAAACATTTCTTCTTTCTATACATCATATTAAATAACCCACCTCCTGTGTTATCTAATAACGATGCAAGGTTACATAGAAATAGGATGTTGCTGTTTGTAAACAATCAACATCCTATAGTCAGTCCAGCTATTATACAGAAGTTACTTCAGAAGAAGCAAGATAGATCACACGAGAAATCACCAGGGGTAGAGAAACCTTTACTACCTCTCCACCAGTCTGGTTCATATTTCCATTGTTTAAGGCTCCTATCCAGGTGCCAGGACATTTTATAACGTCCCTAGGATTTCCTTGGCCATCATAACGAATGAAGTAAACTTGCTTCATATATTGCGATGGCAATCCCATTTTCTCTGTATCAGGATCGTAAACTAACTTCCTCCAAGCTCTCAAGTTATCAAGCACGCTAGGTGAGCAATAACAATTCAATGTCCATGTAACATCTGCAAAGTTCACCTTACTCGGGAACTTGATAAGTCCATTACCATAATGAACAACGATGCTATCTTGCTGTTCTTCAATAGCTCCAATTTCATCTGTTGATAGTGTTAAGAGTTCACTGAATTCTGTTGGGGCACTTCCATCCATGTTGTATATACGGATCTCAAAATTATTTGTAGTTAATGGAACATAATTATCCACCCCAAGCATGTGGTTAGTACAATGATCTTCACCTAGGTTCGCAACACCTAAGCAGTCTTACTAAAATAGCAGACCTCTCCAGGTTTCAATCTGGACGTTGAGACTATATCTGCATCTCTTATATGAGAGAGCCGGATTTTTCTTCCTGCATGAGCTTCAGGCTTTACTTTAACTCAAAAGAGTCCTCCTCAAGAGGCTAGTCGTTGAACGTTCTCCATATACTCTTGTACTTAGGAGGTCGAGGCTATAACTTCCCTTATTCTGATGACTTAGGACTTTAGAATACCATGCTCATATTCTAAAGCTTTTATTTCACCGTATCATCATCTCTACACTTGTTTTTACTTTCGTTCCGTCGCATATACCGTTTCCAGTTCCGCTGTGGCAGTAGAGCTCTTCAGGATTTACAAGCGCTTAACACCGGAGTCTGCACACATCACTGTATACAGAGGGCAAACTCACCCATCGCTAATGGTGTAAACATTCATTCATCATCCTTTCTTAATATTTATGTGTATATGTAAGATGTTACTTGACAACTTATTAATATGATGCTATAATAATCATGAAGGAACAAATCATATACTGAAGTTTAATGGAGATGTAATAGAATGTCAAAATTGAAACCTAAAATCTGTGCATTTTGCGGAAAGGAATTTATACCTAGAAGTAATAATCAAAGATACTGTAAGGGACCCCATTATAGAATATGCCCAATATGCGGAAAGGAATACCTAGAAGATAACGTTGAGAATCTAAAACGACCTCCGGTAGCATGCTCTTATGAATGTAGAGTCAAACGAACAAGAGAAACAAGTTTAAAGAAATATGGCATGAAAGCACCTGGAAATAATCCTGAAGCTCGTAAGAAAGCATCGGAAACAATGATGAAAAATTTAGGTGTTCCGTACGCAATGATGTCCAAAGAAGTTCAAGAAAAAGCTAAAATAACTAATAATGAAAGATATGGATGTGATAATGCAGGAAGTTCGTCTGAAATCATAATGAAGAGGATGGAAACTAATAGACAGCGATATGGAGAAACTTTACCATTTAATAGACCAGAATGTTATGAAAAACAGCAGAGAACAATGCTAAGAAGATGGGGATATAAGTCATTCTTTGCTACTCCACAATTTACAGAATCACACAATAATGGAAGAGATTCTAAAATAAATCAAAGTTTCTCAAATAGATTAACTAAACATCATATTGATCACATCAGAGAATATAGAATGAATATACCAGGAAGTACATTTTATATTTATGATTTTTACATCCCTGAAATAAAAACATTTGTAGAGATAAATCCTACATATACACATTCAAGTATGAAAACATCAAAATCAGATGGGTATCCTCCTGAGTATCACTACAATGAAACTATGTTTGCAAAAGAAAATGGATACAGATGCATCAACGTATGGGATTGGGATGATTGGTACAGAATAATTGATATACTGAAAAAGCCCGCTATTCATGTATCTGCACATGATTGCGAAATCTACAAACTAAATCCATTTGTAGGAAGACGGTTCGTTGAAAAATACGATGTATATGGAAATTATAGAGGGCAAGTTCTATTCTTAGGACTTGTCCTTAAGGGGGAGCTTGTACAAGTGATGTCATTCAAAAAAGCGTCCTCTAAATCAAAGTATGATGTTCAGATTGCAAGTATGTGCACTAAGAAAGATTATCAGATTTATGGAGGATTTGTCAAGCTATTCAGGTTTGCAACAGAGTACTATGAACTCTACAATATTGTTGCATACAATGATCTTTCTAAATTCTCAGGTGAAATATTTGAACATATGAATATGAAATTAGACCACATCAACCCTCCACAGCTAATATGGTATAATGAGGCTACAGGTAAGCATATAGCAGATTCTACAAAGTATCTGTATCATAAAACAAAAGAAGATATGATCAATGAATCATATCTTCCTATATATACTTGTGGTTCTTCTGTTTATGTGTATGTGTAATGTGTCATCATCCTCCACAACATCTTGTAAAGTCATCATATCATTGTTATAAGAAAGCTGTATGATGGGATTGAAAAAATGCCAAATGATGCTTTCTCCCTTCAATAATTAATTCTCCCAAGTAGCCATATAATCTAAATTTTTGATGATTATATCTGCAACTTTGTTGAAGTTAAAGCATACAGCATGCTCACCTTTGGCAATTCTCTGTACCCAGCCCTCATATTCATCTAGAATCATAGCTGCTACTGGATTTGAAAGACTAAAATTATACTTGTTTGCAACAGTTTCAATTGTGATTGAGTAGTTATGGTTTGCTGTGCTTACACATACTACTTTGTCAAACTGTATGATATGAATATCTACATTTGACTTTAACTTTATATATGGACATTTTTTCATCTCTAATACCGTACCTTTCATCTTAGAATGACGTTCATGTTACTCTGCAACTTTAGGTGGCTGCAATTTCTGTATTTCTGAGCACCGTGTTTGAGCTTCATCATAGTCGGTGAAAAGGGTTTCACCGAAATCGGATCCAGGATGACAAGAATAAGAAGATCCGCCATCTTCTTCTAACCAGACATCTATTCCATCTTGGTTGATCTCAATATGATCTACCACGAGCTGGCCTTCTATTACTCCTTGTGAATCATCTACAAGGTAACAAATATCTCCGGGGCAACAAGGTATTTCTCGTATATGCCCCTTATCGGAACGTTCTTTGGTCCATGCGATAACAGCCATACTATCTGTATATACCGAATCAATAGAATCAAGCACATCTGAGATTGAATTGAATAATTTAAACTTTTCATCATCATCTTTATACTGATCAGCATATCCTTTAGCTAATGACGATAATCCTGACAAATCACCCATTATCTTTATCCTCCCGATAATCTGCTTCAAGTGAAATTGGTTGAAAATTTAAAACTATGCATGAATGATAATTTTGATCAAATCTACTTTCAGCTAGGACTTCATCTTGAAATGATATAATATCATTCAATGTAGGCGGGTTATGCTTAAATACAGCCCCATAACTTGTAAGAGCAGTTGTAGTTTCAGACTGCACTTGACATAAGACCCAATAGTTATATCCATATTCCGTACTCATTTATCTACCTCTTGCTTTATCAACTTTCTGTGAATACTCTAACACATCTACGATTTTATCTCTCAACTCTTTAACCATAGAAGATTGGTTCAGCAGAGTTCTATCCTCTGTTACAGCATCTAATGCATAAGATAGCATTGTTGATACATCATTCAGACTCTCATACCGCTGTAACATTATCTGCTGTCTCTGATCATCAACAAACAATTCTAAAGGTGTCGTCTCAGATATCTTGTATCTAGTTCTAATTTCCTTAGGAATTGTTATTCTACCTAATTCATCTACTCTTCTTACAATACCTGTAGGGTTCATTATTTATCATTCCTTTCAAGCAACGTTGTTAAATCACATACATTATAACGATGGTGGAACACCATTTTATTTCGATCAATATCTTTTTGACTCAAATTGCATTGAAATGATCTACAAATTGCAGGCCTTACAGGATAGATGACACATTTCTGATTCGCTTCATCTCTAAATGGGCACCTCATGTCGATGTACACCTCCGCAGGTAAACTGCGTCTCATATCTTGAATACGATGTTTACGAACATACTTAATTATTTTAGATTTATCAGATTCAGATACAGGTATATGATTAGAACAACATCCACCGCAATTTGAGCAAATTCCGTTATTGGTTAAATCTGTTACACCTTTGCAAGTTTCTAGATATCTCTCGATCGACAACATTTCATTCATCTTTGTCTCCTCATGTATAAATAGAGGGCTGTTGATCAGCCCTCTGTAAAATGTATTAATTTACACCTGTTGATCCAAATCCTCCTCTGCTAATTGCATTCAGATGATCTACTATCTGGAAGACAACTTCTGGCTGTTTTTCCATGATTCGGAACTGGCAGATACGATCATTTTTATGAATGTGTGTATCTCTAACAGCGATAACAGACATCATCCATTCATCTTCATCACCTGAATATGAATTATCAATGATACCAACATGATTTCCTTGAATAATACCAAATTTCTTGAGTGTTGAAGATCGAGGAACAATATGAGCTTCATAACCCTCTGGCAATATCATACCGATTCCAAGTGGAATAAGAGCCTCATCACCCTTCTTAAGATCTACGTCTTCACCGGCTCTTAGATCTATCCAATCACCCTTTTCAAGAACTTGAATAGGTTCAATATCCCTAAAATACTTGATATCTATCAATTTGATATCTTCAAATGATCCCCAATTTGACATTTCAATCCTCCTAACTGCATCTACTGTAACCACAATTCTTGCAGATATTACACCCACCTTCAAACGATAAACGCTCTCCGCACTCTGGGCAAATCGATTCGTCATCAGGTAAAGTTTCATCCACATGTTTTAACGATCCATGATCTTGAGATTGATCATTCATAGAAACTTTCAATGTAGACTGTACTTCATTATACATATCAAGTAAAGCATTCCCTACAGCCATTGGACAGCAAGATCCTTTAGACGTATCATGTTTTGTAGCTCTTCTAACAGCGTATGAAGGGCATACACCAGTAGAATCTAACTGGTCAATAATCTTATGGATAGACACACCAGATCTCGCAGATAATGATATCATACGTGAGAGTCCAACCATAAAATTATTGCATCCGCCTGTGGAACCTTTGCTCAAATATGTTTCTAGAAGCTCTCCTGTATCTTTGTCAAAGAATGCTTCACAGTGGAGTGTTCCGCAACCTGTCATCAATTTACGTTTCCTTCCAATAGCTGTATCATCAACTTCTCGAATCTCACCACGTTTCAACTCAACAGTAGATGATTCTGAATCATCAGATTTTGGTGTGAGAACTCCAAGTCGTTTGCAATTATTTCGGAACAATGTAACACCTTTACATCCTTTAGACCATGCATACTGATACATATCCTCAACATCTTCTACCGTAAAATCTTCAGGCACATTCACCGTCGAGCTGATAGACGCATCGATATGTTTTTGCCAAGTCGCTTGCATGTTCACTCTCTCATGATAGTCTAAATGCATTGCATCTACAAAGAACTCTGGAAGATTACCGGGATCACAATCTTTATGAACTTTGATATAATCATCTACAATCTTTGCATATACTGTGTAATACTTATCTTCTCCATAAAGCGATTCCGTTTTTCTTGTATACGAATAAGAAAATACTGGTTCAATTCCTCCTGAAATTCCTAACATTGTTGACAAAGTACCTGTAGGTGCAATAGTTAATAGCTGCGAATTTCTTAAACCGTATTTACTCACACATTGGAAAGTTTCTTCAGATGCGTTAGCTTCAAAAAATTGAGTATCTGTAACAGAATCCCTATATTCAATATACGGAGAAGATTGTGCAGCAAGCTTAGCAGAAGCTAATATAGATGCATCAGCCATAATTTTCCCAATAGCGTCACAGATAGATATAGACTCATCGGATCCATATCGTATTCCTAACTTAATAAGCATATCTGCAAGACCCATAATACCTAATCCAATTTGCCTCCACCGTGCTACGCTTTCACGCTGCTCATGCAAAGGATGTAGTGGTAGTCCCTCGTCTAACACATCATTTAATGCGTTTACACAATCAATTACGCAACCTTCAAATCCATCATAATCAAATCTTGCAGAAGACGTAAACGGGTCTAAAACAAATTCGGAAAGATTAATAGATCCTAAGTTACAAGCACCACCCGCTGGAAGTGGCATTTCCCCACAATTATGCGCTACAACACCAAGTAGTTCACATTGACTACCAGTAGGTCGTACTATGAAATTATGAACTCCTGGAACTATCATATCATACACATCTGCACGCTGTGTAACTCCATAAACGTTTTTAACAACATAAGATTCGTCATATCCATATTCATGATTTACATCGCATGAATATAACTTAGTAGATGGTTTTAAATCCTTTGCCATGATCCAATTTCTACCTTCTACATAAAATAAATGATCTGGAGTACAATTGATATAAGAATTATCCATAAACATAACTTTAACAAGCTGTACATTTTTCCGTGTTTTCCATACTTTTTCAGCTTTCATAGTCATCATATGCCCAGAAGAATCCATACAGTATACTTCCGGTTTCTTACCTACAAGAGATTCGATAGACAGAAATTGTGTTTTGCCTTTAGAACAAACAGCTACTTGTGTATCACCTCTAAAACATGGATTTGTACCGGCATATTTGAATCTCGCGTTATTAACCAATAGATTGTAATTAGATATTCTATCCCAGAAAAGCATTCCAGGCTCACCATAATCCCAGTTTATCTCTGCAATAAGTCGCATCACATCACGAGCGTTGACTAGTTTTTCAATGACCTCACCTGTAGCTTCTCTAACATAGTGTAATTTGAATGTTCTATCTTCTTTAACAGCTTCCATGAAATCATCTGTAACTCGTACAGAAATATCAGCTTTTGTGACTCGGTCTAAATCAGTTTTTACTTTTATGAATTCTATGATATCCGGATGATCTACTGACATTGATATCATTAATGCGCCTCTACGCCCTTTTTGACCAATTAAGGCAGTTGTTAGCGAAAACAGATCCATAAACGATACAGCGCCAGAAGTTTGTTTAGCTGCATTCCTAACTTTTGCACCATTAGGAGCCAATTGTGAAATGTCAATACCACACCCGCCTCCATAAGAATATGTGCGTGCAAGTTTTGCAGATGTTTCAAATATAGACTCAATACTGTCATCAGGTGATGTTAAAACATAGCAATTGCTATATGTGATCTTTCTCCCTTCGTTTGCTAACCCCCTATTTGCAAGTATTCTACCTCCAAATAAAAACTTCTTCTCCTTAATGAGTCTTGCAACTCTAGGGTTGTTTCCGCTCACTCTGCATAACCACTGTTCGAATGTTTCATCATTATACTGGTATTTCCTCTTCCAGATATCCTGACCAAGTTCATTGTCCTCACCTAACCAATCTTGTAATTCCAATATAGCTAACCTCCTTAAAATTCGTGATAAATTTAGATAAGGATCACTATACGCATAAGTATGTTCGGATATAATCTACAATACCGTAAATAAACTGAGTATTGGTTAATCGTCCGTCATTCACAGATGCACAGCTCCCGAATATTTTAATGATAGCATCATGATTTCCACTCAACATCATCTTATCGCAAGCATTACGAATACATCTTTCTACCTTAGAATATGTAGAATTGAATTCTTCAGCTACATGATTGTAAAGTTTTGTGAATGTATCAGAATCACCATTCTCAAGTATCATGCATATAGCATAACGAGAATAATGATAACCTTTGAGAGCTGGACTAATTCCAAGTTCCTTAAGCACATCAGATACAATGATTTCATTTGATTTATACATAAATAAACCCTCCTTATGCAAATAATAACGATGCATACACAACTATGACAGTAATAACTTTTTCCGGAATAAGTTACTACTGCCATAGTTGCAAAAGAAAGGAGGTAACCATAAGATGAAAAACCAACGTAATCATCAATAAGCTGCGGACCCTTACTGATGATCTATTTGTATTTAAGGTTTCGCAATATACAATCTTGAAAAATATTTCCTGAAGTCATGTTTAGAGAAAATGATTTAACACAAACAAAAGATTTAATCATTTAAGTTTCTCTTCTCTATATTCTCTAATTTCGCTTTCAGAAATATGACCAATTAATTCTAAATTGTTTAATACAGCACAATGTTCTGTATCATATGACATACCACCTTTCAGTCCTTGATCGACATATAGTGTACCAGTATATACATCATACATGAAAGTAGATGAATCATATATCTGAATTGTAACATTTCTTGTACTTAATCCAGAATGATTATCATTTCTAAATATGTACATGCATACGCAAATCAAAAACAATACCGCAACGCATACTCGTAAAATGAAAACTTCGTGCTTTTTCCACATGACTTGAACCTCTCTATTTTATTTGCAGCACACCATATTCATCAACAGATATATTCACACAAGTAGGTGCAAGTAATCCTAACAGACACCATATACTGTCTAAATAGATGACTCCAGCTACAACCGCTGCAGCTGTAGCTATCCACATCACCGAATACATGATACAAACAACAATTTTCAATTTATCACCTCCATACCTTTTTCTGTAATTTACAATATCCATATTTACATCCTTGAACAAGTGTAACACATTGTCCTGTAATTGGATTTCGTATCATCTTTCTCGATTGATGATACTTGCACTTATGATTACTACATTTCATAAACATACTCCTCATAATTATGATAACACATGATATAACGATTCAGATTCGTATTTAATGATCTTCAAATACCTATATCTGCAAACCTACCATCGTTAATATAATTGTATCAACATTATACACATAATACACATAAAAAATGAGAAGGTAACAATATGTCGGAATACTTACTGACCTCAATCATAATACAAAATTCAATATCAGATAACTGGAAAGATGCAGTACTTGAATGGGAAATCACAGACATATATGTAGATTATGACTGTTCAAATACATGTATATGTGGACACGAACACATCAAGTACTGCTTCACAATATACAATGAGTTTACGCAACAGATGTTATACCCTATCGGTTCAAAATGCATAAAGAAATTTCATAGAAAAGATTTAGACTTGCTAGTTGATGTGCATGAACAGATGTCAGAATTGTTAGAACATGTAAAACATAATAGGTTCATAGAATTCAATTCTAAGTTATTTTCCCGAAAACTTCTGAAATACTTATATGACAACGGATGCTTTAAACCTACTCGATATAATCATTTTGACCCGTATAATGACTACAAATTCATATTAGATATGTTTAATAAGAAGAATCCTCCAACATCTCGACAGTCTTCAAAAGTGAAAGCATTGATAATGAATAACATCATCCCATATTGCAAGAGTATTATCAATACAGAAGAATGATGACATATAAATCAGACCAAATTTTTGAGTTAGCAAATCTGCTAACTCTTTTTATTTGCAACATATTCCCATCTAATTACTCCTGAATCGTAAACTCTTGCATATCCATGCTCTTCCATTATCTGCCTCTCAGTTTTGTTTTCAATGTCAATTGTATCATCATTGAAGAGTTTTCTTAGATTATTTTTCTGACATTGCGTTCTATTCAAGTATTGATCATCATAAATATTGACCCATACATATCCAGGATCTGACATACTGACAGCATGGAATCCTAAAGTACTGTATAGACTACCTTGAGTATGTGCTCTATCTGAAAAACTTACAATTTTATCTGAATCAACTATAGATAGAAAATGCTTGAATAATTTAGACGCACCACCTACTACGGAAGTGTTTAGCTTGTTGCAAAACCTCAATAATTCATAGGTACAATCAGTGTCTTCTAGCATTTTTCCTACACCTATTCGTGTATGTCCAAACGTCATGACAGAAACAAGCTCATCTTCATAATATAGACCTAATCTTACTGAGCTCCTACAATACCCTTGACGATGATTTTGATTCAAGAACTCTGCACATATTTTATCATCTAGTGTACGTATGCTACATTTTCTCGCGTATATCCTGCTTTCGTTCTTCTTGAGCATATTGCGAATCATAGATAGGATGATATCTTTTCTATTTGTCCATTCATATCCAAAAATATGTAAAAGAAATATTTCCTTCTTCTCACAGAGATCTGTTTTCATCTTATGATATGATGATTTAATAGGATCAGAGCTTCCAAATGATTTGAAACTTGAATTGTGTGTAAATGTAGGATCACATTCAATTCCTATACTATATTCTGGAAGATAGATATCTATTTCATAAGGATGTATAATATTTCTATCATGCATTATGTACACTATGTCAGGATCTAATGATTTTAGATAATCGACTAATTCGACTTCCATAGAACTTACCTGTTTAGATACTTTATCCCACAGATCTTTTTTATCAACTATATCATATACAGTTGTAAAATCTAGCTCCAAATCTTTGACAAGTTTGTTCAAAGGTACACGCCCATCATAATGTTTATCAATATATGCTGCCGTATCATCTATAAATTCAGTATATTTGAATTTGAATCCCTCATCCTTCATCTTTTCGAGAAATAGTTTTGGAGGAGCTCCATAACATCCATATTTTGATTTACATGTTTCTTTTATTTGCTGCCGTATACTTTCTGCTTGAAGCGCATAATCTACCCCGTATCTATCTCTACAAGTCTTCTTCATGTGATCTTTAACTTCATCTGCTTGTCCTACATTATCGACTCCGTATCTGTTTCTAACTGTTTGAATAGTCTTTTCTCTAATTTCAGATACTCTCATAGGACATGAATCTCCATACTTATCTATCATTCCTTGAATCATATGCTGTCGAACTTCAGGAGATTGCGAATAATGATCAACTCCATATCTTTTACGACTGTTTTCTCGTATACGCCGTTGAATCTCAGGAGATTGGGAGAGATTTTCTACTCCATATACTCTTCTTACACCTTCCTTAGAACGTTTTTGTATTTCCGAGCATTGCATAGGATTATCTACACCATACCTTGCACGGGAGGTGGCACGCATCTTTTCTTGTATGAGTGCCTTTTCTTCAGGTGATTTCGATTTTCTGGTCCTTCCTATAGATTTGTTTCTACATCCAGGACAACGACGTCCTCCGGCTTTGATATAATTTTGATAGGATTCTTTAACTTCTATAAGCTTACCGCAGTCAATACAAGGTCTGAAATGTTTATCACCACAAGATGTTTGTTTAGGACTATTAGGTATAAATTCCTTTCCACACCATACACATTTTCGTTTATCCATCTATACTACCTCACTTAAAATGATATACTCATGAATAAAAGTTATGTAGATTTAATAACGATGCAATTATATGTTTCAAAATAACATAAAATAGGCGACCGAAAAATCGATCGCCTAATTCTTCATGTACTCATATAAAATGACTATACTCGATACTGATCTAAGTCGACATTAGGTGGAAGTGCAATCAAGTCAACGGTTATATCATTTATCACACCGGGTACGGTAATATAAATTTTTCCTATGACGCTGTTAGCATTTACTTGATCCAGTCCATTTATGTCCGCTGACATCCTCACGTAGTAATCTACGATTGCTCCAGCGTTTCGCATTGTATCAAGCGTAGGTGTAACTCCTGCATAGAAACTTGAGTAAGCCTCCTCATTATTATACCGGAATGTGATTGCAATTCCTGCTCTGTATACTATGTCTTCGATTGCATTTACTAAGTACCGTGTACTTAAGTTTGCAAGTGCTTGATATGTTGCAGGTGGAACTTCGTAAAGTGTTGAGTTGCCCCAGATTGTTGTTCCAAGATCAGGAATAGTTGTGAGTACGTTTACTCCTACTCCTTCAAGTTTCTGCCATTCATCAAGCAGTGTTTTCGGAACGTTGTAATCGGGTTTACCAATTGTAAGATTATGCTTTCGTGTTGATGGAAGTATCCAATAATACTGCACTGTTTGATTCAAGATCATTGCTCTGTTTATAAGCAGATGCAAGAAAGATGCAGGTGCAGGAGCTTGTCTAGAAGTTCCTACGTAAGTGTACTGTGCCCATGGACCAAATAATGCAGAATGTGTATGATACAGCGATGCGTTCACATCAAGATCAGCATTTGGAGGCATATATCTCGCAAGCATCTGTGCGTATCCTTCTTCTCCTTCATCTGTTGATTCATTATAAACAGCAGATCTTGGAAGACTTCTCGGAATATCAAGCAATGAGCATGCACATCTGCTGTAATATGCACAATCCATAAGTTTCAGATGAATTGGTGATATCTCGTTGAACCGAGTTGGAACGGATCCATCAATCTCTGTGACATTCATATCATCCCATCCCGGGCTGATGATAAAGTTATGATTGTAAGTTAGCTTATCCTTGAGCAAATTGTATACTTCGATGCAGTTAGTATACATCCACTCCATATAACGGATAGATTCAGCTGTCGCTGTATCTGGTGATTGACCCTGCAGCGTCTTAAGCGCTTCAAGATATTCAGCTGTATCTTCATATCCTGCATCTGTGTAACGTTTTGTTGCAAGTTCAAGAGCTTCTGTCATCATTGCATCAGCTGCTGCAGATTCAGCCTTGTCTGTACCACCTGTTAACATAATAGATTGCTCTGTGAAAGTAGCTGTTGCTGTGATGGTATCGGAAATTGCAAATGTTAAGAAATCAGATTCAATTTCATCAATATGCAAAATGCTGTCATCAGCGTCAGCTAAATCCATTACAAATGAAAGATTTTCTGCTGATGTCTTTACTCCGGTTGTGTCTACAATGTATACAATCAAATTCCAATACTTACGATTTGGAACCTTCTGAAGTACAACCATCAATGAATTTCCGAATGTACCAGGGTACTTTGCTTTGATTGTAAGTGTCTGGCCACTATTAGAAGTAAATGTACCTTGAGCCATTGTTCCAGGGCATAATCTGCAAACTAGCACATCATATCCGGATGTTAAGAGTGTCATTGCTAATTGATATGAATTATCCTTAGCAAGACGATAGTTTGATGCCGGACCTCTGTATGTAGATACAAATGACTCTAATCCATCTTGACTTGACGGAAAATGCTGCCAGGTTGTACTCTCTAACATATAATCAAGAGTAACTCCAAGTGACTCAGGATCTTGATAAGCAGGTCCCCATGAAGCTGTGATAGGCAGCGCTACAGTTGCAAATGTAGATGTACCAACGTTGTAGCTATAATTTCTGGAAATTTCATTTATAATTATATTAGCCATTAGATTTCACCTCAGTTTTCTGATCACCCGTCTTTGCAGCAGATTTAGTAGTTGTTGATTGAGCTTTTACCTCAGGTTCATCTATTCTGATCATCTTAGGATCATTAATAAATCCATTGACAGATTTAATTTCACCTGGTTTAAAAGTAACACCTCGGAACTTCTTTGTTCCATGGCTCACATTCTTATATCTCAATGTGTTCACCTCCGTGAATATTATGATTCTATCAGGTTCATTCTAATATTAGTTAAGGTTGTGTTCACAATTTCTTGAACTGATCAGGTGATAAAGCTGTTATATTGTAATCGAATGTTTTCAGATGTTTCGGAGTATATGTTATTAATCGTACTCCACGAGTTTGTAAGGGAATTGCTGTCTCATATAGCTTCCCCTCGTTGATCATTTCTACAACACCGGATCGTTTTTCAATAGAACCTTGACGATCAAATTCTATCCCGAATCTCAACTTACGTTCTCCTTCATAGGGAAGTCGTATTGTTAAAAAATACATATCAGAATACTTGAACAGCAACTCCCGTACCAATTCATCTACATCGATAGTGTTTGTACCTATGATATTCAATGAATATCCTAATTTGACAGGGATAGACTTTTCATAATAGATGTTGTTAGTCTTGTTATCAAAAACCGTTGCAACACCTTTGTGCATAGCTGTGAAGTTAGTTAAATCCGTGTCAACTTGGTAATCACTACTTCTTACTACACATATGATAGGAAACGACATGTTATCGTCTTGAAGCTGAGCAGCAATAGAGAGATTGACATCCGGATCAATAACTTTTACATATGGATGTATTACAGAAGTATTGAAAGATTTTCTTAAATCATCTGCAATTGATTCATCGTATAACCAAAGCATATTATCTCTCTCCCTTCTGTTCTGATATGTACTGACCTCTATAATCTACATTTGGAGATAAGAATCTGTTAGATTTATTATAAGTTTTCTCAACTTCTTTTCTTGTTCTCCCGACAGCTCTTATTCCGTCATTGTATACCGGAATCACCTGAGCAACAATGTGATCTGGACACTGTATGTCTGTTGTCAATTCCGTTACTCTGAATTTTCTAGAAGGTAGATCAGCATGTTGACCAGCTATTTCAAACAAACAATCTTTCTGAAGATGTTTAAGATTGAAGCTGCAGTGTATGAGAAATGGTAGATCATCACTTTTTTCAACTACCCACCCATATCGTTTAAATGTTTTCAGCTTCGGAGCACCTTCAAAGAATATGAAAACATCTTCAGGAATAGAATATGAATCTATAACTGATTCTCCTTGTGTGTTTGTGTCCGCCATATGTGGATATTGATACTTAGCTGTAATGCCTTGAGCTCTCAGTGCTTCGTCATAATATGCACGCATTATCTTGACATCAGATTGTATTAAATTCTGTGTCATTCGTATCACCTCCTAAGGTGGTATCGGTAGAATCAAATTCTTGATCTACAGCTTGATCAGCAATGATGTCATCAATACTTGCTACCCACCCATACAACCATGACCAATTCATATTCTTTGCTCTAGATAGTCCTGTTATATCAAATGCATAACCGTTTGTGACAGCATCTTGATACTCATCCAGTGAAGGAGAATATCCTGAATTCATCCAATCTCCTAACGGATCAACTTGAAATGCAACTACATGAATCTTGCTTTCTATAACACCTAGAGGCGCTGACCAAACAGAAATAACTCTGAGCTTGTCAAACCCTAATCGATTCAACGTCAACATTAAATCAATTTGATTTCCACTAAGCTGCTCAGTAGGATCATATTGAATATAATATCCGAACTTTTCAAGTTCTGCAAGTATTTGTGCAGGAGTAAATTCATGAATATAACCTTCAGAATTCTCCGTCAGCAATGTACCCTTACCGGAAACAACGCAAGCAAATAATGTTCCGAATACTCTATGTTCTACTTTTATTCTCTGACCATTTAATCTGTGATCATTCACAAATGTCGTGACACTGATAGACAGGTCACGACTGTTATTTGATTTAGCCCCTTCAAGCTGTTTCCAATTTGAAATTCTATATCTAAGAGGCATATGAGTTTGATAAGTGTTCATCAGATACCTCCCTTTCTTTTGATATTATTTCTACGTATGAAATAAGTTCTTGCTGAAATGGTTTAAGGTCATCAAGATTTGAAGCAGGATAAGTTGCAAAGTATCTCGCAACCATATCAAGCTTCAACTTGTAATACAGCATCTTGAGCTCCTCATCTGTAATATCTGGATGCTTCTCTGCAAATATGAAGTAACGTGTAATAGCTGCACTAAATGATTTGTGAACAGTAGGTGATTCGGTAGTCAAATCTGCACATGATACTGTTTTAAAATTGGTAGAATTATACTTCTTCAGATCTGAGAAAAACATCTGACTTAATTCAATACTAGAATGACGCACCCTCGTCACCTCCCTCAGGTTTTATATCAAGATCCCATTCATTAACTTTAGACCCTGTCTGCGGCAATACCTCTGTAAGTATCTCAATTAAAACTCCCTTGTAGTCATCAGAGTTTTCAATTCCGCAATTCTTCATAAGATCTACAATTTGCTGAGCCTGACTGATAGCTGCATCACGCTTCTCAAATGTTATAGTAGACTGTGTTGTTACAATTTCACTCATATGAAGCTCAAACTTATCTACACATCCTGACATTCCTCGAGCAACAAAGTATTTGTTGAGAGCATCTGTCCATCCAGCTATGTATGCTGTTTTTAGCCTCTGAAGAGAGTTAGCATATAGTGCAGATCTTTGAGATAGTACTGAACCGGCACCTCCAAGCCCTTCATTAGATGAGAAATTCATTGCTTCTTTTGGTACACCTAGAACAGATAATTTCTTATCTTGATAATGTTCCAGAAGTTTACAATCTTCATCTTCAGTATCTGACATATTCAGATCTGTAATTGAAATAGCATCTTGACCATTGATTTTAGGAAGGTATATCAAGTTGTTAGGAGATTGAGGATTCACAAAACTATCTACGCTTCCACTGTTAGTATTGAGTGATAGCTGCTGTTCAATAGCATCTTTGATCTGCTGAAGTATACTCTGTACTTCTTCTTCTTCAGCATTTCCGCATTCAACATTGATGAATTTTACATTACGAATAAGTGACGAAAGCAGAAGAGCATCTTCCAACAACCCTAATGTCTGAGTTGGCTGAACAGCTTTTTCCATTAAGGGTTGAGCAAATTTAATATCATACTCGACCTCTTCCCCATTTTCTAGTACATCAATTGTATATTTTCCTAAAAGACCTCCTAATGAAAAATGTATACATGATTCTTCTGGATGAAGTTCTACTTCTGAAGTTCTTTCATCAGGATTGAAGATATATCCCATCGATTGACCTTCTAAGAATATATGAATGATATCTTCTGGAGGTATTTGATAAGAAGGGATGATATCAAATTCTGGATCTGGGATAGTATTGTTATCAAGTGCTACACTCTTTGTGCTAGGTTCTCTCAAGTTATCTCTATACATCCTAGTAGTTGGTATATATAGATTTCCGATAGTAGCAAGCTCTAATATGTGATCACGAGCATATGAATTGATGTCCCATCGTTTGAACAGCTTATTTATGATATCTGCAACTTCTTTATGTTGATCATCAGAAGTTGCCCATATGATCTGTCCAGCTGTGTTTACCGTAGTAGCATCTGTAGCATAATATGATAATGCTGTGCTTATTTGAGAATCTCTTGCAAGTGCTCTCATCGTATCTATCTGAGTTTTTATATCGGAAATAGACGAAGAAGTTCTGATATCAGATACACGATAAAGAGATCCTGCTATCATACTTCTTATCCACGAAACAGGTTTAGCAGGTGCATTCAGTAGACGCTGCACCCAATGCTTTTGTCGTGCCATTTGTTATTCACCACCTAACTTTCACACATTTAGAGAAGGTTCTCAGCCAAATCTTTGTCAATTTCATAAGTCTTGAAAAAGTCATTTTCTTCAAATATCGGAAGATTGACAGATCTCGCTTTATTTACTTCTACAGAATTGATTCCATCAAGTGATGAACCAATTATCACACAATCAACATCTGAATCAAATTTAGTTACAACATCTGCAGAATATCCTTTTAATATAGAAATGATATCAGCTTGTGTACCATGACTAAACTGACCTGTTATCATTATCTTCTTATTTCTAAATATAGGAGATCCTTGGAACTTTGTTCCGGTTTCGTTGATTACAATGTTATCACAATTGAGTAGGCTCAATAATGTTTGTTTATTGAAGTCATCTGACAGCCATTGTATCAGTTGAGATATGAATCTACCTGAGAGATGAAAATCTGGAAGTATCTTATCAGGATGTTCAACATAATAATTGAACATGTTTACGTTCCCATTACAATGTTGAACAAATGATGTTATGATGTCACCTACAGGTATTGCATTCACCGGAATCAGAGATCTTAATAACTGGGATAAGCTTGTCTCCAATGTGTATGTTTTCCAAGGATTTATCTCAAATATGTCTGAAATTGTATGAATCATATCCAGCTTTACATATTCTCTATAAGCACTAAATGTCATTTCAGGCATATTATAAGAATCAATGAAATGTTTGAAATCCGAATACATGTTAGCAGGGCAATTCCTATCTCCACATCTCACAGGTCCATGCATAGGTGATATTATCTGTTTACCGCACACATCACAAGATATAGTACCACTTACAAGACTTTTTGTATCTCCAAAGCATCTAATAGGTACCCAAGATTTATCAAGTACTAGACATCTTCTTCTCTGAATATTAAGACGTACAATATCGGACCAATCAAGAGCAAGTTGACCATCAGAATGTGTACACATCCCTTTGATGTTTCCGTAATCATCGGTATATCTTTCGACTTTCTTTATAACATATTCTTGAATACCTGTCGGTACAACAGTTACATCATTTCTGGAGTACACGAAAAAGTACATTATCATATCTTTTATGAACGGATAATTAGTATTCAATGCCTGTTCAAATGCTGTCTTAGATACAGGAGTAGGTGCTAAAAATGATGGAAGCTGTTTGAACCCACACATGCTGAACCATTTCTTTGCCGAATTAGCACCGTTAAATACAGCAGCAGTACTTTTGATTGCACCTGCAAAGAAATTGAATGATTCAGGATGTTCTGTGAACTGACATGTAAGCTCCATCATGATACTTTCTGGAAGTTTTCCATCTCCAGGATACAACTTACCAGTATATAGAACACCTTTGACTCTTGTGGTACCTCCGGTGAGTAAGATCTTAACTGGAGCTACTTTCTGATTGTATAATGCATTGAACATCTCGTAAGATACCTCTGTATCAGGAGATATGTCATCCACACTATTGTACACACGTTCAAGTATTCCTTTTGCATTGTATTGAAGTGTTGTTGGAATTCCTACCGGAACTGGCATAATGAGTTGACCTGGTTTGAATGCGTCTTTAATAAACATTATCTTATCCTCCTTTTGATAAAACGTTTTTATCTTCTCCTATTAGGATAAAGATTCGGAAATAAGTTTTGTAGGTTCTGAGAGTTCCCTGTATACTTAGGCTTATTCACAGTAGCTATAGCCTTAGCTACAGATTTTCTAGGAACACCAATTCCACTATTATGTAAGATTGCGTTCCATGTTGCACGTGCAAGAGAGTCGCTCATGTCCTTTGCACCTCCGATCGGATGGTCAGGAACTAATGACATAGCATCTCTCTGCAATTTGATTAACTCATCTTGAAGTTCTTGAATGTCTAATAGATCAATTCTCTGATCCATTAATACATCTCTAAATGAATTGTATCCATCAGGCTTCCTGTCTACGGATAACTTATCAACTGTAAATCCTTGCTCCTCTAACAACTGTCCCATATACTCACTCTGGTATTGGTCTCGAGATACACGTTCTATATTAAAATGCTGACGTCTTAACCACAATATAAACGCAGTTATTTTAGAATAAGGTATCTTATCTCCTCTAGGAGCTTTAATATCTATACTAAAAACATGTGTAAACGATGGTAACGATGTTACTTTACCATCATCCCCTTTGATGTCTTTTCTTCCTGTCAAAGCTACACCGGATATACCTGTCTTATCATCATTCAATGACAAGTCGACATCAATAAACATCGGTGCATAGAATAAAGGCTTATCAATAAATTCAAGATGAAAAAATTCTTCAATGGTGTATGTATCTTTTGTACCAATTTCTAATATTTCTTGATAAAATGGATTCCTACGGTTTCCGATACATTGATCTATGATATCCTGTGTTATGAACGACAACGCTCCGGGTACCGATATACCTGCAAGGTCACGCAATGATATATCAAAATCAGCTATGAAGTTAGTTTTCATATCAATAGGAACTTCAAGTATCTGATATCCTTGATCTCGAAGTTCATCCAATGCTTCCGGAGATTCATCTGCTATAACAAAACCTTTTCGGTGCCTATCTCCAATAGCGATATAGAATCTTTCAGGGCTAAACTGGTCAGGAGGTAGAACCTCCCATTGAGGTTTATCAAATGAGATAAGATGTTTATTACCTGCAGATAACTGCTGACTGACATGATCCTCAAGAAAATCTGAATCCGTCTTCTTGGAAGATACTGCAAAAATCTTACCATATACCTCACCCTGTTGTCTGAATGTACCTTCTACACGGGCAACAGCTGAATCATATATCTCTTTGATACGAGCCTTTGCTTTTTGAATATCCTTGACGCCAGATCTAGCAAAGTTGACCTCATCAAGTACGCAACAATTATGAGCAACAATAGAATGATCTCCACATCGTATGATGAAATTATGGTGCCTACCACAATTTATGATATCGTATACAGGGATACCAAATTGATACTTTATAGTAAGTACAGATTGCACCTTTCCATCATCTTCTCCACAGGTTTCTACAAACATTCCAGGTGTGATGTATTTCAACTCCATATATACACCTGATCTCATCAATATTCGATGTTCAGGTGTACCTTCAATGCACTGACCTGTATTTAAAAACAACTTGATAGTCTGTCTTGCTATTTTTGTGAGCTTAACTTTGTAATCTTTTACAGATTCCATGCATTTGAGGTCATAATTCCAAGAAAATACCTCAAATCCTGCATGATTCTGTTTCAGCTCTTTCAGTGTTCTCCAACCATGATCTGTAAATACTTGAGTATCGCCTGCAAGGCAGAATATCTGCTTTCCTAATGAGTGAGATACGTCTGATCCAGCTTCGATAACAATTTTACCACCTTCTGGAATGTATACAGGATCTTTCACACTCTTACTCATAATACCATGATTTTGGAACCATGGTGACATTGCAAGTGTGCTATTGAATTCCTTAAATGCTACAGATTTAGCAAGATCAAGTGTCAAGTTGAAGAAAAGTAAGCTGAATTGCGAAATCTCCTTCTTCTGGAAAAATGCTTGTGGATCTCTTAAGCACATCATTCTGTAGAGCATATATGCTGCACATGTGATGGCAGTTGAAGTCTTTCCGATACGAGTTGCACCCGTGAATACACATTCTACATACTGATTACCTGCGTCAAATATATCATGCATAGACTTCTTCCAATACGGATATATTGCAGCACCATTTCGGTTAGTTTGTCCTAAATAGTAATCATCGCACAAAAATGTATCAAGATCAACAGGTAACTCTACATAATCTTGCAACCACAATGTATCGTATGTAGGTGAAGATCCAGTTTCACTAAGTTCTTGTAATATTTGAATGAGGTAATGCTTCTCGTCATCCTTACAAGTATCGAATATCTGTTGTATTCTTATAGGTAATGATTCATATTCTGATTGTTTCGTCATAAGCATCAACCTACGTTCAATTCAAGCAATACTTGCTTAGCAGAGTTACGAAGTTTCTCTCTACGAGTAGCATCTAAGGCAATAGTAGCTTTAGGTGCATTATCTTCTGATGCATCATCTACTCTTACAGATTCAATGTAAGATGTCATATCTAAGAATGGGGCTAACATCTTATTAGATTCTATCATCAACTTCTGTAATCTTTCTTGAGCATTCAGAAGAGCATTGATAGTAAGATTAGAATCTGTGTCAAGTCTATCAATCAAACTATCCATTGACTCATATAGTTTTGATTCTAGCTTATCACATAATTCTGTATATCTTATGATCCTAGATATCTGATGATATACTTGAAGAACAGTTACATTCTTCAATGCAGTAGATGCTAATTGTGGGTTAGCATCACACGCCAATAAAGACGTGCGCATTCTTGCCACGTCTTCACGTTGTTTCGCTATTAAAGGGTCTACTGTGCCTACAGTACCCTCAACAGTTTTGAAGGCTGTATTCATAATATTCACCTTATCCTTTCAAGTCTAATAATACAACTCCTAGATTTGCAATAGAGTCTCTTGCAATCTCATCTGTGTCAGCAGATGTACTGAGTTTATCAATAGCCTGCTTGATAAGATCACAAGCTTCTTGCTTATCAGGCGACATTGTAGTCATATCTTCTACAGGATGTTCTTCGTGTCCATAATCTTTATGACATTCTTTTCCTTTAGGACCGTGACCACCGTTATTCCCTTCATTTGTCTCAACATTGATGTTGATGTCAGATCTAATTGAACGACTTATTTTCATGCTAACGCCTCCTCAACTTCTGTTAATTTAGCATACATATGATCAGGAGAATCAATAGAATCAAGTACATCTCTGAAATCTTGAAATGCAAGCATAACCTCTTCATCATCGTTTGTGACGAATCTAGCTGACATCTCCATAAGATTTAAGTACTTTTTTACTTGATCTACATCTGGAAATCTTTTAAAAGTTTCAATTTCCAAATTAGCAAGTGTTCTTACATCTTGATAACTCCAGATATATCGTCTAAGTTGTGAATATAGATCTATGTATGCATTTTGAAGATCATTTCCGCTTACCATATCTATATCATCTCCTTATAAGCTTCTACGATAGCTCTGTCAATCAGCTCAACAGAAACTACGTTATTGTTGAGCATATAGGAAAATTCTCTTTCAAGATTTTGATCTTGTATCTTCATAACACATGACTGATACAGTTGATCAAATGATGTTGTATCATTTTCTAGATACTCTATATAAGATTGAATTGATTCTAACATTGATACACCTTCCGTATCTTATCAACAAGAGTTTTCAAATTAGAAGGTATCTCAGAATCAGATTTACTATGTTTAATATCTACATCATAGAACCATTGAAGAGCATACATTGAATCTTTCAGTTCTTCTAATGTAGGTATCTGTATTGTTTGACCTCCCGCATATTTGCAAAGCTTAAGAAGATTTTCATGCCCAACGATACTAAATAACTCAGGTAATAAAGCATATTCAGATACATCTGATAATGGCCTCATAAGCTCAAGCAAATATGCAAAATCAAGATCTTCTCTTGTATCAAGCTTCTTCTTTCTTCCCATCTTCATCCCTTTCCAAAGGTTGAATCGGTTGAGTAGAATCATATATATCAAACACGATTGCATTATCAGATCTTGCAAGTCTGCTGAATTCAAGATACGTGTACCCTAATGCATTCATTGAATCTATAACTGGACCCATTACAGAATTCAGATTAACAGAATCTTGATAATAGATCCAAAGCTCCTTATCTTTAACTCTTATTCTCGTAACGCCTGCAGTATCTTCTACTGCATTTAGAGATCCTTTCATTGTTTCAGTTTCAAGAGAGGCATCCTTTTCTGTACAAGATGATGCAATTACTGTTGACTGTTCTACAGAATCATCATCTGGTTCGGAATCAGATGCAGGTGCAGATTCAGGCGCAGACACTTCAGATGATGCATCATCTATGTCTGAATCAGAGGATTCATCCGGTTCATCTGTAATCATTCCTGGAATATCACCACCAGAAAACGATCCACTACCTCCAGAGAATGATGATCCTCCTCCGCTAGAAGATGAACTTGAACCTGAACCTAATGACGACTCAGAATTTTCACCTCCGGCAGGATTCATGTTTTCACCAACTTGTGATTCTTCCTCATCTAATAGCTTCTGATACTTCGGGCTCACATAGGAATCAATCTGCTGAACAAGTTCAGCATTCAATGGGTTCATATAAGCTGAATGAATTCGATCTTTTCTGCTACTGACCTGGTACAGTTTGCTTGCAAATATTGCAGAGACCATCGTCCTCCTCCTTTCCATTCATATAGATATACGGCTTATCCGGATTATCATCTTGAATTATGTATGAAATATATAAGGAGTAGACATCATCTGTTGCTGTATTTATGAATACGAATCTATAAGTATGCTGACCAACAGAAGTATCTAGCAATCTTGATTCTATTCGTATCCAAGGCTTCCTACAATGTCGTTGAATCAATTCATGATCTAGAACTTCACAAGTGTCTACACACTTGACTTCTACAAGTTCAGAATCTCTTGCGAGATTTTCTGGAATATGTAGATACATGAAATATTCAATTTCTTTTTTATTGAATACATGTACATCATCAAATACTCTGTTATGAGGTCTCAATTCAAGCACTTGTGCAAGTGATTGATATGATATATCGTTTCTCATAAATTATCACTCATTCCAAGATATTACATATTGAGGAAGAGCTGAATCATGATGCAGATCGTCTGTGTATGATTCAACTTTATATCCTTGACCTTCTAGTTGGGTTTTCACATCATCTAGAAGTTTTGTGCCACTCCACATACAAGAATAAGCTCCTGTGTTAGCTTGAGTATTTATTTGATAAGCAACAGCTGCAAGTTGCTGATCTACAGCAGCATTATCTGCAACAGACTTTACTTCAGATGCAGATTTCAATGTATTTCGTTCGTCTACTGGTATTAGAGCCATACTACGACCTCCTTATTTCATCAGAATTATAGAAGGTTGTGTGCTAAGATTTTATGAAATCAATTAATTCAGGATGATTAATAGTTGTCCAATGCAAAGAGAGTATGTTCCACAAGAATGCTCTATCATGAGGTTCATCCATGTCACCTCTAGACCATTTCATAAGATGACGTATTGCACTGTCAATGTATGAATGACATGGAATGCCTTTCTGCCAGTTGTATTCTCCGTACTTTTTAGCACCTTCTTCGTAATGTTTTGATACTTCTAAGAATGCATCATCGTTACTCCATCCACGTGCCATTAAGAAATTCTGAACAACTTTAGACAGCTGACGTTCTTGCACTTCAATACCCTCATTGAATCTAGAAATATATTCATCTAAAGCTTCTAAGACTATCTTTTCAATATGTGGTTTGATGTAATCAATATCAGGTACAGGAGAAAACGACGAAAAGATCAAGATAGCAGCAGATGACAACGGTACAAGATCACATCTACCTTTACCTTCTACAATATCTCTTACAGCACCTGATTCAAATTCTCTGCGTTCTCCTGAATCTTTGATATGACGGATACTAGATGTAGGAACACCCTCAATATGTTGTTCGCGTTCTTGAACAATATTATCAGAAAATCTCATAGATTTAACCAATACACGTTCCCCTAAATAATTAACAGGATAGCCTTCTTCATCTTGCCCTACAATTATTGTTTTAGGATCTTGATATCTATCATTTGATGAAGTGGAATCCGGTGTATAATTTACAGGACCACCCGTATTTGAAGTATCGTTGCACATACTCAAAAATAATCACCTCCATAATAGTATACAACTTATAACGATGCAACAAAAAAAAGATGTTACCTTACTCGGTAACATCTTCAAATGTGTAATCTCCGAACCTACCTGTTGCTTTGAATGTATCGTAGAACTTGTCGTAAGGGAAGTCAAAATGTTTGGCACAAGCTGTGTAAGACTTGAATACTTCTCCTGTTTCGATACAACGGATGCGTCTGCATCTTTTGTTTCTAGGCTTAACAACGACCTCCGGCTCTGGCATCTTCGCAACTCTTTCAGTAGTTTTGACGATAGCTGTCTGACCATCTTCCGGTTCGTAGGTCATCGCCTTAAGGTCTGCAATGTATTCTGCAATAGAATAATGGTATTTATTAGCATTGTGGAATACAACCAGCTTTCGTCCAAGTGCGTCTTTGACAACCGGAAGATATTTCTTGGTATCGATCTTACGAACCTTGCCCTCTGTGTTCATCTCGTACATGGGATAATCCTGAAGAATTCTCCATTCCATTTTATTTGTTGTCATCTCGTTTACCTCCTAATGAATATGTACTCTTGTACTATTGATATGTTCTCACTATCTATAACGATTCTGTTCATCTTATGCAAGATGACCGTTCACAACACGTACAACTGACCAAATCGCCGTAACTTCTTGAGTAGATACTGTTCTATTAGCCTTAAGATCCTTCATCTCACTGTTACGATATCTAGAAGCTACAATCTTTGCAGATTTCTCAGATTCATATGACTCATCTTTGAATATGAATGTATCTTCAGAGTCATCCCTGACATATCCTCCTCGAATATAGATGAATGACTTTCCTTTTGAATTCCCTTCTGTATATGTCTTCTTTAAGACGTATCCGGACCAGATTACGTCCTCCTGCGTATCCGGCACAGTAACTGCCCATCCAAGGTCTTCTATCATCTCTTTAACAGCTTCATCTTCAGATAATAAGGAATGTACAGTTGCTTTGCAGAAATCTGATCCTGCAAATCTCATCTCCTTAACTGGACGATTGTAGAAGACTACCTCTCCTCCGTGTGCGTATGTGTCCTTCAGAGAACTTTCATATACTTCGGCTTCAAGTTCCTCATAACATTTAGGAAGATCATCTTCATACCCATCAAGAAATGATGTGTAGTAGCTTCCTACGATGTAATTGATAGCATTCTGGATATTCTTCCTTGCGATTTCTTCATGCGTCATAACATTTACCTCCTCTTGGATTATTGATATTAAATGTGTTTCTTTATTATGTACATAGTATAGCATGAATCACACAAGTTGTCAATATTGTGTGATAATATTTAATCATTTCGTAATATTTATAATTTTTTTTTGCGCTGCATAATCTGCATACTGCATATGCTCGAAATCAGAAAGAACTGTATTCTTACTCACCATTACCTAACAATCTCCCCCAGACTCTCCGAAATATATTCATCCATTTCTTCTTCATTTGGAAGAAAATCATATTTCGGATTCATTTTTTCTCCTGCTTTCCAGAATCCGCCGCGGTTTTCAAATTCATGCAGAGCGAATGAATCATCTCTATTAATTTTTCTTGAAACCTCTGTTTGTTCAGCGCTATACCTGCCCAATAACATTTCTAATCCCATTTTATTCTCCATTATCTTCTTCCATAGTTCTAATATGTTCTAATAATTTTTGTAAATCTGATGTAGTGAATTTGGAAGTTCGCATTTTCGTCTGTATACCTAAAAAAATAAATACAGGATACTCAATCACTTGAGCACCCTGCGTCTAATTCATTTATAAAGTCTGTAAGATCATCCTTTACAACTGCAATGCCGAATACATGATCTTGATAACAGGTAGGATATAACAATGATAATGATGTCCCATCGTTATGCTTACCTCTTTCTTCAAGAAGCTTATCTCGTTCATCTTCTGTTATAAGAATTGCAGTTACAGTCTTTATCATATCCGTACCTCCTAGAATAATCTCTTTGATCTCTTTTCATTAGAAGGATGATATGCATACTCGTTTTTAACAGCTTTCTGAGTCTCACAGATATCAACAGCTGTTCTGGCCGCGTTATCATCTCTCATTTGATCAATAGTGAATCCATAATGAGCAAAGAGTTCTTCCACTTCTTTTAATGTTGCCGGATCACAAGTCCTTACAAAACTCATGTTAGATTTAACTCTAGATGATCTAGATGCATCAGATAACGAAATTGTACCCCACTTGCGTGTAAATACTTTATTGTACGCACTTCGGAGCCGATGACTCACAGAGTCAGCTGAATAATAGGGCAACTTGCTCAATGCATCCAAACTCGTCATTCCAAATAGATGAGTTTTGATATCTGGATAGTTGCTCTTCGAAATCAAGTCATAGCATTCTCTCAGATAAATATTTTTAACGGACTGATGAGAGTCGTTGGCTGGCGACAAACCACATATATTTACTCTATCAGGATAAACTTTTCCAAGTACATCCGAATGTATCGGTGTTGTATCTTCAACATCCCTATCTCTGTAATCTAACATTCTTTGTAATGTACTGAATGGTTCTCCATAGTGAAATACAGGTATGAGCTTTTCAGGACTTTTCATTTTCTTTCGCATATATAAGTAGTTCTTCCAGCTTAGATCTGAAGATGTGATATAGTCCTCTGGCTTCTTTGGAATCCCAAACTTACCTGGAAGAGTATCTACTTGAGCAACTGCATAAATATGTTCATCTATAGAATCTACATATTCAATGTATTCATCAACATCTATGTATTTAACTTTTCCTGTATAATGACTGTATGCCCCCGAATCAATGAAAAGAGACTTGACGACTCCCTCTTCTTTATATCGTATCATCTGATCTATAGATGATCTATCTAATTGAGATACTAACACATCTATTGGTTCAAACTCTGGAACCCTCTTAAGATATTCTACCATTTTGTCGGTCAAGTTGCCGCTAAAGATATACTTAGACAACGCCTAACACCTCCTATATTACTGCATGTATACATTAACGATTTTCAATACGCTCAAAATGATATCCACGACAATCACCTTTTCAACTTATCTAACGCATCCTTGAATCTGATAAATTCTTCAGCGCATCCACCGTTGTCAGGATGTGACTGAATCATTGCTATCTTCAATGCATCTTGAATAATGTCATTATTGATAGTTGTATCAGATTGTCTGATGAATGTATTATTGAGTTGATTCTTGATGTACTGATCTCGTAACAACTGCTCAAGTCCTCTAATATGATGCTTAGCGGCCTTATAATCATGCTTCAATTTCTTATAATCCTCTATAAGATGATTATAATTGTTAGCAGATATGATAGCTGCTTGTACCATAGCAATGTTGAATAACACTAAGAACCCTAATATTATGAGTAGACTAATGTGATATAACATGATTTTTCACTCAGTGTATTTGAGATCCATGCAGAACTTAGTTACAGCTGCATGTGAAGCAATCCGACCTGTTGCTATATCATCTAAACATTCAACTCCGCACCTGTGAACATGCACATTATGTGTAAGATTCATGATATATCGTATTGCAAACTTCACAGGACATTCACTATTATCCGAATAATGTGATAATTTCCACACCATGTTTGATACAGAGTCACTAAAATCAAGATGATTAAATGTATGAAAATAATCTACCTGGTCAGCTGACATCTTAGTGATTTGATCTACATCAGAAAATGTTTTAACACATCTGTTCAAAGGATGCTGCGAAAGATCAAATTCAGGATACCTGCTCTTACAATACTGTATAAGTGATTCAAACGTAGGAGGATTAACAGATACAACTGTACTTCTACTTATGATAGTATCCGGAATTCTGTATCGATTTCTACAAGTTACAATGATATAGACATTATCTGCAGGTTCCTCTAAAAATTTCAATATAGTATAAGATGCGCTTGCTACTCCAAGGTCAAGATTTTCAATACAGATTGCAGTATCTGTTGAAATGTTATAACACGAATCAATAGCATCTCGTAACTGTTGAACATTAGGAGATACTAATGTAAAATCATTAACATTGAGCATCTTTGAATATTGTGCAGCTAACGCTGTCTTACCACATCCTTCGGAACCCTCAATAAGTATGCTGTGCCTTCTTGCCTTTGCAAGCATCTCGAGCTGTTTAACAGCAGAAATTTGACAATCAAGATTCATTTATCTGCCCCTTTCTAGGAATGTATTTGAATGCTAATAAACTGAGTAAAAATACAATACTAGACTTAATATCTACAGACATTGATCTAGATTTCTTAAGCTCAGAATATGTGATATCAAACATGTTGTATACATCTGAAGGTGTCCATTTCCTGATATACTTTTGTATATCAGATTGTGCATATTTACTAGACATGCATTTATCTATCTCTACAAGTGTTTGAAGTATAGTGTAATATACGCTGTCATATCCATCATATTCATCTAGCACCTTCATACAGTAGTTGAAATTCTTAGCTGCTATGCCTTCTTTTAGAGCGGATTCCGTATATTGTTGATCATGTCCAAATAGCTTGTAGATAGAATTCACGTTCTGTCCTAACACTTCCGAAGCATCAATGCATTTGAGAGCAGCACATATGAGCTTGCTTTGATAATAGTTTGAACCGCACTCTACAGCAATATCTACTACCTTATCAGCAAGTCCGGCGAAATCTGTATGCAGATACTTCTTTATAAATTGAGGAGAAACTGTATCAATCGATACAGTATAATCTCCTAGATACTTATCAAGTTTCTGAGATGATTTAGCATTATCATATAAACATATGATAGTTCCTACAATCTTAGTACTTTCAATCTTAGAAGCTGTTTTATCATTTAAAGATGATAGAAATGATTCGTCATACCGTATAACATAAAGTGATGGTACAAGCGGTATGATGCGTTTCACTTTCATAATATCTAGAACGTCTTGTACAGAATCATATGATTCATAATGTCCGTCATAATGTTCTTTCAATCTTTCAATATATTTGAGCTTTACACCATATTCTGTTCCACAAAATACATAGAACTGTTTGGGTTTTTGTTCAAATATTTCTAATCCTACTTCTTGTATTGACCTCATAAGCTATCTACTCCCAAATACTTCTATGAACTCAGATAATGGACAGATGACAAGGTCTTTGTTGCATTTAAGTGGAGAAGCAATGACTGTGCATACATCAAGACCTGCTGCAGAATTCAGCCTCTTGATTTTGCGATACGCATACAGCATATCGATGCAATCAAAATTCACATTAACTTGTCCTCGAAGCTGTCTATACACCTCAGGACAATTTTGAGAGTTTATGATAAAATATTCAAAATTCCCCGACACTCTCTTATAATCAAACATGACCCAAGTTCCTGTAATACTTTGAGAACCATTATCAACAAAGTAAGCTGGATCTTTATGTTCAGAATCTGCTTCAGCTTCAAGCTTCATCCAAGTGCTCTCTTTGAAAGAGATCTGAGATGTTTCAGATATATGAGTTTTGCATTCTCCGAGCCACTTAGGCGATTTGATATCACCTGGATGAAAGTTTCTGGCACCACTAGCAGATACTACCTGCCACCCAAGTGCATCTGCAATCAGCTTCTCCTGTTTATTAGAATATGTCTTTGTTGACATCACATCACCTCCGTATCTGAATTATTGAGATCATCCATTATGAATTTCTGTATCTTCTCATAATATTCAGGATTATCTTCAAGGTACTGATACACCCTAGCAAGACCATTTATCTTAACTGTCTTACCATCCTGCTGGAGGATCTCACCAGTTTCCGGATCTGTTAATGTAAACCAACCACCGGATTTAGAAATGATATTGTATCGTTTAATCGCAAGCTGTGCGTAATCGAACATCGGCATGATTCCCTTTGTACACATAAGAAAATATGAAGCAGATTTTCGATTATTCGGAGCACTTTTCTGCTTGTGAATCTTTGTTTTAATGATATAACCTGCAGGATCTTCTGTGCTCATCGGAAGTTCATTTCCAAGAAAATCTACAGGATTACCTTGACGAAATTCTACTCTCAACGAACAGTAGAACTTGAGAGCTTCCCCTCCAGGCGTTTTTACAACATACGGATTATCCATGTTGTCACGAACCTGATTGATTACAAGCAGTGTACATTGATATCTTGTAAGTAACGGTGTCATTTTTCTACAGAATACAGTAAGCAATCCTGCTAATGAAGCTACTGTCCGCTCTCCGTACTTCTTATCAAGCTCCGCCTGAGGTACAAGTGACGGAATAGAATCAATTACAATTAATCCAACTTCTCCAGTCTCTACCATCTCCTGAATCATCTGAAGTATCTCTTCAGCAGGTTTATCGGGTGGCTGCATGATGTATATTTCATCTGAATTGATTCCTAATACTTTTGACCATTCTTCATCAAATGAATGCTCTAGATCTAGATAGAATACTTTCTTTGGACCTTCTTCTTCTGCATCTTCAAGATCTAATGCAGCCTGTTTATTTCCCTTGGACGCAGCTAATCTCAATTCATCAAGCTTCTTGTCAAATTCCTGTTTGAAAAGATCTACAGCATTCTTGCATACATCAATGGCCGATGTCGACTTTCCTCCTCCCGGAGCTCCGAAGAACTCTGTCATCTTATTCCTAGGAATGCCACCATACAGTGACCAAACAAATTGAGGAGAACTCAATGGAATCTTAGAATCTCTAGAATGTATATCCATGATAGAGGATCCCCAATCTTTCTGTTTCTTTTTGATAATATCTTCAAATGTTGCCAAATCAGCACCTCCTATATACAATATAACGATCTACATTTGACCCTTACGTCTTAAAGTTCTCCATGTAGGTGTATCTTCCTCGACCATCTTGATTCCGGAATATTCCTCCGTCATCTTAACCATTTCGTCCATATCTACAATACCTGAGGTCCAAGCATCATATAAACTCAAACAATCTTCTACAAACTTTGGAATCCGCTGCTTAGCAGATTTCTTCCAATAATCTTTAATAAGAAGATTTGTAGGAATTACAAGCATCATCTTGAACATTTCGTCTCCAAGCCGATCAATATGACTAAGAATATTTTCTCTTGCACGCTCATAAGCTTCATCATACATCCTTTTCTCTAGGTCTTGAAGCTGAGCTGCTGTCATGTTGTAGGTCTTTGTTGTAGATTTTGATTCTTTCTGTGCTCTACGAAGTTCTGCTCTTGTCATGTTTACCATCCTTCATACTTAAAATTTCTTTTGTTAAACAAGTACCATCTGGATTATCTTCTGGATAAGGAATATTAGTAGAACAGTATTCAAAATACTCACAATACAAGCATTCTTCAATCCTTTCAATATCATTCTTCCGATCCATAAACAGGCCTCTTTCTGCTTTCATTTGGATTGTATGGAACTGCAGCAGGGTCAACAGGTGTTACAGGCATAGCAGATTCAGCTTCTTTCCTTCTGTCCCATAACTTCTTTGCACTCATTATTAACTCTTTGCTGTAAGATATTTGAGAATTGACTCTCTCAATCAATTTAGAATAAATTGAAATCATCAACTCATCTTCAATTGTATTTTCTGATACAAATTCAGATAACATAGTAGAATTCATATTGCGCACATTCTCATCATGCTTTAACTCAATCTTTCTCTCTTTGAGTTTGAGTTTAAGTACTTGAAGTGTTAGTTCTAATTGATTGAGTTTTTCAGCTACATCAAACAGCTTAAGTGGTACATCCATAAGTATGATTTCTAATACTTCATCAGAAGGGGATTTATATCCAGATTTCTTTATCATATCTGAAAGACTCTTGACCTCTGAGAATTCCTTAGAAAACATCTTATCATATACTTCATTTTGATACTTGATCACTGCATCGATATCTTTTTGATATCGAGTTTCAACGTATACAAAATTCATTATCAATCCTCCTATCTACAGTATGTATAACGATTCATACAGTATTTCAGGGCTACTAATTTCGTAGCCCTGATTACCTATTATTTCTTTACAACGGAACAAAGGTAAGTCAATGTCAACTCCTGCTGATACTGACTGAACCTCAACTCATTGTTCAATTTCACGAGCTTATTAGCAAGTATCAAGCAAATCATAAGATGAGCAGATCCATAATTCTTGATTTTAGCCTCGTAATGTCCTGGAATCATTGTTCTTGATATGTCTTGTAGAAGTATATACTTGACAACATTTATCGTAAATGCATGAAAATCCGTCATCCATTTTGCAAAGTTAACACCTGAATTGTATACAGTATCTACAATGCGAGCAATACCCGTGTTATCTTTAGATGCATATGCCTGAAGCAATTCAAAGAATTCATCATAATTTGGGAGACCTAAAGATGACATGAGTGATTCTGAAGTGATGTTCTTATCACTTGCGATAGCTTTCTCAAGCAATGTGATTGCATCTCTCATACCTCCATTAGCCATCTTTGCAATATAGCTGATAGCATCATCTGTATATGTGATGCTCTGACCCTCTTTATTTTCTTGCTCAACAATGTATTTGAGGCGGTTCTCAATACCAGCTACGGATATCTTTGATAATCGAAATTGCTGAACACGGGATAAAATTGTTTCAGGAATTTTCTCCGGATTAGTTGTAGCCATCAAGAATATTGTTTTTGCAGGAACTTCCTCGAAAGTCTTCAGAGCTGCTTGCCATGCAGCATTAGAAAATGAGTGCACTTCATCAATGATGAATATTTTCCACTTAGTTCCTACAGGATAAGATCTTGCCTGATCAATGATCACTCGCATACTATCTACACCGCTGTTAGAAGCTGCATCGATTTCAATAGGTTCCCCTTTACCTTCATTGAGAACATTTGCAAGTATCCTACAAATCGTTGTTTTTGCGCACCCCGCAGGACCTGTAAACAGAAAATTACGGACATCCATATGCGTATCTTCAATAAGACCTTTGACCATCTTTATAACAAATTTCTGCTCTACAACTTCATCCCACGTCTTAGGTCTATACTTAGCTGCAAGATTAGGCATCTAGTTTACACCTCCATCATTATCATCTGTATTCATTAACGATTCATAATGATTGACCACATATGACATTTCTTCAGGTGAAAGTAAACGAATCTCTTGAAGAAGATATTCACCACACCATGGTTGTTTATACCCGGAGATCATAACACAGTAGTCATCTTCCTTATCCGTTACGCATTGATAACAGCTAATAGTTCCAATGTCACCTAGATCATCATGACCTATAATGCTTTCAGGTGAAGGTGATTCACCTCGTCTGTTATCACTCACTCTCACAAATGTTCCAATATCATATGGAAATGTCTGTGTAAACATCTAAGTCACCTCCCAAATTGTTTGCATTTTTCATAGTATGGGCAAAAATTAGGTGTACACCATTTATCACCCACAGGCAACGGATCTGGAGCTATTCCAAATTCAGCATATTGCTGCACTTCTTTAAACATACTTCTGATTTCTTGCTGTTCGCTATCAGAAACTTTCACTTCAAAACATTTGATTCCTCCATATTGTCGATCTAGGTAAAAGAAAAATCCCCTATTCAATTCTAACAATGTGCAATAAGCTTTAAACTGATCAATATGCTCCTCTTTAGGGTCTGTCAAATCATTCCAAGCTGAATATTCTGAAGTTTTTATCTCAAATAAACAATATTCATCATCGTAACGAAGTAACCCATCTACAGCAAACCTTACTGGTGGATTTTTAAATTCGACTTGTGTTTCATACCCATTTCGTAAAGTTCTGATATCAAGACGGTCAAAAAATCGTTCACTACGAAGATATCCTACAACATCAATCCATTCAAATTGATCTGAAGATTTCAAAGCTCGTATCAACCGCTCTTGTACCATTGAATGACAAGCTGTACCGACGTCTGCTGTAAACTCTAATATTCTATCCGTAGACCTAGGCCTATCAGGTTGCGTACCTCTTAATCGAAACCAAGATCTTCGTTTACACCTTAAAGCTGATGGTGCAAATGTTTTGTGAGAGGGCTTATTAGCCCTCCCTTGTATATCCTGATCCAATTGAGTGTTGTATGCATCAAGAAGATACATAGATCCTGAAGAATTGAACTTCGCTAAATGATCTAAGTTTGCTTCTCGAAATGCCATCAGTCTTCCACCCCTGCAAGTGATGTTACAAGATCATCTGACCATACGGTGATACCTGCAACTTCTTCTCCGTTACTCAGCGGTGCAAGATTCATCTTTTCACCGTCGTACTTAGAGAGCACGCTCTTAAGAGCTTTAGCCCTGAATTTAATGTTGAACGGCATGCATGTACCTGCTACATCTACATCATAATCTACACGAGGTCCGTCGAATGAAAGTTTACCTCCACCGAAAGATACATCTATGATATCGTCTGACCCTTCTGAAAGAATATCAGCCTGTGACAAGAACTTGTTGATAACAGCAGGATTAAATGTAATATGCTCCTCCGGCTTATCAAATATTCCAAGAATGATGTCAGAATTGTAATTCCCGATAGATCCTTCTTCATCTTCGTACTCAGGTGTGAATTCTGTAATCATCTCATACCCTTCTGTATTTACAACAACGATGTAAGATCTCCCGTGTTTGTAGAGCTTTGAACCTTCTGGAAGGCTTGTCAGCAAATTCACGATTGTATCTTTAAGAAGACAAGTAACTCCTAACGTGTTCTTTGTAGAGTGTGTAAAAAGACTGTTATCATAATCTCCTACGATCACATCTCCTTGATCTCCCATCCATGCACGTGTGTAAACAGGATGTATGTAATTCATTGCAATCGCATACATCTGCTTGTCGCTAATGAACTTCCAATCATCTTTAGATACCTCTAACTGAGCATCGTCTTCAAACGGCGTAGAAGGTTTCTTGATTGCAACTTCTTCATCAACCATCTTGGCAAGTGTAAATTTCGCCTTACCAGATTTGATAGTAAGACCATCTTCTGCAAACACAAGATCAACAGTGTTAGTATCAAATGTGTTGATAAGCTGTTTGAGCTTCAGATTGTCCACGAAGATTGACGACTCCCCGTTTTCTGACCCCATACCAGAAACTGTAATCTGAGTCAGGAGCCTTTCTGCCTCGAGATTGATGATCAGCTTATTCCGTTTAGCTGTAAGATGAGCTAAACAGCTAGGCTGGTAGAATTTTGAAACATTTGCATTGACGATTCCAAGATTCAATGCATCAGAAAGTGGCTGTGTGTTTGTTTTAAATTCCATGTTCTATTTCTCCTTTTGAAATTGATAATGTACTACAACATTTATAACGATGCACGGTGCATCTGATCATAAGGTGTAACTCCATCGATAACATGTGTTTTGATCATTTCTATAAAATCTTCATCAGATTCAATTCTCCACTTAGATTTGTAATCATCAATCATGCCCTTGATTTCATCTGAGTATACACCGTCTACCCCTTTTGCAATGTCACCTCGGAATTCTTCACCAAACATTTCTTTATGTTTAGGCAGAGAATACTCGCATTCAAATAGCATGTACTGAATCCATTTGATCTCATCAGGATCTACTGTATCGAGTGATTCCGGCTGCTTGTATGGGCAAGGATATTCAAGGCCATACCAATTTGTTGTAACTTCTACATCACAATTGATAGGAAAAGGAAGGAAACTACCTGCAGATGACATCAGCTTGCTAAGAAGCTTTGCACCTTCTTCATAGTTTTCCTTAGGGAATTCACAAAGAATTTCATCATGAATCGGAACCAGTAGACGACCACCAAGTCGTTTCCAATCATCGCTCTCATATATGTTAAGTAATGCTAACTTCGTCATGTCGGCAGCCGATCCTTGGATAACACCGTTTAGACACTGCCGAGTAGCATCGTTTATCTTTGCACGGTTATTGATAACACGAATGTGTTCTTCAGCAAGTTGTTTTGTACGTTTGACTATCTGGCCAAAATATTTGTAACCTTTGAACTCTTTCAAAAGGGCATCCGTTATTCGCTTCGGTATTTCTTCTTTCTGATGAAGTGTAGTAGGATCAAGTGGATCTATATCAGGATTGACATATCCAGGCATCGGTCTGAATTCAAATTCAGGTAATTGCATATCTGGAAGATGACGTCGTCGTCCTAAAATAGTTTCTGTATATCCAAACTTTCTTGCGTGATCCTGTGCGGACAGCATTGCGTTTCTAAGTGATGGAAATCCGTTCATGATTGAATCATAGACCTTCTGTGCAGCAGTTACTTTTTCTTTATCTGACATATCTGTTCGTTTACCATACAACTGCTCTGCAATAGATGGTATAGATCTACCATAAAGTACTCCCAGAAGCACAGTCTTAGCTTCTCCTCGACGAGCTTTACCATCAGGCTGATACTCATGAGTCTCTGGATGAAACTCAAGACAGTTCTCATAAGGTACGTTAAATCCGATAGACGCAATAGTAGCATATATATCTCTACCATGAGTAAATGCTTCAAACATTTTCTTATCCTGACTTACAAAGGCAGTCAATTTTGGCTCCTGTTGACTGTAGTCGCTAGACATCATAACATATCCAGGAGATGCTTTAAACATATGACGTATATCTGTTGCATGAGACGGAATATTCTGCAAGTTTGGATCTGCAGATGACATGCGACCCGTATCTGCACCGACCTGTCTAAATGTAGCATGTACCCTGCCATCAGAAGCAGTTATCTTAGGCATTTTATCTACAAATGTATTGATAAGAACTCCATACGACCGTACCTTCAATATTTGATTTGTGATAGGGAGATTGAGTTCGTTAAGTACTTCCTTACCTGTACCTTCTTTCTTACCATCTGTGGGAATACCCATAAGTGTATACAGCAGATACTTTACATGCAATGGAGAAGTAGGGTTAAACTCAGACCCTGACAAGAAAGGTTTCTTGACAGAAGCTGGGATTGTATATCTCTTTTCATCAATGATCTTCTGCACCATCTGTTGTAGCATTCGTAACTCATTATCACGTTCTTTATGATACTTATCCTGAAGAGCTTTTGCAATGTCTTTATCTAAATATATACCATTGCGATGTAATTGCTGACATACTCCGATCATAGGCATCTCAACCTGCCAAACTAAATCAGCTATGCGTTCAAGATGGTTAGATATACACTTTTCATTTGATTTTGTAACAAATGGAAGTTGAAACTTGAACTCATCAAATGTTATTTTAGCATCATTTGCAGCATACAGTTTAGCTATCTGAGGTTTACAATAAGGAAATAGTTGCGGAGAAAAGAAATCACTGAATTTCTTTGGATCGCCTTCACCACGAAGTACATGACGATTATAAAGTCCTTTCAAGTCGTAATGCTGCTCGCCTTCACGTATGACTCTCCACCCAATAATGACATCATAATAGCATCTAGGAACAAAATCAACCTTATAGTCCTTATAAATCATAGCCAAGTCGAAATCAGCATTTGCAAAGATCAACTTGACGTTTGAATCTGCAATACGTTGAAACTCTTCTTGTACATCTTCATATGTAAGCTGACCCTTATAAGGCTGATCGAATATCGGGACAAGATGTTTATTTGGAATGTAGCATTCTACCCCTCCTGGATAATACAGCGATGATCCTACAATAGTATCATGAATACGATCAAGCCCTGTTGTCTCAGTATCGATACCGGCATATCCCGATTCAATAAGTTTGGTGACATAATCATGAAGTTGTTCCTTAGATTCAATCAAGATAGCATCAGAATCTTTGAAGTATTCAAGCACTTGTTTTGATATTCGTTCCAATTCACTTGAAACATTTTTAGCACTGATTTTCTTAGGTGCTTGAATAGATTCTTTTGTTCGTTCAGCTACTTGATTGATCTTATCTGCTTGAGCAGAACTGAATAATCTCAAGATCAATTCACATCCTTTCTTTTAAGATACTGTTTAATAACGATTCAACACAATTTGAGGTCGACTACAACGTCTGTAGCCGACCTCATGATACCATGATGATTAAAACTTAACAGGTTCTGTCAGTTCCGGTGGAACTTCATCTACATAATCTTTGCTGAAGGGTAATTCTTCGTCTACAGACGGTGCAGGAATACTAGGTGTAAAGCCTTCAATCTCCGGACCTTCAGGAACATTTGCTGAAGCTGCTCTTCTGGGACTTACCTGATAGTTTGGCATGCTGTACCCGCCTGCAGGTGTCTGATTATTATAAGAATCTGCTGAGTCATTCAGCATAGAATAGAGCTCTCCTGCAGAATACTCCTTGATAACCTGTGAGTAGTAATCCGGGAAGATGATGTTGTTTTCTGCAAGAATCTGCTGATAAGTTTTGCAACCGCTCTCCGGTGAGTTAGCACCTTTAGCGACGATGGAATATGTTGTGTTGATGTCACCATAAGCACCGTTTCTTGTAATACGGAATACAACCTCTGACGGATTCGGATACTTATCGAATACATCTGTTACCAGCTGATTTTCAAATCGTACATTCCTGTCCCAGAACTCTACCTGACCGGTTGTATAATTGTAGAGAGGTATGAACAGCTTTGTCTGTACACGAATACCTTTCCCGCATGCCGGACAACCTTTTCCACAGCAGTGAACATATCCACTGTACTCTGCAGATTTGATGTAATGTGAATCACAAATAAGTACATCTCTGCTGCTCCTATACAGAAACACTACATCTGCATAATCTTTGTCATTCCTAAGTGAGAAAAATCCCCCGTATTTCTCCTCATTGTATTGATCCATTGTTTTGAATGCCATGAATAATCCTCCTTGATACTCATTTTTTTTGATATTACTTGATTCATCTATATTAACGATGCTACCTAAAGTTTAGATGCACGATTCCAAGTTACGTAAGAATCCGATGATTCTATCAACCGTACCTGCCACAATAAGCAATCATATTCTGAGAGATTCCCATCAATCTTAGAAGCAATATAATTGACAAGCGTCTCTGCGCATATGTAATCAGGAATGACACAGTACAGACCTCTATCAAACTGTGCAAATACACCTGTTAATGATAAATCAATCGAGTTATCTGATCCCTCCTTATTAGAAATGAGAAATTTCTGATGTGGAAGTGCAGACACTACTGCAGATTTCAGATCTTCAAATGATATGATTACAGGTGACACCCTATCAGGTGAAGTGACGGTAACTTCTACCTTGTAGTCGTGTGCATTCAAGATATACTTATCATTTCTTTTGTAGATATAAGCACACTCAAAATGTGCTCTTTGAGAAACCATTGTCTGTGACAATTTTATCACCTCCCTTGACCATATTTGATCCATCTTCTAGCATCTTTCTCACATTCAGCTTTTGTATCTCCAAATGCTACAGAATTTCCAAATGGATTTCTAGCCACCCAACTTGTGACCATGCCAATTGCGTTTGCTCTCTTATTAAAAGGATCATAATCCTGAATCTTTTCAAATGTTAAATCCGTAAATTTCAATTTCATCATTTGCACCTCCTACATATGACGTCCACGATACTCATTTTCAGCCCTAAAAGCAACATCTGTGGGAACACCTTTGTAGCAATCATTCATGAGCTCTTTGAGCTCATCATCTGATTTACTGCGGACAAAATTTGTGAGAGCTTTCTGATAAGTTGCTGCTTTCCTATCACAACTTGCCGTGTATGGAATGTTGTGTCTCTCGAACATGTGTTTAACAGATTCCGTAGCTTTGAGATCCTCAGCTAATCTAGACTTCTTAGGACCTGACGACATAAGATACTTTGCCTTTGCATATGCATACATTTTAACTTCCTCCTCTTGGATCATTGATATTGTTTGACAGTTACATGTTGTATAAGAATGAATTCAATCGTTGTAGAAGTAAACTTTGAATACTTCAAGTTTAGCTTTTAAGTTTTCCATAGCAGCTTCTTTTCTCTTACCTCTAAATCCTAATCTTTCTCCGTTAAGGATATTGTTTACCAATGCCGCCATATCTGGATCAGAATCAACGATCTCCCAAAACTTAGCCCTGATAGCTTTATCGGAAAGATCAAATTCAGAAGATGCATTTCCATCCTCTACCATATCGAATATATTTATTTCACCATCAGAAGTAGCACAGATATTAGAAGTTTCAAGCTCATATCTTGCCTTGTCAATCAGTCTGTCATGACTGATGCAGTATAAGCAGTTGTAAGCTACTCTGTAAATGTATCTCTCGTTGAACTTCTTTTCATTTGCTTCAAGAATTGGGACATTTTTGTTGAGGTACTGAAGAACTGTTTCTACACCTTCTTCTTCGGAAGCGTAGAAGGATTTAGTTTTGTACCAAGCTAAGATGATTTCGTTGAAATACTGAATATATAACGCAACGGTTTTATGATCTTCTGGAAGTGCAATCCATTCCTCATAAGAATATGGATTGGTATAATTGATGTGATTGATGAATAATCTTCTTGCTTCGTAAAATTCTCTACTCATAACTTATATCCTCCCGGACTATTGATATTTGTTGACCTGTGTTGATATTTATGTGTTATTTATTTTACATGTATATTGTATAACGATTTTGGTGAGAAGTCAAGCCCGATCACAAAACTTAATCATTTCGTAATAATTCATGAACCTTAGACATATCAATAAATATAGAATTATCTATATCTGTGTTATCTAAACTAACTTCTCCTCGTATTCCGTAGCATCTACATCTGAAAAATTGATATGAATGATCAAATGTTTCTTCTACTTCCGTATTGTCTGAAATTACAATAGGTATGATACATACTACATCTATAGGCCTAAAATACATGAATTTAAGAACATCTCCAATTGATTCACAACAATACACAACACCATCACATCCTGGCAATATCTTCTCATCATCAAGTATATTGAGATACTTATCAAACGAAGTTCCATGGTACAATACTTTATTCATATAACATAACCTCCGAATAAACAATGACGATGCTTCATTACATACGAATCACAGAATAAAGGCATATGTGGACACAGATTTAGGAGGAGCAATCTGATACTCCTCATCTGTTAATGATTCTCATAAGAAATCCTAGAATCATTTTACGATCTGCGTTGTTTTTAGATGAAAATAGTTTTAAAAATCTGTCACGCAACTCGCTCACAAGCATAAAAACATTTCGAATAAGTTCATTTGTAACTTCAAATTCTGGATATTGTTTATGTTTTCGATTTTGGATGATCCAAGCATCAATGCATGTTCTAACGTCTGATAAAGTTGTGCCGAATTCCCCAAATACAAGTTCGTCATATACATCACTTGAAAATTTTTTGCCCTTTGGTTTAACATCAATATCATTGATATCTGCAAACCATGTGGCCAATTCATCAATCCAGTGTTGATAATCTCTACTATTTGGATATGCACACAATTTTATGATATTTGATGTGATCTCTTCACTGAATCCTCTGATACGTCTTTCAGCTTTTGATTTTTCCATTGACATACCATATATGATAGATGGTCTAATTGTATGTTTTTTCATGATTAGATACTCCTCCTTTGTAAATTATAACGATTCTATAGTAAATTGAAAAATTATCAAGTACCATTCACATTCGTATTTAATGGTCTAGTACTGATACAAAACGAATGCAGGAGGTTTATACACTCCTGCATTATTATTTCTAACCCTCTATGCAACTTATCTCATTGGATGATATTTGATCTTATCAATCTCAAATTCTATTTGAAACAATGATTATATGGTTTGCCGAATTCCTTAAAATAATATGTCTTATACTCCTCAATGCGCTTATTCAGCATATCGTACGCATCTGACCATCTGTTTCGTATAACTAATTCTATCCATTCATCTCTTGTGATCCGGGCATAAGATTTTTCTGTATCCGTAGCATTCATAGAATCGAACATCTTATAGATATGTTCATCAATCCCGAATCCGGATATTATCGTCCGAATGTCTTCAAATTCTGTCCAGGATTCTATTTTCCTATGAATATAATGGTTGAGATAAACAGCGCACTTCAGACACCTTATAACATACCAAGGTTTTCCTAAATAGAAATCATTATGATTTCTATCCTTGACGTCTAAAGCAAATGCTTTATAGAATTCGTCTCCACCCCATAATTCATGGTTCTGTACTTTCACACAGTAGTTAAAGAGATGCACTACATCTTCATCGAGTATGCTGTATAGCTTAGCATTCATAGCTTTTTTGATCGATCTTCGATCTTCATATGATGCATAATAATCTCTATCTAAATCTACTATGAATACAGTTACAAGATTACGGAAATCATCGATGCTCTGATCATATGAAGGATCAAGATCATTGATAATTCTATATATCATATCTTCATCATAGCGGATGAAACCTTCACCAAATAACTTCTTCACAATTTTCTCATATCTTGTCATTGTAAATACCTCCTCTTGGATTATTGATACATGTATTTTCTTCACATATATTAACGATTTATGAATATGCAAACAATATATTGTGTGATTATTTTCTATTCATAGCAGCTACTTCTTCGGGTGTAAATGAACTAAATAGATCCTCTAGATCTTTCTTCATATCGTACTCGAACTTATCTTGTACAGATGTTTCAGATCCATTGATAATATCTTCAAATACATTCTCGATGTCTTCTACATCAACTACAGATCGCTTAGATATATAAGATATCGGAATATCATATGCATGAGATAATAACTTTCGTTTAATATAGATTAATCCTAACTTTGTTTCTCTTGACATTTTCATCTCTGTTTCCTCCTCTATATCAACTCTAATGAATTGAACTCTTTTTCTGAAAGATCATTGATATCTTTGCCTTCAGGAATTCCTTCAAATTGCCAAACAAGTGCAACAGATTTCAATGCTTTCTTTAACCTTCGTGTAGCACGTTCTCCTGCTTCATCAGGATCAAATCCAAGTATGAACTCCCTTACACCTAGTCTCTTAAGCTGTTCAATTTGATATGGTGTGCCAGTCCCTAGAAGAGCTACAGCAGGTTTTCCATATCTCACAGAGGTCAATGCATTGAAACAACTTTCTACTATAACAACCGACTGACAACCTCTTGGAAGTTCGTAGATTCCATATACTGGTTTCTGTATATCATTCGGTATATAGAATCGCTTTATGGAAATAGCTCTTCTTACTATAAATAACGATCTACCCTTAATATCTCTCACAGGAAATGTGATACAAGGAATTTCTTTTTTACCACCCTTCGGAATATAGTGCATATCTACGCCTACATCATATCTTTCTATGAGATCATCGGTAAGTTTTCTGTCGTACATGTACGGTACCGTAAATCTGTATTTAGCAAGTTCTTCTTCGTTGATGTATTCAACTTGATTCTTATTCATACTATGTATAGAATGTATAGCGAACTTAGCTTCTAGCGATTTACTCAACTGTTCTGAAAATAGTTTGCCAGATTCAGTGTTTATTCGTGATCCAATCTGTTCTTCTATGTACTTGCGAACAGCTTCCGGCACAACTCTCTCACTTAACAACTTTGGAATCCACTGTTGCAATGACCCAGATGTATGACATGTAAAGCAGTTGTAAAATCCTTCAGGATAGAGCTGACCATTACGATACTGATCATGAAGAAGTACTCCTGCAGAGGGTCTCCTCTCTTGACCATTGCTATGAAATGGGCAGTACACGCTGTAATAATCTCCCGTGATTTTATTGAGCCGAATGAGTCCTTGTGAACCCATATATTCAAGTAATCTTACAACATCCATTAAAATTGAACACCTACCTCAAAATCATCGTCATCAATTAGAGCGTCATCTTCGTCTACATGTACCTTTGTTGTCATCACAATAGGTGTACCTACAGGATTTGGACTGATTGATTGAGCTACAGAGTCATTAAGATCATTTTCAACTAGATGAAGTTCCCCTGTATTTGGATCCCAGGAATAAGACAACACAGGTTTTTGATTTGAAGCATTTCTAGACTTCTCTAATCGGATATCTAGTCTTCTCTCTTTATAGTTCTGTCTCAATGTAAATACCTGTGTAGCAATTCTACCCGGATGGTCTGATCCTTCTAATTCATACATTGAAGGGAATGGATCTACTCCATCCTCTGATTGATTATTTTTAGTAGCCCTGTTGGCCTGCATAGCTACTACTACTGCACATCCTAGATCTTTTGACATTCTAAATAACGAGTTACAGATATTTCTATACTGTTCATGAGTTGCAGATGCATGTTTCTCATCTTCAAGATACGATATACCATCTACAATAAGAAGTTTGATTTTATTACGATACACAAAGTTTCGTAGTTTAGAGAATGTTACAGCTCCATCGGATACATCTTTGTCTTCCAGGATAAATGCAGGCGTATCTTCTTTCTGCAACTCAGTAATGTAATTCAGATACTCTTCAGAATATTGACCTCGGAATAGTTCAGAGTTACGAAATTTTCCTTCACCTCTCCAAGTATCAAATCGAGTAGCCAGGATAGATGCTTGCATCTCGGGAGAATAATATAGAACAGGAAATCCATGTCTTTGAGCAGATTCCATTATCTTTGCACAGACCCAAGATTTACCTACGTTGCTTCGTGCAGCAATGACAACAAGTTCTTCTACGGTAGAGAATCCTCCATACATGAGTTTATCTACTTCAGCAAATCCAGTAGGTATTCGAGCTCGTTTACTGAACTCTACAATCTCATCAATTCGTTCTTGTGCTCCGTGAACGATATCTGTGCTTGACATAACATCAAGCTGATCTATTCGGAATACTTGTTCACGAATATATCCCCACACATTTTCAATCTGTGTTTCATCAGCATCTTTAATACGATTGACAGTTTCAACAAGTATGATACGCTCCTTGTTAAGAACCATCTGATTCTTCAGATATTCAAAAGGTTCATCTACATCTAAAAGAGTCTCAATATCTTGAAACTCATTCATAAATGTGAAGACATCTGGAACCTTACCATAGTTTGTATTATGATTGAATATGAATTGTATGTGACGCTTAAATACCGAATAGTAAGTATCATCAAATGACAGAAGCTGCTCACGTTCTTCCTCATCGTCTGTAAGAAGTATTCTAGATATTACTTGTAGTTCAATTGATTCTATCATTCACCAGCACCTCCTTCAATTGATTTTTAAGAGGTACTAGAAATAGACCTTTACCACTTAATTGTGAAATATCTTTTAATACAATAACTGTATATTTGTTTTCCATCTTCCTTGATTCAATCAAGTTTAGAATCGTTTGACTCTCAAAGTCGTTGAAGATGCAGTAATCCAATCCGGATATAACAAGTATTTCAACGTTGTTAATATTGTTCTGAAGCCTTTGAAGCTTGTCAGATACTCCTTGAGACCAGCTGTCTTTTATTTGCTGAACATAAGTAGAATAGCTTACATGAACAACATGTGGTCCCATTTTAGCCTTTATGTATCGACATATACAGGTATATACGATCTCCCTGACCTTATTTGAAATGTCCTTGCTCTGTATGCAAATAACTCCGTCACTATTGACGATTGTATTCCAATCTCGAATGAGATCCTCTTGTTTATACTTAAGTTCAATTCCTGAGATATTGCATCGTTCATACATGACATCATAGTTATCATCAATACCGCAGCTGTAATCGCACCAGTCTCGTGTGCAGCTTTCTATGAACTTGCAATCGCGTTTCTCGTCGCATTTTGGATACTCGATAGGAAACTCAGGATACATATGCTTAGTAAGAGGATTTCTAGTTCTCCAAAACTTTACACGATTCTGTACACACTGTCTTGCAATGTCAATAGAATCTTCATATCCTAATTCACGATACTCCTCAGGTGTCATGAACAGTGTTGTGAATGAATCACAAGAGCCTTCTAAAGGATATTTATGCTTCACAGTATTGTGATCACGTTCAAGTAAGTATCTTCTAACGCTATACTCCCAGAAAAATACGATATTATTCGGCAAGTTTCTAACATCTTCAACTTTTTCATAAGCTTGCTGAGATGTGAGCAATTCTCCATCTATCTCCACATACTTGTTGAAAACAACTCGCTTACCATCTACTCTTCTAAACATGTACGCGAAAATAGGATACCTTATTAGATTATCTATCACCTGTTCTTCAGTAAATCCTGATATCTTAGGTATGTATCCCAATTTGTCATGATAGTTGAACCCTTCATACTTCTCATACATTTCAGGTCTCCTAGGACGTATGAAATGATCCGGAAATAGTTTTAACAGATCTGAGTCTGTCATTTCATCTACTTCTGTTGTTATTGTAATTTCTGATTGCTTAGAAGGAATTTCAGGTAATGTTTTGTAGATCATCATGCTTCTACCTGCTAGATCTTTAGCAGGTCTCCAGAGGTTCTTGATATCTCGTATAGGAAATACCCGGAATGATAACGATATGTCATCCCTAGTTGAGTTGTGTTGAACAAATTCATTCTCATCTGATGTATCACTAGATTGTACCGTAGATAAATCACGATCCGTAGAATCACTTGAATCTTTTCTACTGATTTCAGATGTATCTTGAGATACATGCTGTGCATCTTTGACTTCTCTATCTTCAATGACTGATGTATCTGAATAATCTGTGACATCTCTATATTCAAGTACCTTCCAGTCAAATGTATCAACAGTTGCGTAAGCATTCCCTAATGTAGATTTCATCTCATCTTCATCATAATCAGATTCTTGAAGTAATTTGATATTATCAGGCAAAGAATCCCCTTTAAGTATATTTGTTACTAATGAATTCAAGGTGTCGATAGCTTTTACCTGATTCTTGAACCGCCATGCACCTTGAAATTGCAACACTGCTTGAACATATTTTGGACACATTGACTGTATTTCAGCTAAATGTATCTTAATAGCTCTATTAGATGAAATATCGCTATAGAATTCTTCACAAGCTGTTATGTAATATTTTGCCAACTGTAACACCCTCCTTAGGCAAAACAAATTTCTCTATCTAACATGTTATAACGATCTTCATCTGATATGATAGTTGATTCAAGAGTACAGTACTTTCTGCATAATGCAGTAAATGTAGATTCACCTGAAACTATACCAGCACTTCCCGCATCTACAATTGACTCATTATTAAAAAATTCATCCGAAAATATATCTCCAAGGTCATCAAAATGTTTCTTACTAATATAACAATTAGCAAATTTAGAATATGATTTACTGATGCACCTGAGTCCCTCTGACAAGAACGTAGCTAATGTTACCCACTTATAGTTATCTTTAGATGCTGTAGCATCTGACTCAATCCATTCCTGAGTATAATATATTTTACCAACTGAGAAAGGATACATGTAAGTGTTATTAGATTTTGAAAGATTGTCACACCAAGTCCTAAATTCTTCTACAAATTTCTTAAGCTGATGCTCTCCTTGCACCCAATAGTATGCATAAGCTCCAATGACCTGTTCAGCATATTTGAATATAAGATCTGCATTGAATCCATATTTTGGATAGCAATCAGGTTTAAATCTATGATCAAACCAATAGCTGATCAATTCCGCACATTCTACAGGCTCGTGATAATCACAATTCTGACGCATCTCTTCTGGAAATTTAGAAAGAAGCTCATGATTCTGCCTCATGAGCTTCCGAATAGATTTATCTTTCTTCTTGTTCTCAGACTTAGTAGCATTCTCAGGAAGGTTCAAATACGGTTTTGTAGACGCATCTGTAGCATTCTTTGGATCATAAGGATCAGGAACTACAGCAGATTTTACGCTTTCAGCTACATCTGAAATAACAGATACAGATTTCTGAAGTAACTGACCTAATTTATCAAGTACCTCATCAACTTTCTTATCAAGGCCTTCAACTCTACCCTTCAATTCGTTGAATTCTTCTTTAGTAACGTACCGCTTATCCATTTCCTCGTAATCAATCATGGAATGTCTTGATCTACCGGACCCACCTCGTGTATTATCATCTTTATGCTCCTCTAAAAACTTTTCCATAATCTCTACCGATTTCTTGAGGTTTTCAAGGCTATTTTCTACCCTATCTTTAGTACTCTGGTACATTGTGCCTTCTACGTGTTTCAAATCTTCTGCATACTTAAGTACTCTTGCAGATGCTGTTTCCATACCACCATAATTCATGAAAAACATACTATGTAACTCCTTCCTGAGATAAAATAAAAAGCCGATGAGCTTGCCCTTATCATTTCTTTTATGTTACCTAGATATAGGACTCTCGCCTTTCCTATGTCGGATAGGACGCTAGGTCCTATACCTTACTAGATAACATAAAACAGATGACAAGGGCGAGAGACTCATCGGCTTTATGCGTCAGAACATATTCAATTGTACTCACCTTCTAGTTGATCATCTAGAAGAATCAAATATGTGCGAGTCAACTGTTGATAGACGATAAATGTTCACGTTCATCAATTCCTTCCGCCTACTCAAGACGTTGTGAAAAAGATTACTTGATACTTATTTACCTATCTATCGTTGACTACATCAGTAATTATAGCATCGCTATCACGAGAAGTCAAGTAGTTTTTATAAATTTTTCAAAATATTTTTTATCCGCTTGAAATCAAGTATGCTATCACCTCCTGACACTTTAAATTTTGATCTGTCATAGAACATAACGATTGAAAACGTGGTATGAATAGTATTCTGCGACCACTATACCATAGAAGACGATAGTTCTATTGCCGAAGTATACTAGCTATCAAGTATCTAAAATCTTAGTGGTTACCTCTAGGTATCGACTCATCTCTGAGCCTTTGAGTAGGAGTATCAATTCAGAGAAATCAGATTGCAGATATGCCCACCTTTGTGGTGGGCTATTTTAGAGGTGCGAACCTTTAGGTGAGCTTATTGATTGAATTTTTAAGTGGTGCGAACTATTCTCGTAAGAGTATTAATTATTTTTCTCACTAGAAAAATAATTTACTTTGTAATCTATGATTACTCTTTATTTGTGTATCTATGATACACTATACGCGCGCACGTGTACGAGCGCAACCATTCAACTCACCAAATTTTAAGAATTTAGTTATCAATTTTTGAAATTTGATATTTCTGATTATCTGAGATTCTTAAACCTGCTACATACCATTGATCAGGTAATCAGCTAAGATAAGATAAAATGAATTGATTAAATAATAAGATATTTTGAAATTGTATGAATATTAAAACATACATCATTTCTACAATTGAATATCAAATTCTATGTGTATTTATATCATACAGAAATCTTACAAATTGTTATCTGAGTCGTGAATATGAAACGCTTATCCGATAGTGAAAAACTACACCATAATCTTTTATAAAAGTTTTAACAAACTATCTATAAATTTGTTCTAGATCATTATACAATATAATTATATTAGAGTTGACCGATTGATGTAATATGTGTGATTTTTGATTGGAGGCTGCTTGTATAATGAATAATGAACAAATCAAACAGAAGACGATTGAATTGTATGACCAATTACCTATGGAACTAGAAGAAAGAAAAGCACGACATGATATAAGAGATCAGATACTAGAACTCAATTATGCATTCTTCGGATATGTTGCATCTCATAAATTTGTGAATAATCAATATGTTTCATATGAGGACAAATTGAACACAGCGATATATGCATGGCTTACAATGTGGTGGAAGTATCGATGGACACCGAAATATAGAGCTGATTTATCATTTACCGTATTTTTCAAGCCGAGAATAACAGAAGTCATGGAGCGAGAACTTGATGAAGTAAAGTACTCAGTTCGTCGCTCTTTATGTATGGAAGTTGCTAAACAGCTTGACAAGCATTGGGCGAAGGTTACATATGATGATTTATCAGATCCTAGAGTTAAGCTAACTGCAGATAAGATGAATTCGTTGAAAGCGATATTTGGTTCGTTATACTCTGCTGATTTAGAAACTCACGAAATATACATAGAAGCAGCTAAACCAGATGTGTTTCGAAGTATGTCAGATAATTATGACTCCATACATGATTTCTTGATACATGAGATGATTGAGAATGAATCAAAACTAGATGATAAGAAATTGAGGGAAATGTCTGATATGTTTGGGTTAGATTTCTACGAATTGAAAAAAGAACTGCCTCAAGCAGAAGCTGATCTTTACAAACAATTGCATGACAGTTTAGATGTTTACGAAAGTATTTGAGCGGAGATATATTTCAATCTCCGCTCTTGTAATGATCCTCTATCTAGATTATGCTGCCTGCTTATCTATCAGCTTATTCAAGAATGTGATAGTCTTCTTCATTGAAGTGTTTGCTGGATCAGATCCCTGACCTGGAAGTAATGACATTCTATATGTTAAATCATACACTTTGTCTGAACTTGTTTTGTAATGCTGGAAGAAATCCATAGATGCTTGGAACAGCTGATATCCTGTACCTCTATAGTTATTAAGGTCAGGTCTATTCATGCATTCTGACAAGAACGTCTCCCGTGCAATCTCCTGCTGCTCGTTTGCTTTGGCATGAGATCCTGTTGGATCTTCCATAATGGGGAACATATCATCCAAGAAATGCTCAACCTCATCTCGACCGATTCTCACCTTATAGTATTTTGAAGACCTACCTGTAAGCTGTGAAGATGCAATAGCTATTTGATCATTTATGCTGTAGCACATCTGCTGATTGATCTGCACATCTGGACTTACAGCTACGCGTACTTTGAATACGTTATTGTTGAGAGCATAGGCGAGCGTATTCTGGCAAACAATGCGGATAGGTGTATAGAGTATTGTGATCTTCCCGTCCACCTTCAAGTGCTCATTCAGAACGACTAAGTACTGATCAATGTCATCATCAAACAACTTGAACTGATCCAGGACTTTGAAGCAGCCGAATACTTTTTCATTTCCGTTGACATGTCCGCATGTCTCAACTTCGATCTTGTTTCCAAGCATACTCTCGATCAGCTTAAACGTATCATCATTCTGAATAAGCTTCGGATAAGCTACATTTACAGCACCGATGACGGATTTGACTTCATCCTCTTTGTAGATGCAATGCCATCTGTCCACTTGCTGATGGAATTGAGTGTACATCTTTGTAGCTCCTACTTTCCAGTCGAGATCTGCAGCTTTAATAATCTCTTGAGATGTTCTAGGCTTGCTCTCTTCATATAACGTACCAAGCTTGCCCCAAGGACTTTCTCCTACATATATGTAGTCTTTCGCCATTTTATGTTCCTCCTTATCATATGATAATCTATGTAGTTACATCACAATTTAACAATTCAATACATAGAAATAGCACAGAATGTGTTCTGTGCTATTATCATACCTTATTCCAATAATTTCGAACTGACTGAATTGAGCAGTGCAATTCTTCTGCTACATCTTTCTGTTTCCATCCTGCATCTTTGAGAGATTTTAATTTTCCGAGATCAATGCGTACACGTTTCTTACGTTCTTTATCATCTGTATGTACATATACATCTCCGTTGTTTGCCATCTGTGATCCTGTTATCTTAGTATGAAGATCTTCATTTGATACGCTTGTAGCAGTGTTAGGACATGATTCAAACAGATTATCTATGATATTAGTGAATCCCGGGTCATTTAGGTGAACTTCACTTTCCGTAGGAATAGCAATGCCTTCTGGCCCTATAAGAGGTTTCTCATTGCACGAATTCACTAAAAACCTAGATCCTTGAAATAATTCACTCATTGACCACATCGCAAGACGACCATTTGTTGTAGGTCGAAGAACCTGTATATCTTCACCTTCCAAGTATCTTTTCAATGCATCTTCTTTTGAAATCTCTTGAAGAATAGTATCCATTGAACTATCAGCTCCTTTCACATCAAAGTTTGTTGTGATCTTTACGCCATTCTTCTAAATATTTTATTTGATCTTCGTCTGATTGATAATCATCATATTCGTTTCTTGAACCTTTAACAAGCAGAAACAAACTTGCAACTCCGAGGATTAAAGCAATTATTAGAACTACTGTTATCTGCATGATTTACCACCTACTTAATTAACTGCGTTAGGAAGCACACCTCGTTTATTCCCTGTAAGCTTTCGGTACTTATAATTGTTTCGAATATACTGCCAAAAAAAGTGGCCCTTCGATGTAGCAGTTACAAATCTTCTGTATATTCTTATTGGGACATCGAAATACATATAAATATCATCAGGTCCACCATCTCTTCCTTTAAACTGAATGTACATATCACCTGTACTGTCCTTAGCATTCCTAACATTGATAGCATAACTCCATATGTTAGAAGATTTTGCACGGACCATATTCTTTGTTATTTCTTTAGTGCTGATTGCTGCAAATATACTAGATCTATCAGATGCATCTGCAAACATGCATCTTATGATCTCAAAATCTTTTGGAACATTTAAACTCGATCTGAGAACTCTTTTCATTTGACAGAGACCTCCTTCATATAAAATATTGAAGGTTCTATCTATCTTTGAAAATGTATTCTCCAAGGATTACTTCTAATATTGACCAAGCAGTAGCAGTGATAATAAGTGTTGGAAGTAAATATCTTAGAGGAATATACATGCATATAGATAATACAACAAATGCGCCAAGTATGCACATAGCAGTATAGAATATAAATTGTATCAAACCTTTATGTTTCATGATATACCTCAGAATAATCTTTTCGATTTAGATTGTGTGTTTATGATATCTACGTTTAAGTAGTCTCTGTAGTTATTGAAGGATATTTTTGATACAAATTGTATTATATCTGGTAAATAAGTGTCTATTCCAAGCTCCTCCGAAACTTTCTGCAGATATTCAAGTTTATCAAGTCGATTTTTCTTGTTTGCACTGAAGACAGACTCAGATTCAGGGTCTTTAAATATAATAGGACACTTAGTTGCCCAATTTCTACCAAACTGGTATATTCCAATTCTGCAACAATCAGATTTAGAATTATTTAAAAATCTAAGATGCGGCATCTTACAAGTGATTGATGTGACCGGATGAATATGGCAATAGTAAGTTGTAAATTTATCTGTAGGTTCTTCCGGATAATCTCTATCAGGACTGAATGACCAGGTACATCGTTCAACAACCTTCTGCTTTTGCGATAAATACAGATGCTGCTTCTCTAACTTGAAAACATATACAGGTACACGCTTAAAATTAATTGTATGTATCTCCTGCTTCAGTCCATCACGCAATCGTTGAAGTTGATTCATATCAAGCAGTTTATTGTATGAATGATATTCAGGTTCACTTATATTCATAATACGATCATATTCAAACTGAACATATACATTATCTTCAGGAACATCACAGCATCCACAAGAATTACATCCATCTGTCAAGAAAAATGTATTAGAAAGTTGTATTCTATGTATCTTTAAACACCTATCATATATCTGATCATCTACAATGATAGGATGTTTTGATACAAGTTGTAGATATTGAAGTATTTTATCAATGTTATTCATATTCACTCCTCCATAAAGAAAGTGTGATACATATCGCATGTATCACACTTAATAACGATTCATACTAACCTATAAGATTGTAGAACTCTTGTCTGAGTGCATGATCAGTATCAAATTTACCTCTCATAGCTGCTGTTCTTGTATAAGTCCCAGGTTTCTTAACTCCGCGCATTGTCATGCAATAATGCTCTCCTGATATTACTACAATTACATCTTCGCTACCAGTTGCTTTTATCATGATGTCCGCAATATCATGTCCAATCCTCTCCTGAAGCTGAGGTCTCCTGCAGACAGCGTCTGCAATTCTAGCCATCTTAGAAAGGCCTAAAACTCTACCTTTAGGAAGATAACCGATACTGATATCGAGTTTCATCGGAAGTAAATGGTGCTCACACATAGAATAGCATGGAATATGAAGCTCTGTTACAAGATCATTAGATTTAATATCAAACGATTTAGAATTTTCTTCTGCTATTTTTTCATTAGATTTATCGATTGAGCTAAATATTTCTTGATAGGCTTTTCTTACTCTTTTAGGAGTTTCAACCAATCCAGGTCTATCTGGATTTTCTCCTAATGCAAGTAATATGTTATATACGCATTTTTCTATGACAACATTTGGATCTTCTCCTGGAACTATAGATTTTATCAATTGAGTATCCCAGTACTCCTTATTCAATCCATCTTTCATATCTTACACCCCTCTCATATTTGGATCCCAAATTATCTTGTGCAACTGAAGTTGAATACGAACATTTTCAACATCATTACAGATAAGAAAATCTACAATTTCTTTAGGATCTATCTCTTCAAATACGGGACTAACAAAGATGTTTGCACTAATATCATATCCATTGACGACTGCAAGCATAGTTGATAGATCAAGTTTAGATCCTACTACAAACTTTAGAACATCTTTTGATCTTAATAGAGGAAGATTCAATCTATTCATTCTATCTTCCATATTAGATGAAGGACACTTATAATCCACAGTAAGGATCACATTTTTCATATCAACATATGGAAGTATTGAAAGACTTCCATTAGTCTCAATATTTACTTCATATCCTGCATCAGTTAATGCAGTTACCAAATCATAACATTGATCGCATGCAAGCGGTTCTCCTCCTGTTAGTGTGATTCTGTGTAAACCAAAGTAATCTACATGTTCTACGATATCTGATATACTCATCAATGTATAATCACCACATGTAGTTGCATAAGAAGAATCACAGTAACTACATTTAAGATTACATCCATATAGACGTATGAAGGTTACGGGGTATCCTGTTCGGATACCCTCTCCATCTATGGACCTAAAGATTTCAGAAACTTTGATTAATTCTTCCATATCGATCTACTCCTCATATGCAGCCCAATTATTAGAGCTCTCTTCAACCTCTGCTCGATAGCAGCATGGAATTGAATCAACAATCCACTTTGCAATGTTTTCTGCAGTAGGGTTGAAATCAAATACATCGTTAAGATATTTATGATCCATAACTGCATGAACAGACTTCTTAATCTCCTTGAAGTCAATAACCATACCGTTTTGATTGACTTCATCAGACTTACAAAATACTGTTATTTTCCAATTATGTCCATGCATATTTGTGCACGGAGATTCATAATCAAGTTCCAATTTATGTGCTGCTGAAACTTCCAATTCTTTTCTTACATAATACATACTCAATTATCCTCCTCATATTCAATAGGATCTTCAACACCATTTTCATGGAATGCATTAAGACGATCAATACATGTTCCGCATTTTCCACATGCTTTATCTCCACCTTTGTAGCAACTTGTGGTAAGTTCATATGGAACATTTAAGTCCAATCCCGCTTTAATGACTTCAGCTTTATTCATATTTACAAGCGGTGCAACTACTCTTACTTTTCCGTAAGTTCCTATGATGATTGCAGTATTCATCGCAGATGTAAACTCCTCACTGCAATCTGCATATGCTCTACCTGCTGCATCATCTGCATGAGCTCCGAGTAAGATATCTACATCATCTTCAGGCCAAATCGACTGTGCTAATGCAGCAACAGAGGATAACATGAGCCCATTCCGAAAAGGTACATAAGTGGAAACTTTACCTTCTCCGTTTTCTGCAATCTGCTCTGCATAACTTTTTTCAGGGATCATATCTGTACTATCTTTAAGGAGCGAGCAATTACTGAATCTTAATACAGATGAAAGATCAAGTTCATAATGATTGAGGTGATAGTGATCAGCTACATTTTGAGCACATTTGAGCTCTTTCTGATGCTTCTGTCCATAGAGAACTGAAACTGTAGCTACTTCAGAATACTTCGCGGAATTTACAGCAATTCCTACACATGTTGTAGAATCTGCTCCTCCTGAATTTAATACTATTGCTTTTCTCTGTTTCATAATCTGAAACCTCCTGTTTTTGAATTATATTTATTAAGACTGCACAAGCTAGGGTAACAGCACTGTCTTGTGCAGAATTAACCATTACATATCGTAACGTACAGTTCTGTTTGATGCATCTCTTAATGCATCTAACTGACGCTGCTTTGCAAATTCCTGATATTGGTATCTAGGGTCTGCATAGTTTACAAATGGAAATATTGAAATTCCTCCTCTAGGACTAAATATTCCTTTAACTTCAATATATTTAGGGTCCATTAGAGAAATTAAATCACTCATAATGATATTTATGCAATCCTCATGGAAGTCTCCATGATTCCTAAAACTAAACAGATATAGTTTTAGTGATTTGCTCTCCACCATCTTAGAATTTGGTATATATGATATCACAACCTTTGCAAAATCCGGCTGTCCAGTTTTAGGACATAAACTACTGAATTCATAAGCATCAAATGAAACTACATAATCACTTTCAGGATGCTTATTGATAAAATATTCAAGTACGCTCGGATCGTAATCTGTAGGGTACTTTGTTTTATTAGATCCTAAAGACGTTACATTACCTAGATCTTCTTTGCTTCTACTCATACTAGAAAACATCCTCCTCTTCTTCTCTCCATACAAATGTATGATTAAATAATTCTCCGTTGTCAACTACAATATCTTGTGCAGTGCAACTCTTGTTTATAACAGTTAAGAAATATACCCATTCTGCACATTCTTCAGGAGTCATCCACTTTCTCAGTGGTGTCATACACATTATCTCTTCCCAAGCTTCGTCATCATCCATTACAGACTGGTTCAAATCAGTCATAACTCCGCCAAAAGATAAGCTATTACATGTAGCACCATATTTTGCAATTTCCTTTGCAGTCCACTTGGTGTATGACAATACTCCTCCTTTGGATGCAACGTAGTAAGGAAATTCTGCACCGTTATGAGCAGAAACACTTGCCATATTGCAGATGGATTTAATATTTGGTTGTAATCCATATTCCTCTGTGGTTCTAATTAATCCTTTGAGATTGACGTCAATAGCATCATTATCTTGTGTTCCTGCATTGTTGATCAGTATGTCAACGCATCTGATCTGAGGCAGAGCTCTGTCTGACTTCACATTTCTGCAATGATGTGTATAATTACCTGCTTTATCTCCTAAATATATTTTAGATGCATAGAGATCATTTTCTACATCTATTCCAAATACTTCGTGGCCTTCATCAAGAAATTTTTTAACACATGCACGACCAATTCCTCTAGAAGCTCCAGTTATGACTACTCTCATCTATTACACCTCATCTGAATCTTCAATGATAGACTTGAATTCTCTAATCATATCATCTTCATCTCTTACAAAACACTCAAGCTTATCATTATAATCCTTCATAAGATTATCAATAAAATTCTGAAGTTTCTTTTTCATCTCTGATTTACTCATATGAATTACCTCCTTTATCTGTATGTATATAACGATTCACATGTTACGCAGATTTCTGTGATTGGATATAGTCCAGATAATTCTGACCTACACCATGCTTCTCTCAGTTTCTACAAGCTCGATAGCCTGCAGGTGAAAAGATGACCTCAGCTAACAATTCCGCTACAGCACCTGTGATTGAACAGAAAATAACCTGAGTCATATTCCAGCCAAAGAATGTAACAGATACAATTAGAGCAAATACTAAGTTATCGACGAACTGACCTAGAGCTGTTGAAATATAAGATCTAAGCGCATAGGCAAAGAAATCATTCTTTTTCATGCGATTTCCAATTGCTTGATTCATGATAGCATTTACAACAGATGCAATAATCATTGCAATGGTAGATCCAAGTAATACATACCAAGTGCCGCCAAATGTATCATTAAGTGCATTAGTTGCAACAGGATCATTATAATTATAATATGCAGACCAATTATTACCAATTCTTGATTCTATGAAAAATATCAAACAGCATATAAGATTAATGAATACAGACAATAGAGATAATTTGATAGCAGCTCTTGCACCAAATCTTTTTGTAAGCATATCCATACATAGAAAGCTCATCCAAGATAAAACAAATCCGCAATCAAGAGCAAGATATTCTACGCTTATCAACTCTTTCCCCGCAAATATATTCATAAACACTACACTCAACACAAAGAAAACCATCGTCAATACGGGTACATTCCTCAATAGAATTTTGTAATCCTCAATTTCTTTGACGATGATTGATTTCAACTTATTCATATTCAATTTACCTCCTATTATTTTTTGTTTTAGACCAGGACGTCAAGGTTATTACATAACTGGTCTTATGAAAAGTTGATATATAATCAGGTACAATGTTTGTACCTGTTATTTTTGATCTTCTATATTAAAGGTATCAAATCTGGAATCTTTACCTTTTAATATTTTAGATATTAAAGACTTTTTATATTCAATTTCGCTATATAACGATTCAATTTCACTCCTCAGTACTTTCACACCAATTTCAGCTGACATCTTAGTACTTTTCAACACATATGGACGAGATTTACCTGACGAGTCTAATGCTAACCATATGATATCTGCACTATTGTAGTACTTCAAAAAATCAGAAGAATTTACAGATGTTATATCATCTTTAATTGCTACAAGTTTGAAATCATCTATATTATCTTCATCTACTTCAATAGAAAATGAATCAGCGGACCAATAGGTATCAACCATATAGAGTTTACCTCTAAACTCTCTAGGCTTAAATGTCCAATTCATGCAATGAAATTCCATCCCTACTCTACTAGGTCGATATTTTCTGCACGCTTCTTTTATACTCAGCTTATCTGATATTTTATAGATTCCATTCATATTAATGTCCATATACATTCACCTTTCATCTTATAGTTATTCTACATCCTACTTGAATATATTAACGATGCTTAAATCGTCAATATACATAGAAAATCTGCAGGGATCTTAATTTAGATCCACTGCAGATCAATGAAGAAATTGAATGCCGTCCACTATAATGAAAGGTTGTGATTATATTGAAACAAATTATATTTCGATGCAGAGACAATGATGCTATAAAAGATGTAAAAATGGAAGCTCATGAATTAGACTTCTATATACTTGCATCTATTCAAAATATTAAGATAACATACAGAAATGTAGAATCTGATAATATTGTCATATGTATACATCCTGCTATTTTAGAATTTCTTATTGCATCTGATTGTAATCATGTCAAAGTTATTCTATCTAGTGATAGGACTAAATTCAGAATATATGATCATAGAACAATTGTATCAACTGACTGCTTTCTTAGAATCATGATTGACCCTACAAATGATCTATTTGAAGAAAATGGTTGCACTGAAATCAAAATATAAAATCATAGTTTTGATATTCTTTAGATAGTCGTTTCATCAATGTATTCATTACAAGTTCATATCCAGACTGAAGATCATCGAACTTTGTAAGTGCAAATGTATTGAAACCTAATGTCTTCTCTCGTGGACTGATTTCAATAATATTCATTCTCAGTTTGTCTGAGTATGTTGTAATTGAAATGTTGATATTCATCTCATGCATATCATGATCTTCTTCGGTGCGATAGTCTTCTTTGAGCTGATACAATATGGTGAAATAGATATCATATGTATTAGCTCCTTTTTTGAAGTTGTAAGCACCGTCAATATGTTTAAACAAGTATTTTCCAATGATGTTTACAGCTTGACCACCTTGATATTTAGGTTGTGTTGTATTCTTACCACACAGAATTAATCTTTTTCTAATAATTTTAACCACGCCTTTCCGTCAAATTTGAAAGCATATAGATCTTTCACCCACTTTGTTCCGTCAAATCTCCAAATATATGGTTGCTCTGCAGGTTCCATAGTAGCTTCAAAAAATGGATCTCCACTTTGCACTACAAGCATGCTATTACTTGTAGTTGATCCGCTAGGCCAATTTGTAGGTCTGACATGTACATACATTGCATGCCCTGGAGGTATTCCTGGTGCATCATCAAACGTGAATATTTGGCTGTATCTATATTTCTTATGACCATTCGAATCAAGATCTCTCCCAGTTCCAGGACCAAAGTATGCTACAGATCCAAATGATGTCTGATCATTAGTAGTAGATACATTTCCTAAACCTCCATAAGCACAGTTGTACTGATTTATAGAATCAAGTGTATGGCTAGATACAGATGTCAATGCTTCGTTCCCATTTGTGCCATTTACTACATAAATGTCAACAGCAAAAGTGCATCCATATCCATTTGTCGGCCCTACAAGCCCTCCTGATGGAGACCCTCCAAATCGTTTACCATTAGAATGTCCTGCACATGCTAAGAAATTCATCTGAGTTATTTTAACAGGTATATCATTTATATTAACATATTTTCTAGCCCATCTATCATGTGTCCACCAAGATCTTTGAAACCATGTACCTGATGCGGCTGCATATGAATCATCAGAATATGGATTGTTAGAAGCTATACTGTATGATAATAGATCTGACCATCCTGTATTAGGATTATATGCTATAGCCATTTGTATCACCTCCTAACTAGAAAACGGGATCCATGTACTTCCAGTAAATATCCACAACGGTGATGAATCCCAGAGCGCATATATAGTCCTATCACTTGTTATGTTAGTGTAGTCTCCTAGCCAACCTACAAATCGTTTTCCTGATTTAGTAGGATTATTTGGAGGTGTAGCAGAATGACCGTATTGTATTGTTTGAGTAAGTGCACCTCCTCCTGAAGATGATCCTCCCCTTAAGTCAAATTTGACTGTAAATGTTTGCCTAGAAGCATCCCAGGCCGGGTACAGTGTTGCCGGTGCATTTGCAGTGTAGTTTCCGCCTAAATCATATACAGCTGCTCCTCCAGATGATGTTGCCCACCCTGTATGCGTATGACCGGGATTTTCTGAACTCAGATCTACATCTGATAAAACAAGAGTTTGGTTCTTATGTTTAATCTGATTTTCAAGGGTTATGTAATACAATTGAGAGGTATTGTATATTATTATGTAGTCCCAAATCGCTGTAATAGTTTGTGATGATTGTATATTAGTAAGAGGCTTATCCCATTGTACAAAATTACACTGTGTTCTTGTGCATGTCGGAGCAGTAGCTGTACCTCCAATAGCAACGCTTTGAGTTAATTGACCTCCTCCAGTTCTAGTACCTCCGTCTAGATCGAATGTAACAGTTACATTAGCTGCAGGTGCTGACATAGATATTGTTTGCACTACATGAGAATGAGGAGACTCAGAACAGCCAGGATCTCCGTCCAATTGTCCACATACAGATGCAAAATATATCTTAAGAGTGCATGACGTCGAAGAATTTACGCTAGAAACACTAGTACTTCCAGAATAAACTCCTGAATTCCATTGTGATGGGCTATTAGGTTTACTTATCAAACTTTTAGTTACGCCATCATCTAGTTGTACTGAAATATCTGCGTTATATCCAAAGTAATCATAGCCCCCTACACCATTAAGCGATGCGTCTACGGTAGCACTGATAGTATTGCCCGATCGAGTTACATCAGATACACTTATGTTGATATAGATGTTAGGCTGTCCAGCATATCCAGATATTCCAGTACCATGTACTTGTAAACTTCCATTGTGATATGACATTACTCATCACCATCCTAATCTTCTGTCCAACCAATTCCGATAGATCCAACTGGAATGGAAGAACTAGGTGTAGGTTCAGTTGCACTTATATACAAACGCAATCCATTTTTAAATTGAATATACGGGAATGTCTGATTCAATCCAGATTTCAACGCCTTCATATTATCTCCTAAGACATCTATAGCCTTGTTGTTTGCAAGTGCTTCAAGCAACATTGCCCAGTTTATGTTAGAGCTGGACGGTGCAAGTTTAGTCTGTGAACCTTTATCATATGAAGTATTTCCTATAGTAGCATTGCTAGCACCATCAGATCCAATGGTATATTGTGTACCAGCTACTTCTGAAGACATTGATAATGATAATCCTGTCAACTTTCCAGTTTTCGTTACAAGTACTTTTGCCTTAGTTGCATCAGATGTGGGACTAGTGTAATTTGCATCTTGTACAGAGACTTCTGCTGCAGGTACAAGTGTCCCGTCAGGTCCTATGATCTCTATAGTACCGTCCTCTGTATTCTTATTGATGGAAAATGTTCCATCAAATAGATTTTCATACTCTTTCAATTCCTCTTCTGTAGCATCTTCAAACATCTTTACAGATCCTGGTGCTACGATATCAAGAGGATTCAGATAATTTGTACCTTTAGAATCTACAAATGTGCCCCATATTGCGGGAGGAAACTTTGAAGATTTTTGATACACTGTGAGTACTGCTGTACCATCTCCAAGTGTAGTATAATCATCTACGTTTACTTGAACACGAGCAGCTTGATGCTGTGACTCATAATATGTCTCAGGTTTACTCGTTTGCATATCAATTACAGCTGTATCCTTTACTGTTTTTGAAGCAGCAGTAGACGGAAGTTTTCTCTTGTATGCTCCTGCAGCAAAAAATGAAATGTATGAACTTGGAACCGAGAAGATAACTTTAGCAGCCCATGGAAATTGTCCGGGGCCTAGAAAATCTCCATTCTGTGGAGCAGTTGTATCTGTAGATCCGTCTAGACCTGTCATACCTTTAACAACGGTTCTTATTGTAAACCCTGTAAGCAGTATCTGAAGATCATTGTTGATAGGTCCTCTTATATGAAGACGTATTCTCGGATAATCTCCCATATTAGGTGCAAAGTCTTTCTGAGGTGGTGTCTTAGCACTTGTTGACCAAGTACCTGGATGAATGATAATACCATCTACAATTTTCATATAATCTGCAAGAGCAGCTTTTTCATCTTCGTTCCATTCATCTACCGTTCCTTGTGGTATAGTAGATCCGTGATTCAAATTCCCATTCGGAGAAGATGAAGATGTATTAGAGATAAGATCTCCATAACTTGATACTCGAGTTGCCCAGTTTCCATTATACACACCTTCACCTCTAAAGAATGAAGCAATAATGGTATTTGCAGCGCACAATATTGTATCAGATGGAAACTGTATATCAAGTACCCAGTTATCAGTATCCCCATGAGCTGTGTTAGCTGGAATTTTAAGTAACATTGATGCACCCATTGCTAATGAGGATGCAAGCCATTCACGTTCAGATGCAGGTGGATTCACAGGATCTTCAGAAGCATGTTGTTTCACATATATTTCATATGCGCTAAATCCCGTAACACGTCCCATATTGTATAATTCACGAGCCATATTAAAATTCACCTCCTGATTGATCTATCATATCAAATAAGTTGAGTCCTGTAGGTTCCGATATTTCATCTAAATGTTTCTGAATCTGACGATTTTCATATTCCGTAAGTTCTCTCATCTCACCGAATAATTGTTCAGCTTCTTGTTCAAATTGTATCATATGAACACCTCTTTATATTAAGAAAGGGCGATACATGATATCGCCCTGTTTGTTCTCAATGATTCAAATCTATATGTTTGATATCATCAACAATCTTTGATTTATTCAGCAACTACTACGTATAGTCCAACAAGTTCATCAAGTCCATGCTGTAGCGGAATTCCTGAATCTCTTGTGCACCTGTACAGAACATCACTGTAAGTGTAGTACTTTCCATTGAAGATTTCCATATTTTTCTTATATGGGATAGGATCTTCTTCAGTACCCGCATGTGCTTCGTCGATGTGACTGTATAATGACTCTGTTCCAACTGCACCTGGTTCCCACTGCCCTTGGAATGTAAAATTGGCTTGCATAGTTTTGTAAAGGTCAGTTACACCGTCTTTGGTATGGGCAAATTTGAATCCAGTCTCCTGTGCAACATAAGACTCTTTCACAAGATCTGCCCACTCATCATACAATGATTTGACCTGAAGTGCTTCTTGATCTGTTAATGACTGTGCTTGTTTCTTAGCAACAATAAAAGATGCAGTTGTAAATGCAGATACTTGAGCAACCTGCTTAGTAGCAGCTGTTGCATTCTCGTTAGCTGAAGCAGCAGTCTGTTTTGCTTCGTTTGCTGTACTTGCGATTCCGTTAGCTGTACTCAGTGCATTATTTGCAATAGACTTTGCTTCAGCAGATACACTTTCAGCAGTTGCTATTCTCTGCTCTGTAGCATCTACAGGCTGGATAAGATATACTGTAGCTGTTTTAGCATCTGCATTCTTGAAGATTCCACCGTATTTAGTGAAGTTAGAGAAGTGACCATACTCTTCACCTTCCGGCTGTTCAACCCCGATTCTTGCAATGTTGCTCGCCTGGTTGTCAAAAATAGCTTCAATGTTTTCTACCGATTTCGCAGCAGTTGACATCACGATCTCAAGATGGTCATTTACAATCTCTGTACTCTCAACAGCATATGTAGTACCATCAACAAGACGAATTGTATGTGCCATTGTGATATTCCTCGCTTTCTTGTATGATTATACATAATTATCATTTTCTATCTGTAAACAAGGTTGTGTACTACAGTTTTAGGTTGATAAAAGACCTTCTGAGTTCTTTCAAACATTTAGGACATATATTGAATGTGACAACATTTCCTCTACCGTGTTTCCGGTTGATCTGAATTTTCTTAGATGTGCAATTTCTAGATCCGCAGATAAGACATGATCTATCTTCACTGTCTGTTACTTTGAGAATATCATAATCATGATTATTCTTTTCCTGAGTTATGTCTTTTATGTATGACATTTTGTTCACTCCTTATGCACTTAAGTATTTCTTATGATGATAACGAACAGCTTCCTGATCTGCTGTCCAATATAACAACGTAGTTTCTGTTGATGCGTGACCTGCAAAGAGAGCAGCTTCTTGTATCGGCATACCCCTATTGACCGCATTCGTTATAGATGTTCTTCTCATCTTATGAGGATGTGATTTTTTAATACCTGCAGCTTTTCCAACCGTATTCATCATATCTTCAACACCACATTTTGTGATACGAGTATGCGGTGATCTTAGTGATACAAATAATGCAGGATTATCATCTGTTCTTGTAGCAAGATATTCTCTAAGATACATGTTTGCTTTGTCATTGAGATACACTGTTCTCTCCTTATCGCCCTTACCATATACGATAAGATCTTTGGTTCCCCAGTTGATATCTTTGATGTCAAGATTCACAAGCTCAGATACACGAACAGCAGTAGAATATAGGAACTCAATGATAGCTTTATCTCTAATGTTCTTAGCTGATCTAAAGAGCTTCTCTCGTTCTTCATCGCTGTAAGGTTCTCTAATGGTCTTAGGCACTTTGATCTTCTCAACTTGCATCATAGGATTTTTGTCGATACGATCATTCTCATGACACCATCCGAAAAACGAAGAATAACAAGACCGCATGCCCTGCAATGTAGAATTACTAACTCCTCGTATTCTTTTGTATGCTTGCATGTACTTTGATATATCGCTTGGTATGATATCATCCGTAGCTTTATTAAGATATTGAAGTAATCTTACTAGTTCATAACGATATCTCTCCAAAGTTTGATCGGTTTTACCTTCAAGTGTTTTAGATGTTAGGAAATCCTGAAGGTCATATTTCCAAGAGTCATTGACAACTGCTAATTCTGTATGTTCTGAATTATCTACAATCTCACAGTTTTCAAATACTACAAGTAATGTATCTTTCAAATTCTGAAGCTGTGTAGTATTCAACGAAGGTGTCATTCTTCTAATGACATCGTAGATCTTAGTTTCAAGTGTCATTTCGTCAACCTCCTCTTGGATTCTTGAAATGTAATGGTTGATAAGTTATCTTTAGTATTGAGGTGATTACACTGTACATAACGATTCATACATAGAAAACGGTCTACCGACGGTTAAGTCGATAGACCATTAGAAATACGAATTTCATTATTCCGAACTTTGAACGCGATATTTGATTAGAATTGGCTTAATATAACGCTCTCGACATACGGTGCGACGAATCTGTATCCTGCCTCATTAAAATGCAAAGAATCATACAGATACTTCTCTCTCTGGTTTGGGATGAAATACGTAAAATTAGCGTTTTGCGTCAAATCAATGACAGTCACCGCATATTTACGACACACGGTCTTGAGCTTGTCCCAGAAATCAAGCTGCCCTTGAAAATCGGGTATGCTTCCTGCAGCCCTCGGGACTACTAGTGGGATGGTGATAAAGAATATCTTGCACTCTGGCCAGTAATTATGGACCTGATAGAGATCGGTGTCCAGTGCATTACATGTGGTCAGCCAGTCTCCGGCAGTCCCGTTTTTCGTCAAATTGGGCTCTCCAACAGTAAGTCCGGAAATTAGGTCGTTACCCCCCCCGTCATTAACAATATGTCATAAGGAGTACTGACCTTTGCGGCAAGCTGGTCAAAAATATTAGGGTTACTGTCGCTCTCGCATAAGCTTGCTCCTGATACAGCTATGTTATCGATCGTGGTATTCGGATGCGCTTCGGCAAGACAGTTTCTAAACCCTCCTAGCCAGCCGTTGCCTCTCATAAGCGAGTCTCCGGCGCATAATATAGTTTTTCCAGCGAGCTTATCTACCGGAGATCCTGGAATATCCGGAGCAGCAGGAAGTGTAAATGTCTGATCAGCTCCTGCAGTAACGTGACCTTGGCTGTCAACAGTGATTGAAGGAACTTTGAAGGTTCCACCGTATGCAAGAGTAGCTCCTGTCTGCTGACCCAATGTCCTAGCAGTAAACGACGGATGAATGTAGAAATTAGATACTGTTTGCCATGAAGTTCCGTCTTGACTGAAGTAAAGTGCTTTCTCACCTGTGTGATAGAACAATGAGTTTGGAGGCAGATATCCTGTAGGAAGTGAACCTCCGTATTGTACCGGACGAGTATATTCTGTCTCACCTACGAATAGCTGCTGAGTATCCGTACAAAAATATATGGTATTCAGATCTTTTTCTTCAATGCTTACGTAATTCTCATGAAGACCGGCTAAAAATGTTACGTTCTGTCCAACTTGGGGCACATTTCAACACACCTTTCAATTTATTTTACTCTGATTTTCTGACCATTAAATACGAATCTAGAAGATATAGATTCAAGCTTAGATGCTACAGCTTTACTAGTAAATAACATGTATCAATTATCGGAAACTGAAACTGTTATAGGTAAATGGATAGATGGTAGAAATATATACAGGAGATATTTTCCATTCGGTCAACTGGATCAAACGTCTCCTATGCGTAAAGCACATGATATACAAAATCTTGACAGGCCTGTTCATATATTTGGATCTGCTAGAGATACATCTCTAGAATCAAGATTTACCGTAGCGCTTCCATTCTCTAGTACAGACGGAAATGATATCAATGTATCTGTAACATCGAGTGATATCATAATCTACTATCATGGAAATATTGACAGGTATTATTCTTGTATGATTATACTAGATTATATTAAACAATCAGATCAAACCAATCAGTTTACTTCCTGATCAATGGTATACACACCGCATACTTTGATCCACTTACCGGTAACTACTTTAGATACTACAATATCTATAGTTCCTTCGTGTGTGAAATTGAGTATGATAGGGCACACGCTTGACCAATTGCTATTACACCAAATTCCAGGTACTGTCCTCGAGTTGATATCTGGTGTGACAGATGCAGGTAGCACTTCAGTTGTATCATTTAAGGTAAATTGATAGATAATATCTGGCAACCAACTTGAACTTGGAAGTGTACAATGACAATCTAAGTATACAAATACTTGACCTAAGCATTTGACCATCGTAAATACGGATACTTCATACCAGCTATTTAAAGTGATCGAAGTTGTATCAATTACTTCTATACCCAGATTCGTATTTAATGTACTAACTTGACTGTTCAAATTGTTAATTGCATCAGCTACAAGTTTAGCACCAAGCACCTTTGTGTTACTTGATACACCTGACAGTGATGTCAAGATATCTGATGTATCAAGGATACTTGAATTCAATGTCATCGTTCTGTTTGTTGCAGAAGATGTTACATGCCCATATGCATCATAATATATCTGTGGAACAGTGAATGTTGATCCTGGACTAACAGTTGCATTTGCAGTAGGTCCCTTGTTGCCAGCAGTTACACTATTACTATGCTTAAATTGCGTTCCTGTTAGTGTAATACCTCCAGTAGCTGTATATGTTGTATTTGTATCAGGCGGCATTGCCCATGTTCCATCAGATCTCAGATATCTGTTAGCTGCTCCTGCTGCTGGAGCTGGAACATAACCTGCACTACCTGCAGCGCTTGAACTTGCACCCTTCATGTTAACAGGTCCAGCTGGTAATGTAATTGTTCTGTTAGATTTTGCAGATACATGTCCCTTAGCATCGACTGTGATGTAAGGAATTGTAATAGTACCACCATGAGTAGCAGTTGAATTGCCTGTTGGGCCTACAGATCCTGCAGTACCTATATTGTTGTGACTAATCTGTGTACCGCTTACTGTGATAGGTGAAACACCTGTATAAGTTTCTACTTCAGGAATATCTTGAGCAGATGGCAATGTTACAGTCCGCATAGTAATTGCAGTTACATGCCCTTGAGCATTGGTTGTAATCTGGGGAATCTGAAAATTTCCACCATAACCTGGAGTAACATTACCTGTAGGTCCATATGAACCAGCAGTTCCGTTATTCGCATGACTGATTGCAGTACCACTAATGCTTAAGCCCATTCCTGCAGAATACTGCGGAATTGTAACAGTTCGATTAGTTTTCGAACTAACGTGACCTTGTGCATCAGTAGTTATTTGAGGTACATTGAATGTACCACCAGGTGCTGGTGTTGCATTTGCAGAAGGTCCTACACTTCCTGCAATACCAATATTCTTATGTGAAATTGTTTTGTCACCATCATCAACAGTTATTGCTGTACCACCAGTATATTTGACCTTCGCTGTTTCAGATTTTACAGATCCTAAATTTGCTGCATCGGAATCCGCTGTAGGTGTAGCTACATTTGTGATCTTATTAGATCCCATATTTAGAGAACCTGACATAGTATCTCCCGACTTAGATACTTTTGTTGTATCTTTTAGTTGCACACGGCTGGTGGCAGTATCATCTACATATGCTTCGCCGGTATCTGTAGCAATGAGAAGCCTTCCAGGTACTTTGCTTTGCGGCATTGTAGCCTTAGTACCTCTGGCGAAACTTACTTCTTCTCTAGGCATTTTTAATAACACCTCCAATTTATGTTTAATGTAAAAAGATCTGCTATCTCGTGGAAATATACAAGGTAGCAGATCTTTAATCGTTAGGTCATCACTACTTCATCAGGATTAGAACTCGCCCCATTTAAGAGCAGCACTCTGAACCTCTGTTTTAGTAGCATAAGTCTCTTCAATGTTGTTTCCAGAAGCATCTGATGTTGCTCTAGCAACATCAACTGTGATAGTTGCATTGGCAGATCCATCAAATGATGCAGATCCTGTTGCATCGCCTGCAATTGTAATTGTACGAGCAGTTGTGAGCTTATTAGCACTTGCAACAACTTTGTTAGCATCAGCTGTGTTATCTACGTTTCCTAATCCTACATCAGATTTTGTAAGATCAAGAGAATCTCCTGATAATGCATGACCATTTAGCTCAAATGTTTTATCAACTTTACCAGCAAGCGCTGCATTTGTAGCTAAATCGGATACTTTTGTGCTTGACGGTTTAACCTGACCAGCACCATTACCAACAACGATATTGTCAGCTGTTAAGTCAGCTGAATGTGTCACTGCACCATCAATATTGGTCTGTGCGATTGTCCAATCTGCATTAGATCCGTCACCAGTTGCATCTGCAATAGCAATAATCAGATCACCAACTTCGCATTGCTGTCCGGCATAAGTACCCGCTGTGATTACACGATATGTCCAACCTGTTTGATATGTGGTAGGAAGAGCTGTAGCAGTACCACCAGTACCAAGTGTACCTTTGAACACCATTGCATCATTAGCACCCAAGATATTATCTGCATAGTCTTTAGCAGCTTGTTCAGCTGCTGCAGCTTTCTGATCAACATATCCTTTTGTAGTAGCATGTCCGTCTTGTGTCGGAGTTTGTACAATTACAGCACCTGTAAATGTTCCACCTGACTTCGGCATAGCTGCATTTGCAGTCTGTTTAACTGCATCTAAATCTGTTTGAGATGCAGCTGTAAATCCTTTGGTAGCAGTAACTTTGTGTTCAGATGCTGTGATATTTGTAATTACATTGCCTGATCCAGTTACTTCAGCTTCTACATCTGGAACTTCTGGAATATCTTGTGCAGTAGGCATTGTGAATTCAATGTCTTCACCAGCACTAACATGTCCGTTCTGATCTACCGTTACCTTTGGGATCTTAAATGTTTGACCGTAAGTAAGCTGCCCACCAGCTTGATCACCAAGAACTCTCTGAGTAAATGTTGGATGCGTATAGAAGTTTGACACAGACTGCCAAGATGCTCCATCCTGGCTGAAGTATAACACTTTTTCAGTCTCATGATAAAACAGAGAATTCGGGGGAAGATACTCACCCGGTAACTGTGTTCCATGATTAACAGGACGAGTATACTCTGTCTCACCTACGAATAATTGCTGTGTATCTGTACAAAAATACACAGTATTTAGATCTTTTTCTTCAATGCTTACATAATTAGCATGAAGACCGGCTAAAAATTTAACATTCTGTCCTACCTGTGGCATTATTTTACATCTCCTTTATTAATTGATCCTTCTCCAGAACGACACTACTTCTGAAGGCTGTATATTATTATGCGGTGCGCCAGTGCCGCTATATCCAGTTGCATGAGATCCGGATGTGTCGATACCTAATGGTACTCTGTCTTGTGTTAATTCAGGTAATTCTGAAGCAACTAACGAATGGGTCTTAGACCCTATTTTAGCTCCTATAGAATTGAAAGAATCATCGTTTTCATCTATACCTACTGGTACACGACCTATCAAGCACTTCTACCATGTAAGACCTAAATGATTACTATGATCCTTATTGTCATAGAATATGATCACACTATTTATTGGATAAACTTCGTTCCAATTGACGGAGGGACAGTATTCAATGTCCCCTACAAATATCCTACCACAATCTTCGCAGAAATAAATTGTATCAGTATCTAACTCAAGTGATTGATAGCGTTCATATGAACCACGTTTGAGCGTTATCTGACCGTCCAATTTACTTCACCCTAATCTTCTGTCCTGCATAAATGACGTTTGCATTCTTGATACCGTTCCAAGACTGAAGCTGTGATACAGAAGTTCCATATCTTACAGCAATTTCAGATAGTGTATCACCACTCCGGATTGTGTAGTACTGCTTTGAACTATTTGTAACACCTAGTTTCTTGTTAACTAGGTTCTGTATAGTGTTGTAACTATACCCAGCAGCTTCAAGTTTAGATTTACGAGTATTTCCATCACCCCATTTACCTGCGATTACTTCATTAGCGATCTCATCATTCGATTTTTTAGCTCCGGCATTCACAATATTCTGAACCTCGGTATACCTTGATCCTAAAACTGTTTTGCGAGTATCACCATTTCCATATTTTCCAGCTTTTACTTCATTTGCAAGCGTTGAAGCAGACGCTGTAGCAATATGATTTATCATATTCTGAACTTCATCGTATCTTGTACCAAGTGCAGCCTTACGAGCATTTCCATCACCATATTTGCCCTGCATTACACCTAACACGAGATCTAACGTAGATCCTGAAGGTGTTGTAGAAGGAGTAGATGGATTAGAAGATCCACCCTCTACGGGTTTTGCATTTCCTGGGTTAGCATATTTCTTCCAAGCTGTAGCATCTCCGTAGAATTTATCAAGATCAATGTTAGCGTTATAGCCTGTAACACGACCATGTGAAGAATACTGACGAATTGCACAGCTGTAAGCTCCTTCATTCCAAGGAGTTGTCTGATAATCTGTCTGATTATTGTTAGCATACTGAGCGATCCAGAGTCCATAATCTCCAATTCCAGAAATGTTGCCCATATATGCTTTGGAAGTATATACAAGCGGTTTAACATTGGTTTTAGATGCAACATAGTCGCACCAATTCTTAACCCATGTACGATCGTTTCCGGAATTGAAAGTTGCATTGTCCGTTCCTTCCCAGTCAAGACAAAGAATAGCCTCTCCTACGCGATCACCGATTGTTTTCAAGAAGTAATCTGCTTCAGCTTTGTAGTCTTTACCTTCTGCATAGTGATAAATACCAAGCAGCTTACCAGCAGCTTTTGCATCAGAATACTGTTTAACAAATGATGGTGACGTGTACCATGTACCTTGTGTAGCTTTTACAATGACGAAGTCTGTTGTAGTCATTGCAGCAATATTGATACCTGCCTGATAATTAGCAATGTCAACACCGTTTAAACTCATGTTTAATCTCCTTTCTATATGAATACAAACGTCTTGTGATCTTATATAAGGATCAATGATTCATAAACACCCATGAGGGTGGAGGTACAACCTATTCGATTGTACACCATGTAATGTGAGCGTTAGCCACCGCAGCTTTAACTGCTGCTTCCGTTGCAAGCGTATTTGCATCTGGCGATTCAGCAAGTGTAGCCCCACCTGACTTCTTCCCAGAATCTTTGATTGCACCTTCAGCTGCAAATCCTACAAAGTTATCTACCGTACCTACAACTTTATCAACCTTATTGCTGATATTTGCACTGTTGATAGCAGTTGAGATTGCAGCAGCTATCAAATTAGCTGTAGGAACTACAGTAGACTCAGATCCCATTTCACCATCAGATGTAATTGTATAAGTTGATTCACTTACACCTCCGTCAGCTGTAGTCATTGCAATCTTAGTACCTGTAGCAGATGCAATCTTATCCATCTTACCACTGATATCTACTTTAAGGCCGTTTTCAGATGTTACAAGCGCATTACCACCTGTAGGATCAATTTTAACGGAAGCTGAGATCTTGTTATCTTCGCTGATAACTAACGTAACATCTTTCCCTGTATTATCTGCTGTGTACACATCTACAAGAGCTTCTGCTGGTATAATTACAGGATCTGCTTGCCCATCAACTGTTAGCACAATAACATTATGATGTGTTGGTTCGCCTTCTGCGGGGTAGTCTTCGTAGAATTTACCAGCTGTTACGAATTTATCTTTGGGAATATCTACTACGATATCCGTTCCACCGTAGATTGGAATTGTAATTCTAAGCTGAGATTTATCATATTTAACGTCATGTGCAACACCTGTAAGCACAGCGCCTGTACCATCTGCACCTACTTTTACAGTACCTGTAGAATTTTCAAAATACGTAGTTGTATCAATTCCATCTACAGCTGCTTGAATCCCTTTCTTGATAAGTCCGATAGTAGCGAGCTTGCTAGAATCAGCAGCAGCCCATTCAACACCATCTGTAAGATATCCCGGAGATGCTTGAATCCAAGATGCTCCGTCCATGGTGATTGCCATAGCAAATGTATTAGAATCGATGTATAATTTACCTTTTACAGCTGCAGATGCTTCTGGAATAGCTCCAACTGTTACACAGCTTGTAACATCTGTCGATCCTTTGTAGATCTTACCAGCGTCTGTTATGAAATACAGTGTATTTGCATCTTTCGGGTCAACGCTGTCAAAAGCAGACTGTGCAATAGCACGAAATATAACTCTGTCTTCTGTGCCCTGCCATACAACATCAGAACCAGATCCTGCCTGTACCCAGTTGCTCGGCTCAGAAGCAAGTCCACCCTTAAATACCCAAATTTCTCCAGTACCTTCAACAAGTACCTGCTGACCAATTTCAAGACCCTCAAGAGTATATAAATCATCTTCAGAATCTACAAACATCATAGGTGTGTTTTCACCGATCTCTTTCAGAGATTTATCTCCCTGAATGAGATAAGTTCTCGCTGTTGTTCCGTCAAATACGTACAACTGCATACCGTAATAATATTTAGAATCTGTAGATCCTACCTCTACGGCTGTTTGCGCAGCTGCTTGCGCATCTTCATATGATCCGAACCAAGCTGCAAACTCAAGCGGGAAAGCTGCATTTCTATCAAATGAGTTTGACCAACCAAGTTTTGATTTTACCTGAGCTGGACTATATGCATTTGGCATAACTTATTCTACCTCCTTACTCTTAAATAGTTACAGAATATGTTGTAGCATTAGCCTGAGGAGCAGCTAAATCTTTAACATATACATTGTATGAAATTGCTGAGTATGCATTTGCACCTTCTACGTTTGCATTAGATTTTACAAATGAATCTTTGATTTCAGATCCAAACTCTTCTGCAGATGTAATAGATGCAACATCACCAATAGATGCATCATAAGCTAAGATAACTCTAGATACACCCGCTGGGACAGAAATAGTATATTTCTGACCCTTAGCAACCTTCTTATTAGATTTACCAGAAAGCGATCTAATAAGTGCAGAATCAACAGAACCTGTCTTATCTGTAAGAGCTCCATAGAATCCCATTCTGTAACCTGTCACAGAAGAAGAATTTGCAGATTTTGTACCTGCTTGGATCTGGCCTGCTGGGTAAGGCTCTCCTAAGAAAGTTGTAGGAATGTTACCTGCTGTATGTGTAACTTCTACGGATACACGATAATTTGTAGCATCTTCAACAGTGAATGCATCAAATGCACCTGTCTGAGTAGCAGCTGAATTATCGTCTGTATCTGTTACACTCCAAGCTGTTGCCGTAACACCTGTAGGCTGTGCACCTTCGGCATTATTTGAATATGCACCAACATTCAGATTTGCTGAATAATTCGGTGTAAATTCTGTACCAACTTCTTTAGCACCTGCACCTGTAAGTGTAATAGATGCGCTAGGCTGAGTAGTTGTAGGATTGCTGTCCTGCGATAACATTCCAACCAGAAACTTCTGCAGATTTTCTGTTGTTGAGATATCGATTGTATCACCTTTCTTGTAGTTACCTACATCAACAGTACATACAATATTAGCAGCCATTGCTACGTCTGTAGTAGATACTGCTTGAGGAATGAGTTCTCCAAGATCTACTTGTACAGGAGAATCAGAACCTGTAACTGTAAGTGAAAGAATATGACTCTCTGATTCATAGCTTGCAGCAGATAAGAATAGATCTGCAATGGTTACCTTTTTTGGCACACCCTCTTTGGGTGTAAATGTGATAACTGTTCCGGTGTTGTCCTCGGATCTATCAGCAGATACATCTACAATAGCTGCATTATACCCAGATAATGCATCTTGAATTGCTTCAACAACTGCACCAGATGTTGGAATCTTTGTATCATCTTCTGTTAAGGATGTACCATCTTTATCTAAGATGGAATCAAGATCTTCGATTGATACAGCAGTACTTCCACCTGCAGGTATCATCGAGTCTTCGCCTTTCACATAAAATGTTACTTTTCCAGTATCGTCTGTTACAACATAAAGTTTGTTATCTTGTGCAGTACCAAATTCTGGAACAGCTGTAGTAAATTCAATAGCATTTCCAGAATACAGACTCTCACCTTGATAAATTTCACGTGTATCTGTCACAAAATATATAGCATTTGCATCTTTTGGAGACAATGCTGTATACTGTGCAGAAGTACACCGTACAAATGATACATTCAGTTTAGTATCAATTACTGGCATATTTATTTACCTCCTATTCTTCTGATACTTCTTTCCATGTTGTATCTGATTCAGCGACTTCTTTTATTGTCTGATGAACCTCGTCATTGTCTTTGATGACATTTACAACTGTTTGCGAAAAATCTGCATTATCAAGCTGATCTTTGACTTCTTGGACTAGATCATCTTTGGATACAAAATTTGTTGTATCTACTCCGAAATATTCCTCTGTCCAGATCGATTTTGCTTGATCGTACCGATAGTACTTAGCAGTGCCATCACCGGTATCATTGACCCTTACGATTTTACCATCCGGAACTAAACGCCTATTGAGTCTAGATAGCTGTTCTATTGTATCAACAGTTATCCAAGCTCGGTTGAGTTCCCAGGCCATCTCAGGTTTCATACCACCTCCACCAGGAATAGGAGGATTAGGTGATGGGAATGGATGATCAGGATACGGACATTCTCCACCAACAACTTTGATACCAATGAGATCGGAATCTACAAGAGGCATTGTTGTCTGCGAAGGAATAGATGAAAGATACCATCCGTTATACTGATTACCTTGATAAGCATACCATCCTTTATGGACGATCCACTTAGTTCCAGGAAATCTAGCGAGTATAACAATGCTACCATCAACAATCTGTATTCCTGAATCTAATGTGATTCTATCTGCCATGTTAGTCAATTCACCACCTTTTCTTACAGGATTTCGATCACTCTATCATATAGATATCGTCAAGATCTGTTTTCAGCAAAGGTTTCACTTGTCCAGACTGCAAATTTGTAAGATACATACCATAGAATGGTCTATTCTCGTCAAAACTAAACCACCCGAAACCTACTTGCCATCGAGTAGTTTCAAATCTACCTAATTTTACAGTATCACCAGGACGTATACATTGGCAACTTCCCGGTATTGGAATGGATATATCTGGACGATACAAGGTCTGACCTCCTAATCTATGTGATAAAAGTATATTGTATGAAATGTTTTCACTTGTATCTCTATAAAAGGTGTAGTTTTGTACGATCGTACAATATGAAACCTCCACTCTAGTGGAGGTCAAGAAATTTCTTATTAAAATAAAGAAGAACTTGTATTGTTAGAATACACGAGTTGGTTATTAGTGTAATATCCAGATGTAGTACTGGACATGTGTGTAACTTGCTTGGTATTGTCGTATCCACAAGCATTACACTTGATATGATTCATAGCAGACCCTGCGCAATAGATGAGTCGTTGTGTAATATGTATAGACCCACAACATGGACATGTAAACATTATACTTCAACTCCTTTGAATTTTTTATAATCATTATATTCAATCCGGAAATAACGAACTACATCTCCTACTGTTGTATCTTTGATACCTCTATTCAGAACAATTGAAACTTTCAATCCATCAAGTTCTTCAATGTCAGATGTGCAGTAGAATATTACCTCAGATGCAACCATCTTTCCAGATCTGTTTTCTCTAGGATTGATCTCAATGATATCTACGGAATTGAGTTCTGGAAACTGCTGTTTGATCTGATTACACATGTTGTTAAGACGTATCTGAGTCCTTGTAGGATACTGCTGTATTAAGTTTGCACGTACTTCTGATACGCATCTTACTTCTCGTTCTCTGATAACCATGTTTTCTGTACTCGCCTCCAGATCTAAGAATCCTGATCCTAATATTGTATCGCACTCTTCACGAGTATATCCATCTCTTGCAAGATCATAATAATTAGGGCTATATCCTAATTCATTTGAATCAAATATAGGCCTTGTATCATGTTCTTCTGCTAAGAATTCCATGATCGGCATATTTCGGTATACGGAACCATCTCTTGCAGTATAGAAGTATTCTGAATGTCCTTCTTCATCTCCATAATCAGATTCATAATCTCTGCAAATAGTTATCGTCTGAACACCTAGGCCTTTATAATGATCAGCTGTCCAGATGTAAATATCATTGACCCAATTGTATCCTGTAGAAGATATTCGAAACCAAAGTTCTCTGTTCCCTCTAGATGTATTATACTGGCCACCAAATCTAGATCTGCAAAACTGTTGATTCAATGAATCTTTGATCCTTTTAGAAAGATCAGATCTTTCATCCCTAACATCGTCTACAAAATCATATAATGATTCTACATCGTCATACTGATTATTCTCTCTATGAATATTTATGATCTCATCTACAGATAATGGATACTGAAATGTATAAGGAAGATTATTTACTGCTGATTTAATTGCATCTTCTATTTCAGCTTCCTCTCCATCATAAGTAACTTCATTCTCAATGAGTAATGCAATCCAAGCATCAATGATATATTTTGCAAGATCCTGATCTTTAGATCTAGTTGATATCAGGAAAGCAGCTACTTCTGCTTCCGATGATAGATCTTCATCATCCATAACATAGAAGTGATGCATTACACCGAATGCATCCCCTCCTTGTCTCAACATCCAAGCTGTGTGCTTCATATTAACCTCTCCTCAAAAGCAATTCATCAGATGTAAATCCTGCAGCATGCTTATGTCCTCCACCGCCGTGATTTTCTGCAATTTTCTGACAATCTGCACCATTATCTGAACTGAATATTGAATATTTCCATTTCGATCCATTGAATACAAAAACAACAACTGCAGGATACGAATTGATCAGATCTCCGAAAATCCATGAATTGCTTGATTTATTTACTGCGTATACAGTTACACCATCCAACTCTGATTCAAATCCATATGAATCAAGATAAGATTCGTTATCTCTATCTATATAAGATTTGATAATGTAACCAGCAGCTACAACCGACTGCAAAAAGTGTCTACCGTCAAATATTTCTGATGTAGAATCTAGTCTGGCCCAAACATCATCGAATACATCATTTTTGTAACTGTCAATTCCAAGTTTAAATGCATCGGAATCAGTCATCTTATGCGCCCATGTATCATAATCTGATACCAACTTCACGTATTCGGGAATCTTATCAAATGGGCATTTCATGAACCACATACATGTGAGAGCAGCTCCGCTTGCTTCTGAGGATCTAATACCTCTAATATCTTTTAATTCTGGATACTTCTCTACAAGATCAAGGCTGGATGAATGATGATCAATCCAAATAACATCACACCCATAATTGATGAGCCATAGTAACTGATGCATTGTTGCTTCTGTAAAGCTATAATCTACGATGTAGACGCGTTCGCCGATTTCTACTGTCGATAGATCAAGTCCTGAATAATCACTCTCGAAGTAATCTTCCGGATTGTTATTTTCTGTGAATTTTCTTACCAGATATCCTGCACAATGTCCGTCCATATCGTTATGATAAAAACATTTCATAATGTGTACCTCCTATCTATTTATCTTATGTATATTAACGATTCATTTCCAGTATTTTCGATTGATACAAAGATGTTTACTATTCCATTGCAATTTTCTACGTATCTGATCATATTCAGTAGGATATCTGTCTTTAATTTGAGTGTGTATATACTTGTGTACATTTGATTTAGACATACACATATTTTCAGCGCACAACCTTATGGTCATGCGCTGATCCAAAAACAATCTTATGATTTCTTCACATCTGCTCATTATCATCTCATCTTTTTGAAGTTGCCGATAGTATGATTGTAGATTCGCCATATAAATCTACCTCCGATCTAACATTGATAAATCTATACAAGGAATCAATAACCTCTCTTTGCACGTTTAATAGCGCGCTGTCTCTCTTTTTCTCGTTTCTCTAATATCTTAGTCTGCTTATGATTCTGGTATGCGTTGTAAGCGCCTAAAGCTACTGCTTCTCTTCTATGCCTTTCGGCTATATCGTTAGCACGTTCTTGAAGCTCTGACTGATATTCAAGCTCCCTATTTCTCTGTGCCTGAAGATCTGCCTGCCTATTCAATACATCGATTCTTTCAGATTCTAACTGACGCTGACGTTCACGATCATACATTTCAATAGCTGTAGATATATTTACATCTGAAGAGGACAATACCTCGTGGACATATGCTACGCATGATTCAAATCTGTACTGTTTCGGAAACTTTCCGAAGTCATCAAACATCTGGCGAAGTACGTCTCTTTCATGTATCCTTTCAGCTCTTGCTGTCTCGTATCGTTTCTGACGATCTGCTTCCCACGCTTTCTTATGTTCTTTCCAAGTGTTCCAATCAATGTCAAATTGAGAAAGAGCATTTTCATATTCTTTATCAAATTCACCTTGGCGATTTTTCTGATCGTCTAACCGTCTCTGATACTCATCTTTGTATTCCTTAGAAGCTTTTATTCTTTCTACGTCCTGCTGCCTGAGTGTATAAAATTGTCTAGTTCTTACACCTCTAAGTACTGCTGCAACGATAACAGCACCTGGAAGAAGGAAAATCCAAATAGCAAACATGATAACATTCATGATACCTGTCACAATAGTTAATACTGCATATGCGATCATGAAGTTTCTTGCAAGTTCCCAATACCAACTCTTTGGCTTTGTAAGCTGAGATTCAACGTTGATCTCTTCAAATTCAGCTACTTTATGTGTAGGCAGTCCAGGTTCTACTTCTGGAAATGATTCATTCTGAATATCATTCTCAATCTGTGATTTCTGATTGAATCTTTTGAACTGTTGATAGATCTTATCTACTGGTTCATAATACTTATTCATACTAATACCTCCTCTATGGATATTTGATTCTGTATTTGTTTACACAGATAATAACGATTCTGTGATACAAATAATAAAAAATCAGGTGTGATCAAATTCACACCTGATAATCTGATATACAATCAGTCATTCAAATGTTCAAGGTAGATATCTGATATCTTTTCAAGATATGAATGTAATATATCATGATATGCAATTAAAGCAACATCCTTCATATCTGGATGAGGTGCACCTGTTGTTCCTCTGTATCTCAGATCTATAAAATGTTCCCACTGATAAAGATTCATTGTAAGAACAACCTCAGTTGCAAGTGCATTCGGAAGAACTGCACGAGCCTGCTGCGGAGACATTCCGTTACTTGTCATGTAATTGTAAGTATCTTCACATTCCTGTAAATTCTTCTCAAATAGTGCTTTTACGCTATTGTCCCAATTATCATAATCATGAGGATACACAAATGCAATATCACCATTTCCAAATTTTTCTTTGCTGTAATTGCAATACCTCGTAGATGACTGTGCTACTGCAACTCTATGACGTACAAGTTCGTGCGACACTCCTCGATCACAATCAAATTTTACAGATACAAATTCCATGTTACCTGTATCATAACTAATAGAATGATAAACATCGTTAAGTTTTTCTTCTGAAACATATTCAATATCGCTGAGGTTTAATTCATATGCATCCCAGATGTCAGAAATATCAAACTCATCTTCATCTTTAAAGAAATATTCATGTTCAACAAGAAATCTGAATGCATCAAGAAGACTTGCAGCATTTTCTGAACAGAATTCTGCGTTTCTCCACTTAGGATTATATGCATGCGACATTGAGATGCTGATTCCGAGCTTGATAGTATCTTCATATCTTACCCAATTCGTGTATATTGCAGGAATATTTGAAAAATCGGCTATGATTCGTCTGCATTTGTCAAGACTTGACTCTTCTTCTCTGTCAGTCAGTGTAATTTCAAAAAATAGACGAGCATGCTCAAGCATAGCATAATGTTTTCGATTGATCAAATTTGATACAAATTTCCTGTAGCTATCTGATGTGATCTTATCTTCGAATTTGTAACAGATCCTTCCGATTCTTTCTACTTTCTTATATGGATTAACTTCTACGATTTCCTCTGCATTTGATTTTATGAAATGCATATACACACCTCCTATAATTTACTGCTGCAGAATGGACAATAAGCCCACTCGTCTTCTACTTTGTTTCCACACACGTTACAGATTCTAGGTCCATATGCAGGATCGTCAGACCACTTACCGTTTGCTAACATATCTACAATATATGGATCATCTATTGTAAGATATCTCTGAGCCTTAGCTGTGATAATACTTTTCTGATACTCACTAAGATATCTAGACTGAGGACACATGAGCTCTCCATTTTCTGCATCAACGTTGTTACGACCTAGCATGTGCTGCCGTACAACATCTTCTACAAGTTTATCATTCTTACAACCTACTACATGCCGAATTGGACTATATCCTAGTCCACAATCAACATACAGTATGATGATATCACGAGCTTTCTGTTGCTTTTCTAGATCATCTTTGTAATTGACTACTCTTGGTTTCTTGCACTTCATCTGACTAGGTGTCAGAAGTTTCTGTTTCTTGGACGGCATTTGTTTCTCCTTTCCTCAATTATCATATTCGTCTAAAGCAAGACGACAGTTACCTAAAAGCTTCTTGCTAAAATCTACTTTGCTCAACGGATCTGAGATTAGTGATCTTAATCTACTGATTGTCTTGATTCTCATAGATTCTAACAGCTTAAAATCTTTATAGGTGATATCTAGATTAACGATGCTATCCGGATTATTCTGTAGATTACAGAGTCTATCATATTCGGATATTCTAGTCCAATATACTCTAGTTCGAGCGTATGGAACTCCTAACACTTCAGATGCGTCTCTCATAGATCCACCCTTCTGAAGCATGTGCAATATATCAAAGAACTTCATTTCATTACAATAATCACGATAATGATCTACTAGTGTTTTCAAATATGTCACCTCTTTAGAAGTATTTTGATATGAATTCCGACTCTGTAATCTTAATAATACCTAATTGATCAGCTTTCTTATTCTTGGAAGATGAACTGTTAGGGTTATCTGTGATGAGATAATCTGTATCTTTTGTGATTTCTCCCACCATCCATCCATGTGATTTCAATTCTTTCTCAAATTCCGATCGTTTAACACTGAGTTTTCCTGTGATTGCTACTTTACCTTTTACCTCTGCACTATTTGATGCTGAATTCCAAACAATTCGATTGTATACAAATCGTAATCTGTAGAATTTTTTAATATTATCGATAATGGACTGACCGTTTGCAACTCCGATGCATCTAATGAGTTCATCTAAGAAATTGTCTGGAATAACATAGGTATCATCAGAATTGATTGCTTGAGATAGAGAGAAAATTTCTTTGACAAGGTGTGGATAGCTTGCAAGCTTCTCAGATGTAATATCTCCAAACCTCGGAATATTCAATGCTTTAATAGCATCTGAAGCAAGCACCGGTTTGTTAAACAATGCATTACACATCATTGAAAATAGGATAAGCTGCTTGCTAATCAGCGGACTTGGATGCTTATCCATGCATAAAACGGCGATTTTCACAAGCTCTTCGCAATCCATTATAGATTCAACGGATATCTCGCCTGAAATATATTTTTGAAGAAACTTTATTCTAAGTTTATCTCCAAAGTTATCTACTGGAGCGATATTATTGATCCAAATAAGTGCATCTTGTAGAATTGCATTGCCACATATCGGATTCATGCATTTTAAATGTACACCTTCCCACTGAAGCTCATCGCCGCAATCAGGACAATGAGTAATAAGTAAGTTATCCCCATGTATAGGATTGATTACTTTATTGATATATGGTATAACCTGTCCATGTCGTTCAATTTCTACGATGGCACCTTTTTCAATTCCGTTATGCTTAATGTACTTAGCATTGAGTCCTGTGCATTTAGTGATTGTAGCACCATCAAGTTCAACAGGTTTGACATAAACAACTGGAATCGCAAAATGTGTTTTAGACATCTGCCATTCTACCCTTTCAACAGTTGTTATTGCAGTCTCTGATTTGAATTTTACTGCGATTTCATCATAAATGAACTCTCCATCACGATTTATTTGAATAGACTCAGTTGAAATCACGATTCCATCAACTTCATATGGATAATGTGAACATAATTCAGAAAATTTATATGCCATAGAATCCATAAATGTATCTTCGTTCAAACCTGTGAATACAAAATACGGTGCAACGTTTTCAAAATTCTTATCAAGTATATCATATGCTTCGCTATAATCAATGCTGTAGGAATGCCATCCTTCATCATGGACTGAGTCGATTTTCTGAGATTCATCTGCAAGTACGGTATATACTACAATATCAAGATACTTGATATCTTCTGTGATCTCTTTAGAATTAATGATACCTGCAACTGAATTACGAGCATTCTTGATATTATCATGACAAGATTCATATTTTCTATATGAATCTTTTGACATTATGATTTCTCCACGGAACCCACCTGTAATATGAGGTGTAGGTAAAGTATTCCCAATGATTAGTTTGACTTTATCTGTTACATCAATCCCTTGCTTGTAATCTCCTCGAGTTAATGCTTGAACCAATACGCTATCTTCATAATATAATGCAATTGACATTCCATCAAGTTTTGGAGATCCTATGATGCAATGAACTTTAAACTGATTAGGGACCTCTTTGTATGTGTACGCCTTACCTAATCCTGTTACTAATCCATATCTATGAGGACAACGTTCTCCAATTGTTGAATCAGTATTAATATTGTATCCCCAAGAAGGTTCTTTAAATATAGAATTGTTTGGATCCACAGATCTTAATTGATCACATTTTTTGTCAAACTCATCATCTGATAAGAAGCTATTACCATCTTGATAATAAAGATGTGCAGCAAGCCTAAGTTCTCGTTCTAATGAATTCATATTTCTCCTTTCTACTCTGAAGTATTCCCAGACATCAATTCAAAATAGTTTATCTCCTCCTCTGAAAGTTTGTGATAACCTACAAATTTCGCAATACCTACGCTTCCGTCTGGGCAAAAGTGTAGGATAGAGTTCGGAGTCTGCATTGTATTCTCGATTCCCGGTACAAAGTCATACACTTGACCCTGAACCATTTTCTCTATTCCTTTCTGTAGATCTTCTTCCGATTGAAATTCCACAGGCATACCTTGTGTCATTGCACCATTGCAGCATCCACATCTATAAAATGGAATAAATTTCATGATGTTCACCTCCTTCTCTTATATAGATATATAACGATTCACAATAATAGGCAGATCATAACATCTGCCTATCTAGATAGATCTCAATCCTCTAGCACAGGGTTGAATCCAAGGTTTCGTATAAGCTTTACATAATTATCTAGAAGATTAATGTATTTCTCAGAAGAGATGTCATCAGATGCATACAATGACGGAATTATTGAATCTTCGATACTCATGCACATCGGAGGGCATCCATCTTTGTATATACACTATCCTGCACAGATGTAAAATTTACAAGGCTCTATTCTATCTTTTGACATTTATCTACTCCTTATAAGATCTAAACCAAATTCTGAGTTCATCAGGAATCAAACTTAAGAATCTATCCCTATACTCATCAAGATGTTTACATACATCATCATCTGCATATGTAAAACAACTAGGAAGATCAAAAGTACCCTTCTCGGCATCTTTACATGCTCTACTTTCTACAAACTGAAGAGGCTTTATCCAGGTAACATTATGATATGTACCAATATTGAATACACATTCTTCCGAACCTCCACGACTTACGAACTGTGCTTTCATATTATCAAATACACTTGTTCCGTAACAGTAGCAATCTATGGTGTTGAATGTACATTCATCATACAACGAAAATGTTTCTGCAATGATAACAATATTCAGTCTAGAATTGTATGCAACCATCTGATATTCGACTACTGGTAAACTTCTAGAATGAGGATTGTTGAAAGGAAGTTCATAAGCAATCTCATATCCTCTCATCTTAAGAAGATTCTTGAACTGATCATATCTCATTCCTTCGTAGTAATCAACTAACACTTCTTTAGATACTTCAACTATGCAACACTTCTTAAGATCTCTAACAATTTTATTTATCATGTAGTATCCAGGTTTGATGCAATTTTCTGCAATAATTACCTTACCATAATCATCATAAGAAACAAATCTTCCATTCTTTCCCTTCTTGAAAAGATATGCAGAATCCATACTTATTGAAATAGAATTGTTTGTCATCGTAATAAATACCTCACATTCTATTGAATCATTGATATTATCTTCTACACTATATAACGATTCACAGTGAAAGAGCTGATATCAATAGAATTTAAGCCTATCAATATCAGCCCTTTCATCATAAACATGGAATTCTCTATTAAGACCCTCAGAACTTAATAGCATTTGTAAGTGATTTGAGTTTCCGTTACTAAGTGATACCTTTATTCGAGCTCCGTTGGTCTGTGTCGACTGTGAGAAGATAGCACTGTTCACTTTGTGTCCTCGTCTGCTTACGGTTTACGTCAATTTAAGCCGGTTTCAATCCACTGGTCTATGTGTTGACTAGACAATGCTGATAGACCTAGGAGAAAAATGAAAGGTGGTCCATAGATCAAAACTCCTGTGCCTATCAGCTAATGGGCCATCTCCGATTCGAACGGAGGACCTGCCGGTTATGAGCCGGCTGCTCTCGACCAGCTGAGCTAATGGCCCTTTCGTCATAGGTTTGTCTTCATCTATGTTAGCGCACCGGACAGTATAGGAATTTAACCTATCCACCTAAAGGTGTTCACACCACTGCCCTAATGCATACAGCATAGATGGGAGCGAGGATAGTGAGGACTCGAACCTCAATATTATCCGTCCCTACATCAACTGCTTTCAATGCTAGCTTCACACATACTAACAATTGACGTCCCCGGAGTTGAACCGGACTATCCTTACCAACAGAATTCTGTTACATCTCTACCTAGCTTAGATAGAGGAGATCTCTAATGTATCCATCTGTTTCCAGATGAAACGACTCTGATCAGATTCGAACTGACGACCTCTTGCGTGACAGGCAAGCGTTCTAACCAACTGAACTACAGAGCCAATTATTATAGAATTTCAGCTGCATATCCTCTATATGAGAACAGCTACATAAATTTCACTCTATGCAGTTTTGATATGCAGCTTATTCAATACTGCATTTTCACTTATATGAATGTTGGCCAAACATTGCTAACTGTTTTACAGTTGTCCTTATTTTATCCGCATAATCAAAGCTATTTCAACTTCACTATGTTTCTATAAGGTTTCACTGAAGGTTTATGCGTGAGATTGCATTAACATATAAGCTAACAGGATTTTGAAAACCATCTTAATCTACATTATTTTGTAGGTTACACAATTTGTCCCTGCTTCAACGCAGCACTTTGCATCCCCACTGCGTCTCTTATCTGCAATATTGAATTCACATGAAATAGACTTAGATGTGTGATTGCTCACACAATACATGCAGAGCGATTCGAACACTCGCCATGTGGGTTACACATGTGCTAACCACTACACTATACATGTACGCAATAGCATTTTATCAATTTCAGCTCCTAGGTCACTTACTCTGCTCTAAAATACTATCACTTGCCACGCTTATAAGCCGATCCCTTGACCTTTTACAACTTGTCGTGACCTCCACATAAGTTGCAAGACCTATGCTTCAAGTTTACGTTTGACACTTGCATATCTAACGTTGTCCGCAGCATAAAATCATCAGATCACATGACTTTATGCTAACGATTACAACTGGAATCGAACCAGCTCCTTTCGCTTCCTCTTGAAACGATTGTGCTCCGTACACCAGTAACCTATCTACTATGTCGAATATATCCTACCTATTCTTGCGCTAGACTAGTAGATGCATATCAGTAGGATTGATATGACTAACTAGCTTTACAGATAAGCATAGATTTTTGAACGATGAAAGGAGCTACACCTATCTGTAAAGAGCTCCTAAGGGACGATTTGAACGTCCATCTATTATGCGCGCCATAAGTATTTTGACAGACCTTAAACTACTTAAGGATGATGTGGCAGAGGAAAAGTCAAAGACCTCTGCCACGATATCTATAGCTGCAATATAGCTTGACGTACTACGCATGAGTAGATAAACTACAACGCTTCGTTTTCAGATCCTTTTACATCTCTAGTAGGCATTGAAGACTAGCCTAAGCCTCTAGCTAGATTTGAAGTTTTTAATATCATAGCATGCCATCTTGAGATATCGAGGTTAACCTCCAACCTCTAATTTAAATTGTTAATTCTCCTGCGCGCCACCATCTCCATTTCATCCACTTACCCTCGATGCACCTCAATCCAACAACTGATACATCTACACCGCTGATGGCTATATCGAATTAACTCGCTGAGTTGTATCAGCGAATGACGGATGCCGGAATTGAACCGAGCGTCTGAAGCGTGAAAGGCTCCCGTCGTTACCACTTGACTAATCCGCCAAATTCTGTTCAACTTTTAGTATTGAACATGAGCGGCATTTTAGTGATAGTTCACCGCAACTACCTAGTCATCATCAGAAATAATTAAGCAAACTAGGAGAACTTAATTATTATTGCACGTACCCTTTATGTCTTCGGAATCCTGGCACAACAACAAGATTTCAACCCGACTAGACACCTATCTTTGCACCTACTAATCTCTTCGGCTACTATAGCTTTAGATAGGCAAAACCTAAATTGCTTAATAATTTAATATCAAGCAAACTGCCCCCAGCAGGACTCGAACCTGCGACACATCGGTTAACAGCCGATCGCTACTACCAACTGAGCTATGGAGCATTAATTATTATATCTACATATACATTAACGATTCTTATTGAATATTAGATTCAATTTTCTTGATGTAGTATATCTGCAGTAGAACTAATGATCTATTGCAGATACTTAGGCGTATGGACGTGTCATTATTGGCAGGGCCTCGACATATCCTGCCACATGCCGATGACAGGATTCGAACCTGCACACCTTGCGGCACTGGTTCCTAAGACCAGCGTAGCTTCCCTTACACCACATCGGCAAGTAAAATAGGTAAGATTTATCGAAAGTATGCGAATCTCTCAATATCTTTTTATAAAACTTTTTGGTAACTAGTACACTCGCACTTCATTCTAGTTACCTTGGTTACAACCTATTTATTTTCTACACTTATTGTAACGATGCTAAGAATTATTTATCAGCTTTCCATCCGTCATCTAAATAACAAAGATAATGAGAACTGCTATCGTATTTTATGATAGATGATTCATTTCTTATTCCAAATTCAGATCGGATATCAGAAATAGCTGAATCTGGAATATTAGGATTCATATAAATTACAGATCTTCCTTTATTATCAATTTCTACTCTACCTCTAGGAAAATAGTTGTATGGATATTTCTTGAGTTTACCAGAAATTTCAGGCCATAACTTTTTGTGTGTATAAGATAAACCATTCCTAGAAATTGAATTCTGAAACTGATCAGGATCATATGGAAACGCTAATAATTTGTCATCATCCGGAATGTACCAAAAGATTCCTTTTGATTGAATTTTAGCTCCTGTAATTGGAATTGATCTCCTAATTACTCTTTTCATCTTATACACCTCCTATCTTTGTCATATACTATAACGATGCAGATAGTGGGGCTTGAACCCACATGACTCGAAGTCAGAGGATTTTAAGTCCTCAGCGTATGCCAATTCCGCCATATCCGCTTACATTATGGACAAGCCTCAAGTCCATAACCCTGATTTCTAACGTGATCAGTTTGTATTGCATATTAATCACCTGTTACTGCTATAACAGGCTGCAACCTACCATTCGCTTCAGATCTCTAGCAATAACGAAATCTTACACACGAGACTACGGAAGTCTTTCCTTCTGTCATCTGCTATACCCGTTATTGTGACTGCTTGACATGTCGCAGATTGTGCCACTGTATCTGGTGTCACCTTCAGCTACACTCTTGACATGGCCTGCATCGAGTGTAGGAACTTCCTCATGTACTTGTAGTTTACACAAGCGGGTCATTAGTTCTGACAGCTGATGAAGAGACTCGAACTCTTAACCTGCTAATTACAAATCAGCTGCTCTGCCAATTGAGCTACACCAGCGAGCTCCATCGTCTTTCCGATGTGTCATCAAGTTTTTATTATATGGTGAGCTACAAGCAAACTCACGGCTGTTTAATTGCGCTCTAACAGCTCCAAACGAAGCACCTACCTTATCCATCCTCTAGTGCAGGAGCAAAGGTCCTATAGCGAAGTAGCGAACTTTTACTATAGGAATGCAGATAAAGAGATTTGAACTCTTACGACTCTAGGTCAGCAGATTTTGAGTCTACCGTGTCTACCATTCCACCATATCTGCTCGATCGCCGGTCTAACCTTTGCTACCGGCAGGGTTCTCTTCACATGAAGCATTCAATCTCATGTCAATAGTTTTGCGCAATAGTACTAACACGAGATTGAACTGGAGTAGTCAGATTCGAACTGACGAATGACGGCGTCAAAGGCCGTTGCCTTTCCGCTTGGCGATACCCCATCGAAGATGCTTTCCTAGCTTTATAGCATCTTTGAGTCCCTGATAGACGCATTTTTTCCATATCTATGTCTTTAAATCGCTTTTGTGACAGGGACTGCTACATTTATTTCGTCGTTAGCTGACGAGTCGAGGTGACAGGAGTCGAACCTGCTATCACGTGATCCCAAATCACGCATCCTACCGGTGGACCACACCTCGTTGTTTTGAAGCACAAGAAAGTGTTTCTGGAACTTGTGATTAAGTGTAAGTGTTCTGATTTATACAATTTTAGGAGATATTGTACAGTTATGAGCCAAAATGAGTGCGTTCTTGTGCTTCAATCTATTCCTCGGGGAGAAGGAATGTGTAGTAGCTGCTGAGATCTCTCTCAGCAGCTAACGCCGAAGAAGGGAGTCGAACCCCTGAGCCCGATTAAGGACTTGACGGTTTTCAAGACCGCTGACGTATCCGGTTGTCTACTTCGGCTTTTATATTACCTACATATACTATAACGATGCAAGTAATATTTTAATACAATACAACTACGATGTCAAGTGTTATCTTGACACAATTTCAATGATGCTAGACGTGAAATTGTTCAAACTGTAATATTCTCTGTCAGCATCAGGATGTGCTTTCAGATACGCTTCATTAGACGCGTTGATCCCTAGATCATGACCAAAATCATTGACACAAGAATACACAAGTTCCGGATCATCATCTCCGATTCTAATCATGTATCCTGCTTTAATCTCTTCACCGTGTTTGTCTACATAATGATAATCTGACATGTTTAAGTACCTCCTCTATATTATCTTCTGTATATTATAACGATTCGTCATCTCTTTTTATTTCTCTTTTTCTGACCCCTCATCTTTTCATTATAAGATGCTTGTGCATCTGCAATCATATCATCGAGAGATTTATGATGATCCTTTGATTCACTTTGATATCTGGTTGATCTCACAGTTTTACTCTTCGGATAAGGTTTCTTACGTGTAGGTTTAAAATCCTTATCAAATTCAGGTTCTGTAAAGCATGATTGTAGACCTAAATGTTTCACAGATAACTGAACCGGTCGATCTCCTACTCCTTGCACACCTTTTGCTACATATTCTTGTCCAATAGATAAATATTCTGATGGATCTTTGACATAATTTTCTGATATCTGCGACACATGTAACAAAGAAGTGGAACCGTCTTGCAGCTCCACTATTGCTCCATAGGTGTCGAATCTAATTGGTGTTACAATATACGCTTCCCCTAATTCTAGATTCATGACTCCTCCTACTTTTTGATTTCTGTGATAGTTACTCCTTTGATTTTCTTCAGCTTCTTGACCCCTGCTAATATGTACTGACAATCTGAGTAAGACTCTAATGATGTCATTACAAAATCTGCATTTGAATCATCCAAATGATCAATCATATCATCTACAATGACTGTCTTGATATCTGAAGAGCTGTGTTCTACAATGCAGGTCATGAATGCAAGTATGTACATGCATTTCTCTCCAGATGATAAGTTACTGTATGGAATATATTTATCATTCCGATTGAGTCCGAAGCTGAAAGAGTTTGCTTTTCCGGAAACGTTGAATGCACATTTCAAATCCGGCTCTTTGAACATTTTCTGGATATAGGTATTGAAGGTTGTTTCAAAATTTCCTAATGGATTAGACATCAATTCACTCTGAAGACCATTAGGTCCTGTTGTAGCGATCCAAATCTTCAAAACCTGACGTTCGAGTTCAAGTTTATATTTATCTTTGGTAAAATTGTCGATAAGCTCATTGTATCGCTTATTTGCAAGAGCCTTTGTCTGCTCCTCCATGAGCTTATCAATCTGAGATTCTTTTGTGTTCATCAACCCTACTATATCTGCTGGAACGTCTTCAGGTAATTCATGAAGCTGTGCCTTCAGTAGTTCAATCTGACTATAAGCCGATTTCTTTGTAGAAATCTTATCCTCAAGTGTGTGTATTTCTGCGAGCATCTTTAATCTAGAATCATTAATTACCTTGAACTCAGCTTCTAGATCAGAAAGTTTCTTCTTTGCATCATCAACCTCTTTCTGAAGCTTATCTACCATCTGTTTGATACTATCACATTCTACATGTGTATACGGACAAACTCCTCTACCGCTAATGATCTTGGACTTTGTCTGAATCTCTGTATGAAGTACAGTGATTTCCGTACTTTTCTGAGTTACATAAGTACCAGATGATTCATACTTAGCTCTTAAATCAGCTAATTCTGATTCAAGTTTATTGACCTCTTTGTCATCTTCAATCCTTGCAGCAGATGCGGTGAATCTCAGCTTTTCAATACTTGATACAATCTGAAAATTGTGACCGATAGATGCCTGAAGGTTCCGCAATGCAGCTAGATGATTTTTAAGATCTGCGATTACAGCAGATCTACTTTCTTCTGTCATTGTATCTTCAAAATCATCATAGAAGATCAACTTTGATACAGCAGCCTGATTATCGGCAATCTGCTGTTTCTTCAAGCTGTCGATATCTTTGAGATACTTGTTGAGGGCCGATACTTTGGCAGCAGCATCTCCTGATTTCTGCTTGCTGATCCATTTCTGAACATCAAGCTTGAGTTCAGAATAGTTTCCTTGAATGTCTTTAACATCTTCTTCTAATCTTCCGTAGATATCAATTTCTTCAGATTCAGATGGAAGAAATTCCTGGAACCATTTCTTGAGAGTATTCGGAGTGCTGCTCAAGAACTCTGTGAAGTTGAAAACAGGTAACTCAATGTTACCGAGGAACATTCCAGGATCAACTTCTTCAAGTAACTGACCGTTTTTAGTTACTTCACAATTTGATATCACGCTTGAACGAACCTTTGCAAATGTTCTTTCTACTACGTAGGTGTCAGAACCGTTTTCCAACGTCACTTGGACATCTATTGCAGAGCTGCTGGCATGGGTGAATGCAGACTGATTTGTCTTGTTATGTCCCGGAATGTATCCAAGCAATGCTAACTGAATAGCTTCAAGAACAGTTGACTTTCCTGCACCGTTATCTCCGAAAAGATAATTCACATGGTCAAATGAATATCTTACACCATGTGCATTGTGCATTCCATCAATGTAAACTGACTGAATTTTCATATTTGATATACCTCCATATCTTTATTATATACACAATAACGATTTTAATCAAACAAAGATTCGACTCGTGCCCATCTTCGTCTCTTGCCTGAAATAGATCTCTGATACTGATACATTCCAGGTACTACATCTTTCATAAATATATTCCGATTGTCATCAATATGATCAATAAGATGTGGTAGATGATATTTCAGAACATGGTAGTCAATGATGTCTTGATCAGCTTGCTTTCTCGAATGTTGATCACGGAAACATTTCACATGAGGATTTACTACGCTGACGTAGAATAGATCCTCTGGAGGTGCAGGCATTATAAGCACTTTGTACTCTACATCTTTCATCTCAGATCTGTTTGACGCATGTTTTGCGATTTCATTTAAAAATTCTACTGTATTCTTAGATACCGTAGAGTCTTCTTGAGAAAATAACTTCAAGTGTATTCACCGTCCTCCCACTTTTTTTGTATCTTATTTTTCAACTGTTTTATTAGCCTAGAAGCATATGATTGGCTGACACCTATCAATTCTCCTATTTCTTTCTGCGTATATTCCTTATCCAACCAGTAGATGATGCTGCGTTCTCTCAAAGAAAGTGAATTATAGATTTCATTCCATCTCTGTTTATGATCAGATATCACGGATTCAAAGGAATTATCATCTACTATGATTAGATCTCGCAATTCGCATGTACCACCCTTACCATCATCAATGACTCTATCAAGTCTATCACAGCTATCATAGAACTTATTCTTTGGATAGCGTCTACGACGAAGTTCCGTGAATATCTCATTGGTGACACATTTTGTCATGTATGTTGCCCAAGCTGACTTCTCAGGATCATACGATTTCCATGCTTTGAATATGCCGAACCGTGCCATCTGAACTACATCTTCATCATATACTAGATCATCTCTATTCATTTTCTTTCTCAATATGTAGTATATCAATGGTTCATTTTCTTTGATTGTTCTATCAGGATCATCTCCATAATATGCATACTTCTTATCAGATTGCTTCATATACTTTTAACCAGTCCTTAGCTCTTGTTATTCCTACGTAGAACAGATTGTTGTTATCTTCATTCATCAATGGAAATGTCTTACCGTCTACACCTGCAAGTATCACACTATCATACTCTAAACCTTTTACAGAATGAATTGTACCTACATAAATATCGGATTTTGTATCTTCTTGAACAGCATCTACAAGATAGTCATATAATTCGGTCATTGAATAATCATTGATTTTAAAATCATGATCACGCTCATCTATTCCTATCAATTTTAAGATTTCATTCGCTTTCAGTACATTTGTCAATGTAGGATCTCTAAATTTTACTCGAATCATAGATACTGTATCCATGATGTACTTGATCCTCAGTATATTTGAAAATTTAGTGTAGAAATCTCTAACATCATTTTCAGGATTTTCAATTGTATGTAATCGTACATACCTTGCATACTGTTCTGAATTCAATTGAGTTGTTACCCAATCCATAAAATACTCATTGTCACCTGACGCTTTAAGGAATCGAATGGCATCTTCATTACGATTATGACTTACAAACTCGATATTCTTGTTTTTTAGGTATGCCTTCAACTCCGCAACTTCTTTGTTACTACGTGCTAACAATGCAACATTTCCATATTGCTGTCTATCTGTTATATCAACCACAATATCTTCAAGAGTATCTTCAGGAAATAATTCGTAGTCGTGCTGCTCAAAGTGATCTATATGAACTTCTCCATCATCTGATTTTTCAGGATTAAGCTCAATTCTGTATTTCTCAGATGCATAACGTGTATTTCTGTTTGCATATCTACAAACTTCTTTGCATGATCTGTAATTCTTATAGAGTTTAATGACCGTCCAATCCGGGTCATCAATCAGCTTCTTCATGATAGAACTATCAGCACCACGAAATGAATAAATTCCCTGTAGAACATCACCTACGGTAAATACAGAAGATCCAGAATCTGTGAAGGAGTTTACAAAATTGAACTGGGTCATGTCTGTATCCTGAAATTCATCTACAATAACATGTTTTAGCTTCTGTTTGTATGGAACAATGGAAGGATCGTTATCTTTGAAAAGATCACATACACCTTTGCATAACATATCAAATGTGATGATATTCTCTGCTTTCATTAATCTCATCAATGCCTTCTGATATGTTTTGTATTCATATACTTCTTTTGGAGTCATCAAAGATGGATCATCAAGCTTCTTCTGTGGTAATTTACAATTTACCTGAAGTTTAGCTTTAGAAACAACTTTCTTAGCGTCAGAAGATTCAGCAACAGCTGGTATATTAGTGTACCCAAGTTTTTGACGTACATTGATATCTGTTGACATGAGATGATAACAATAGCTGTGAAATGTACGAAAGTCTGGAGGCATACTACCAGGATGTTTTGCAATATATCGTTCTCTCATCTCTAACGCTGCTGCCCTTGTAAATGTAAGTGCTAAAATTTCATCCGGTCTAACTCCATCTTCTACTAATCTACTGATTCTTTCTATCAAGCAAAATGTTTTACCGGATCCTGCACCAGCCATACATACAATTTTTTTGTCATTACACATGACAGCTTTTTCTTGCTGTGGATTAAGGCCCATATTATTTACCTCCCATATTTAATCTTATCTATGAACAATTGGTTCAATAGAATGCATAGCATAGATTGTATTATATGCAGAAAAATATACATGGTACAATGCATTACCATGTCTTCTCATTATTCTATAACATTTCCGAGTTGTCTTTGTGCGTAAATTGAAAACTCTATATAATGCATAATTTACTACAATTCCTGATGTTCCAAGTGCTGCTAAGAAGCAGATAGGATCATTAAGTATGATTGTGAGGATAGATCCTAAGATGAATGCTGCAAATCCTGCAAGTTCAAGCTTGAGCCATGTATCTGTACTTAAGTCTACGCTTACCATAAGAAAGAATCCTGCGATTCCAATCCCGATTGAAACCATACAAAATATTCTTCTAACTAAAGATGTTGATTCATTGATCATTTTAATATCCTCCTATACTCTATGTACTCTTGATTCAGATATGATTTTATCTACACACAATATAACGATTCATACATAAATTTAGGCAGCCGATTTATATCGACTGCCTATATGAAAGAGACAAGCAATGAGCTATCTGCGAACCGGCGTTATCTTGAGGTTTTCTACGCTAGATTTACTGAAATTAAACGATACAGCTGCATGGTCCGTATCAAGATCAGATTCGTAATCATCAGGTCCGTAATTTGTACGATATTCTTGGATTCCTGATACATCATAAATGAGTTTAGCTAATCCTGTAACACGATATTTACCTGGACGAGTCGGAACATTAGGAATAATAAGATCATCAATGTGCTCAACTACTCCTACCTTATCATCTATATAGACACCGTCTTCAGATCTCCACTCTTCGTTAGATTCATCCGGACTTGCCCATACGTAAGTATCATCGTCCCATTCATAATCACCATCTACATCAACGGTGATCACTTGATCTAACTCCACCTCTATAAGCTCTTGACTATCTTCATGTTCAATAGGATCATCATATTCCGGAGGAGATAGATACTGATCTTCTAGAGATGAGAAAGCATCAGCTTCAATAGATTCTGATGACTTAACTTCATCTGATTCGTAGCTGTTATACCATTCTACAGCTTCATCGTAATTTTCAGAGGAGAAGTCAAGACCTTCGCCATTCCACGGTCCGTATATATCATTATCTCCAAAGTAACATTCATATTCAACAGATCCATCTTCTGTAACTACTTCATACATTGTGTAGTCAGTCAGGAAATCATCGCTATCCTCAACAGATTTGGAAATGATTTTCCGATAACTTACTATGTCTTTATCATATCTTGATATATCTTCTTCAACATCCGTATAACTCTTTACGGGTGAAGATGATTTGCCATCAAACAATTCTTGGAATTTGTTAAAAGCATCTTCTAAAAGATCCCATATATCAAAAGAGTAATCTACAGGAATGTCAATATCTCCATGATATTTATCATCTCCGTATACCTGTATATGCATATTATCTCCTTCAATAAACATATCTGTTACAAAGAATTCGATACCATAATTAGATTCAAGTTTTTCTACTAATAGTGGCGTTAATTCGTCAATTACAGAACGCTTAAATTGAATATTATATTCTGCTGTGATATCTTCAGACGATGTAATGGATCCTGAATTATGTGCAGTTATTAACTTACCTCTACGAGTTGCATCTGGAAATACTTCCTGAATCTCTTCGAGATAATCTGCGGTCTTTCTATTAAGCTGATATCCAGATTTCGTAGGACCTTCCTGGCCATCTCCTTTGCCTTCATATACGGTAATGTAAATCGGTGCACCTGGCTTAGTGATACGAGCGATATTCTCAAGTACGTTCTTACGAGCTTCAGGCTCTTTGATAACGTTCAATACGTTAGAATTTACAGCTGCATCTGCGCCACCATTCTCACGAAGAATTCTTAGAACTTCTTTGTTATGCTCTGCAGACCTATTATATGGATCGTAAACTACTAATGTGGCACCTTTATCTCGGATGTATTCTACAGCGTTGTCAAATTTTCCTCCACCGAAATCAACGACCACATCTCCTTCATTGAAATTTACCATCTTATAGATAGCAGGAAGTTTGTTTGAATTGATAGATGTTGCAGCTGAATCATACTCCTGATCTACCATTGGAAGATCTTCTTCATCTTCTTCGGTAGCCGAATAAATTCCAGGAGTGTAATCTTTATCTACCCAGTCATTCGGATCAATGAATCTACCAGCTACCAGATCATGAATTATGATGTCAGCATCTTTACCTTTGTATCCAAATAACTTTAGAAGGCCTTGTTTAATAGAGCGTATTCGACTTAAATCATATCCATTGTTCTCTAAGCTATCAATGATGTCTTCGATAAAAATTCCTGAATCACTTTCATAATCAGATGATTCTACAGATGAATAGACTGTGTTATCTTCTAGCAATCCGATAGCTTCCGCAGTTTCTTCAAATGCTTGAAGCATCCACTCATAATCAGATGAAATCAATTCATCTACAGAATATACGAGATAGCATTTTGCATGATCTCCTGTATCGTAATCTTTAACAAGAACAGCTACTTCACCGTCCTCTGCATATGGGTCATCACGTATGATGGATACTCCTAAATTAGGATACCTATTGATAAATTCTGTTTTTGCTTTCTGATATGCATTTCGAAACTCTTCAGGATATGATGAAAGATCTTCTGTTGCTTCAACGGATTGCCCAGATTTTGGGAGTAACTTCTTTCCAAGATCTTTTCTTAATTTCGTGATATCAGAAGGTTCATTGATAGGTTCAAATCCTCTTGCTTGATCATAAGATATTGGAAAAGATAATCTAGAAAATCCGGATTCATCCGATCCTTGTGGCATTGCTCTCCAGACACCTTTACCATCAATTACAGCTCTATAGATCCAATATCCATCATTATTTGTAACATATTCATAATTGTTACCTTCAAACATGATAGAATCATCAGAAGAATCTTCTATGTCAGTTGAATTATACACCATATGATCTGGTACATCTTTGTTATATGCAATAAGACGATCACAAATATGTTGAAGAATTATCTCCATATATTCCCAAGCATATTCAAAATCATCTTCATCACGCAATGTGTAGTTGTCAGTTGCAACATATTTCCCCTTCTTATAGTATTCAATAACACCTCGACCTCTGATGAATGCATATACATAATCTTCATCGGCATCATTATATGCACCAGCTTGCTGAGAGATGTTACCTTTCCAGAGAAAATACACATCATCTATGCTATCTTCTCCAATCTCTGATGAATTATCATGTACAGAAAATCGTTTTCCATGATAATCATAGAACATATGATCAGGAGAAACTGTAGCACCATATATGCTCATATCTACTTGATCTACACTCACGTATGCTTCAATGATACCAGGTTCTACAGGTTCAAAATAAGCGTAGCTATCATAGCTTTCAATGATAGGATTAAGTGCTTCCATGAGATCTTCTAAGCCTTCGTAGCTCACTTCACCTCTAACCTCAACTCGGATAGCTTCATGATGATCTTCACCGATTTCTGTAGCGCTTGTTTCTACAAAGAAATAATCATCTACTTCATTCTCATCAAATCCAAATTCCGGTGAAGTAGCTACAGCTTTTACTTTTGTATATATGTTTGACTTAATGTCATTGATGAGATCTTGAAGCTTTGCTTCACTATGTGCAGCATTTACATCTTGTTCAGTTTGTACAGCAGTCCTCTTATTTTTTATATTTACCTGAGGGCTGAAAGTGCATGTACGGACCTTTTGTTTGCTTGAACAGCTAGATTTTACAATTTTCATTAGAACTGAGCACCTCCTGGTTCTTGATTAACATCCTCTGAATTTGTCTGAGGTGACATAGAATACTCACCTGTAGGATCATCTTCAACCTCTAGCGGATTCTTTCTATTTACCTTCTTAATCACCCACTTGAGATATTGATTAGTTTCTCTTTCACATAGTGGGCAAATTCCTGTGATATGATCAATTTCCTGATCGGATTGGAGCATTGCAGAAATAAATATTCCACCACAAGATTCGCACTCTGCAATAAAATGATTTTCAATATTGTTCTCTATCTCAATATTAGGATCATCTTCTCTAATCTCTTGAACATCATCAAGTGAATCTGCAACAGAGTCTTCATCAGCTGCTACAATTCGAGTAGATGCTTCCACTTTTTCTGATTTGCAATATGCAGAATATACTTTCCTATCAAGATCATCACACAATGTGACATTGTCACCGTCAACATCATATGAATAATCACAAGAAAATACATCTCCTGCATTTGACATATCTGCAAAGAACTTTACTTTATATTTTTCATCTTTTTCGGTATTTGCATCACATTCATGCTTGAAATCTTTGAATTCAATTGGAGGGCTCAACTTTTTCCTCTTATTGACATTATCAATTGCAGCTTGAATATCATCTAATGCAAATTCCTCAATCTGAGAAAATACGCTCAAAATAAATAACCTCCTATCTATATAGAATATAACGATTGATTTTTATATAATCAATACATTGTAATACTACATAGATAGAAGGTTGTTGTTACTGATTGAGGTAATTATTGTAAAAATGTATAGTTGTATTATTATCAATAGTTATGTGCGCAGGCTCACCATCATCTATAAGAAATTGAAATTGATCACCTACAACCTCAATATTTTTAATATTACGGAATACACGTTTATATCGTTTACCTACAACAGGGTTTTGTAAATATACTACAGCATCCATATCAATACCTCACAATTGAAAGCGCATCAGCAAACTGTGTCATATGAACAAGTGGATATCGTTCATTGCATGTCTGTAACTCTGAAAATTCGTCATTCACGCAACGATATGATCCCATGTGCCAACGGATTGCAGCAGCTTCCTCTCCGGAAAGATTCACAAATCTTGATACTAAAAACATCGATGAAACACCATGTCCAAATGCAAATGCAGGTCCATCTTCCCGCCATCTAAATGATTTAACCTGATTCCACTGACCCGTTTTCTCATCTTTTACATTGCGCATATAGGATTCATACAATCCAATCTTGCACCAATCATGTGTAAGTGCTACAAGTGTGAATGACTGAGGTAACACATTATTGAATTTCTGGACCTTCCATACCTCGCACATCTGATTGTACACATTGATTGTATGAGATATCAGTCCACCTTCATATGCATCGTGAAATCTACCAGACGCAGGAGCACTATAGAAATCAGTAGTCGCAAGCCAATCGAGAATTCTCATGCCATGTCGAATTCCTACATCATCGCCTTTATCTTTGAATCTACTAAGCATACAAGCAACGATCAACACGTCGTGATATCGGATTACATCTTGTAAGTTATCCGGATAGAATCTTGCGCCTAACCACCACTCTGGTCTGAATTTAAACTTGTTGTAGTCTAGCATAATTTTTGCAGATACTTCGCCTGCAACAGATGATACATTTTCATTAGAATCAAATGTCCATGTATCAATGTGATCACCAGTAGCATTTTCAATGACCTGAAACGAATTAAATCCAGGATCTGCAGGAATTCTCTTGAAAGAATATTTAGAATCGTCCATACTCTCCATATCCTTGATCATTGTTCTAATATCTTTCATAGTACTTAATCCTCCTTATTGTCAATTACTATGATCTTACCTTCGTTGTTGTATTTAATAACGATGCTAGAATCTTTCACAAGTTTATTGAGACCTCGTTTTGAAAATCCTATGCAGCATCTTAATGTGTGATTTGCATACTCAGATTCGTTTAATTCATTGCGAACCTCTTTCATCTCATCGCTATTCCACATGATATCTTCAATAGGACTACCTACAACGCTTAGCGGATCATGAGGATTGAGAAGATTATTTGTATGATAATCTCTATCTGATTTGAATTTCTGTAATATTCGTGGAAGTTCAGATAGATCTACTCCTAACATCTGACATAAGTCATTAGCACTTCGTATCTTAAATTCGATCCAAACATTTGCAGTTGAACCAGTTATTGGACAAGTATATCTATATCGCCTATCTCCCAATTCTCTATTGCAAAGATAGGTATCGCAAGTAGGCCCCTGATATGATGTATCGTCGAAGTCTACTCTAATGGAATACATGAAGTCCTCATCTATAATTTGTGAATAGGCATCAAATCCATTTCTTGTTCCGGAAGTATATTTCCGAATAGCTGCATTTTTCACGTCATTAACGTGAACTCTAATTGCACATTCAAACCAGGCACGTATTGAACTCATACCTCCAAAGTCTAGATACTCTTGAGCAATTTTTCGTCTACAGTATCTCGAATAGTCCTTTCGTGCTTCCACATATGCTTGCTCACGCATCTTAGAATATGTGCCTATGAACTCTTTTGAACTATTCTCTCTGATAGTTAATAATTCATGAGGATCAAATTTGAAATCAGGGCAAAGATCTTTTACATCTTCACTAACATCTTTTGAATGTTTGAAATCAGAATATTTATTGTTTGAAACAATTGGATCAGACTCGTCAAGACCTTGGATGACGTCATCTTTCGATATTTTGAAATCAACAGTAGCATGGTAATCAACGACCTCATTATTCTTAACCACCATCAGTTCAGAAGCATGCGAGTCAAATAGTTCACTACGATTTGCAGTTAACAATACATCAGAATATGATAATTCATACTCATCAAAATCCATCTTATTCTCAATAAAATTCTGGAGTATAATCATTGTAAGAATGATTTTAGACGCATCGATTCCCTGATCACCTAGCGACAGTGAAACATCTTTAGATAACTTCATTGATGTAGCATAGCCTTTATAATCTCGTTCATCTCCATACTCAATCAATTTGTACGGAAATATATTATATCCTTTATATTCCATCCAACGATTATTTCGTGATTTATTGTGCTGACCTCTATAAGACTCATTTACTCTGTCATTAATAGATATTAGTGTAGATCCACATTTATAAATGTATGTGAAGTATCCATCAGGTGCACCATCTAAAGATATATAGCATAAATAGATTCCATCAGAGTTATACGAAAGATTCAGAATACATTCAGCAAGCGTATTGAATGATTGTATTGTTGTGCAATATATGAAGTTACTGTGAGTAATATTACCTTTACCAAAGACATCCACATTGCATTTCGTGATATCATTAACAATATCCGATACATTGCTATATAATACGGAAGTGTCAAACTCATTTGCTAATAGATGTATTCCTAATCGGTTTAAGATGGTAGATACTGCAGCAATCCAACGATCTTCTACCTTTCTTACAGCTTCGCTACGCATTGTATCGTAAAGATTGCGATAAATTTTAAGATCATCTGAATCAGATTCAAATAAATCAAATAACTTGATTGAAAGATGTTTGAGATAGTTCATATAGAACTGCTTTGCATATAACACGCTGAGCTCCCCTGATTCATCAAACTTTTCAATCAGCTTCTTCATTGTTTCTCCAGCTATGTGAATATCTAAACTAAAATTTCCTAAATCAAATGATCTCTGATCAGGATTGAACTCTAGCACACTTGCCCATTCATTAAGGATTCTAGATGTATCTTCTCTCATATTTACCACCTTCACTAATTTATCAATTATGTGTACATACATATTAACGATGCATACACACAGAAACGACGAAGGCTGAAACTACGTCGAACCCTCGCCGTTTCTATAATCTATATCTCAGGAAGAATTAGAGGATGGCAGACCTCTTTATCTTAAGAAGCTGATTTATTAGATATTGATTTAGCAGCCTGATTAACACCGGTAGCACTAAGCCCACTTACTACACCAACTGCTGCTGCAGTTAGATAATCCGTTGCTGGGAAATCCGGTACATTTAACAGTAAAGCTACAATTCCAAGAACAAGACCGACAACTCCGACGATAAACGGAATAAGGTCATTTTTGATTCCCGGAATACATTTAACACCAAGTCCTACAAGATAGCAGATCGCTACGATAGCTGCTACACTGGCAATTCCAAAATCCATAATCAGTAACTCCTTTCATTATATGATAGTAGTTACACATAAGTAAGGTTATTCTTCGTCACCAAATTAATCGTCGTCATCAATGTAATCATCTGGAGACCATTGCTGCAAGTATGTTACAAATTTAGCAGCTTCTAACCAATGTCCTACATAGAATTCCATTGAATCATAATACTGTTCATTGGACGTATCAAGCTCCTGGAATTTCATGTGAGCTTCATAAGTTGTGCGTTCACCATCAATTTTACGAACTGTGATTTCAGGCAGTTTGTAATCTGCATCTCTAGCTTCCAACGTGATGTTCCCGTCAACATCTGCCTGAAGATCATAACCTGCATGATACGCTCTGTTTTCGATATCTCCGAAGAAATCAAGATCATAAGCAGCTTTAACTGGTGCTTTTGAATCTCTAAGCACTCTCTTCATAACTTTTATCCTCCTCTTAAAATACAATCTTTTCCAGTGTCATTGGAACAACATGTATATCGTTATCTGCAAGATACTGCTGCAGCTTCACTCTATCATTAAGTACACTTAAGAATTCTGATGCGTCTCCGTCAACTACTACATCTTCGTATTTCTTAAGGCTACCGTCGTCATCCGCATCATAAACGATAACAGTGTGCTTATCTGCGGGGTCATACATCAGAGCAATACTCGGATTTGATGTAAACTTAAATCCTAGATACTGAAGCAATGTATCAATTCCAGGTTTTGTATATGTTCCAATAGGATCACTATTTTTCGCTAAACTTGAACGAATTACTCGTTTCATTTGAAATCATCTCCTAAATATCCATATTCAATATTTGCTCATCAACTGAAGGATTTCCAGTTAAAGGAAGCTTCTTGTAGTGATCAAGTACTTCAATTTCGCATCGGTTATCAGATAATGAAAATGCATCTTTGATATCAGATAAGGCTTCTTTGTTAGATGCTATAGCTTCACTGCATGTTATTATGAATACTTGTGTCATTGTGTCGTAAATTACACGACCTCGTTCAAGACCTCTATATCCTAGCTCATATATCTTGTCAGCTGATTCTTTATCAAAATCGTGATAAACAACGTACTTCCAAAGATTCATATGATTTTTGAATTGAGAATATTGAACGAACCTACCATCAAGATAGCCGTCTTTGACATCGCACATAGCTCCAATTACACGACCTTCATCTGTGTACCACCATATTCCTACAAATAACTGAGATCCTGATGATATGATATATCTTTTCATACTATATCTCCTTTATCAGATACATTGGTGTTACACATATCATAACGATTCATCATACACAAATATATGATCAGATTCACCGATATGAAACAGATTTCTTACACCTTTTTGATAAATCAAGTTACGCTTTAGGACAGGTGATGATAGTATCTCAAACTGATGTGTCTGCATATTATACAGAACATCTCCTTCAAACACATATGAATCTGTTTGAATATCTACATGTGTATAATTCAATTTTCTGACGTATATTCCGTCAATTGTTTGACCTTCTTCTACAGGACATTTATCTACGATAAACTCACCATTGAGTAAGAAATAATAATGACCTAGATACCCACTTATCAAATCTAATCACACCTTTATACAGCTATTTACATCTACAAGTTTTTGATGTGATCCTCTAGTTCTCCGGTGTAATCAAGAAGTTTTTTTCGGCTATTTGGAATGGTTTGAATCTCACTGTATTTAAAAGACCAATGATCAATCTTCTTGATATTGAACGATTTCTTACCAGTTTCACTTCTGTAACGATCAATTTCTCGAATGTCTATGATGAATGCTCTCTGATAAGAAGCAAACAATACAATTACAACAGCGTGGACACCAGGTATATCAGACATCTTCATAAGACCTTCATATTGTGTTTCCGATATCATGTTAATGTCAAATCTATCTTCCCACGTGCTCTTGGACTCAATGAACCACTGGTAAGGATACTTGTAACATATAAAATCCGATATGTTGTATTGACCATAGAATCCAGTCATGATGTCATAAAGACGATAGAATGCGTATCCATCGTCTTTACGATCTAGCCACTGTTTAATTTTCTCTTCTGCTTCTTTTCCTAATTTATCATTCATAATCTCTATGTCCTAAAGCTTCTTCGATGGACTCGATGATAGAATTTGCAATGTAATCTGCATCAAGATCTACATCATTCATAGATAGGTCATCGTACGGAATCTCGAAGTCAGTGATATGCTCGTTATATGCTACAGTACAATACAGAACATCATGTGCTTCTCGGAATACAATATCATCCGCTTCGCTTTCTACTCTATCCAGTACTGCTTGTACAACTTGTGAAATATACGCAGGATCAATGTCCGACGCAGCAGCAACTGTTGACTGTTCTACTACATCATTTCCTAATGCATTTTTCATTGCAGCTAACATGTCGTTTACAGATCCTCTAGATCTTTTTGAAATCACAGTCATGTGTTACGACCTCCTTATTCTTGAGGAGCTGGAGCAGATACAGCACCTGCAATCTGATCAATTGTTGACTGAATGCTATTGCTGAGTGTCTCTGCAATAGCAAGTGCGTCATTGCTTGAATTTGCTCCGTCTCTTCCTAATTTTTCTAGTCCGGAAATAGCATAATCAAAATCATCTTTCAAATCTGATAATGCTTGATCTAGTCTGTCATCCATTGTTTCGTTTTCTGCTGCATTCACAGAGTTGCGAGCAGCTTCTAAAGATGAACGAATTACTCTTTTCATGATTTACACCACCGCAGTCTTAATAGGTTTATCAATGACTTCAAAGAACTTATCTTTACGAATTGTATATGGGGATCCCCATCTACTTTCGTCTGAAAGATCGTCTTCATAAACCTCTTGAACTCTGAAAGACTTATCAGTCATATTCAAAACATTGTAGAATACAGTTGCACGAGGTGCATACCATTTATAACCATGACCTTTAATCAAGAGACCTTGCTCTGCAGCATCTTCAACATCAGCCTCTAAGAGCTGCTTTTCAAAATTTTCACGTTCTGGAACCTCTGTCTTTACATAGTCATCAAAATTAGGAAATTCTACAGTAAGTAACTCATTCCAATCCAAATTGTTCAATATTTCGATAACTCTTACAGATTCTTTTAAGTTGGCAATCTGTTCAGGTGTTGTAGCCGATAATCCTGACCAAGATCCTGACTCTTTCTTGATGTCACCCTCATCAGTCATTGTAGCTCTCCAATCCCAGTTCAGAGCTTGTTCATCATGAGGATTAGATCCATTATTGATACGAACTTCTACACCACTTCGCCAAGATCTATCTGTATCAATACTCAGATTCAATGATGTTTCTCCAATCTTACTACGGATAAGATCATTCAGGTTCTGCATGATGTCACGATTAGCCTGACGATACTGAGAAACTTCAGTATCTTGCTGATTCTTAGCATCTTCGTATGCTTGTTTACGACGCAATATATCATCACGTCTTGCCATTGTTATCTTCAAGAATTTTCACCTACCTATTCAATATATTTGTATACACATAATAACGATCACACAATTGATCTATTTGTAGATAAGGTGCATGATCGTCATAATTTATTTCTTTTTAAGTGTATCAGATAACAACAGATCAAATAATTCTGGGTTAGAATGAATGTCTACATTATCTACAATATAATTCGAAATTCCTTCCTTCCTATAAACAATGCCATGTACTCGTTCTTCTACAGTACCTTTAGCCAAAAGTGTGTATATATTAACAGATCCCTTTGTTGATATTCTATGAATTCTATCTTCGGCTTGTAGTTTGTCAGAAGCTGTCCAAGGCTCTCCATAGAATATGCAGTTCACAGCAGATGTTAAGGTATGCATAGTGCCTAATGCTCCAATGGTTCCTAATATGATAGTATAGTTCGGATTCGTTAAGAACACCTGCTTATTGTACTCCCTATCCTTATCAGACATCGTACCTGTATAAACACACACTTTATATTTCTTTGACAATATGCGATACAGCATTCTTAGGGGTTCTACCCAGTTATCAAATATCACGACTTTTTCATTCCGTTCATGAATGTCTTCTAATATATCAAGCAACCGTCTAAGTTTCGAATTCTTTTTGACATACTCGGAATCATTAGAAGTATCAAGATCATCATCTACCAATTCTGGACACTCGCTCACCTGACGTAGATGCAAGAATTGAGACAATGGATTCAAATTACTGACAATGGAATCTCTTCGTTGTATTAGAGAGTCAGCCACTTGCTGGTACAATCTTGATTGATAGGTAGAAAGCTCTACATATTCTGTGAATATGATCTTTGGAGGAAGGTCAAGCACATCTTTCTTCAATCTTCGTATCATGTTTAACTCTACTAGAGATTTCAGATACGGAATGTTCCGATATGCAATCACTTCATGACCTCCGAATCCTCCGTATACACAGAACTTCTGACACCATGACCAGAAAGACGTATAATTGTGACCATTGATGAGCTTCAATGGTAAGAATAAGTCAGTAGGTCTTGAGGTGATAGGTGTACCCGTAATCGGAACCCACATCAAGTTATTTTGATTATATTTCTTTATGCGCAGAAGCTGTTTTCCTTGCGAAGATGACGGAGATGTGTTCTTATGAACTTCGTCAATTGCAATCATTGAGATATCTCCACGCTGGCACCACTGAATAATTTGATCAGCTATGACGTATTGCTTACCCTGCTTTGCTCGAATGCCCTCGATGTTCATAATTATAAAATAGGGAAGTTCAGGAGCAGATAAATCTCCATACATATGACCAGTCTGAAGATCTTCTAATTTCTCCTTTGTCCCTGTATCTGAACGGAATGTACCATTTCGCTTCTTTCTTGTACCTAATATATACGGAATAAATTTACCTCGAGTATGATCAACAATGTCGTTATACCAATGATACTTAGCAGGGTTTACACAGCATATTATTAAGCATCTAGAAAACCCGTATCGTGCACGATTGTATATTGCCAAATTGCAAAGCTGTACAGTTTTACCTAATCCAGGTTCATCACACAACAAAAACCCATTTAGATTTCCATGATTCTGACGATCAATCGTCCATTTCATAAAATCTATCTGGTGCTTGTAAGGTTCACAGCCTTCTTTTATATAAAATGGTACGTTAGATATATCTATGTCAGGTATAGCGGTAGAAGTCTCGAACTCGCTGTTTTCTCCAATATGTTCTTCGGAATCAACTACCACTTGATTTTCATATACAGTGCCCTTTATCTGATTGATAAACAGCCCTAGATGTTCAACTGGAATTGTCCAGTGTTTTGATTCTGATACCCATTGTTTCTGTGGAACTTGTTTAATCAGATGTACAATTGTAGGATCATACCGAAATGATATTTCATATACTCTTCCATTTTGTTTAATGTGTATCATATTATACCTCAAATTTTATCTAAAATAGAAAATATTTAAACGATTTGGTGATTAATGTATATGAGCACAAGTGCGAACACGCACTTTCCATATAATCGTTTAAATATTTTCTAAATTTATCCTGTTACACTGGTTTCAACACCTTGCGGAATGAATATCCCTTATGCTGCTTACCTGTCTTAATAGAATCACTCACATACGATGGATCAATTCCAAGATCTCTTGCAGCATGTGACTGTTTTGCGTATAACTTACCAGTTTCTATACACTCAATCATCTGTTTCATAGGTGGATTACCTATATCTTCTGAAATATCTTCAGCTTTCGGAAGATTATCGGAAGATAAAAATTTCTTGGAAATATTGCTGTAAGCTCTTTCTATCAATTCCGGATTTTCTTCTTCAAATTTATCCATAGCAGTCTTACATATCTCTTCAAGCTCTTCTACCGATTGAATATCCTTGAATCGCTTTGTCTCTGGTTGAGATTCACAATTTAAAGGTGGTTCTATATTATCACCAATCTTGATCCATTTGCCGTCAAGCTTAAATGAGTATCCAGCTGCGGCCATCTCATTTATGCGATCCCAGCTCCATGTAGACATTTCATACTCAGCAGTTTGAATCTTTTCAAATTTTTTGTTATAGACCTCAAGCGTCACAATCAATCACCTTACAATTTTCACCCTGTAAGTTATCAAGTTCATCTGTTACAGAAGGATCTGCATCACACTGATGATACTTAGGTTCAGGATTAACATCTGGCTCACCCTCAGAAACATGCTCCGCAGGTACAAACTCAGCAATCAGTTCAGCCAGCTTGACAATATCCTTATCACGTCCTTCTTCTTTCAAAGTATTCAGCATATTTTCTACTGTGCCGAACAGGCCCTCGTCCGGAATCTCCTGAAAATCAAATGGTGTAAAGATTACAATGTATTCAGGACCTACAAGTTCTTTGATGTCAGCAGTAATCTGATTCAAATCATCTGCGCCTATGCTATGAATAGCATCCGGATGATACTTCACGTTGATAATTTTCTTTGTCATTTCCAATGACCTCCTATTTCATTATTATTCATAGATATTAACGATTCATACATAGAAAAAGGTGCTTGTTCAGCACCTCTTACCTATTAGTTCAGAATTCCGATATCTCTTGTTTCTACAACACATAGAAGAGCCTGAATAGAACTTGCAAGATTGTCGATATCCTGTCGATCTTTATCTGTGAATGGATCGTTCTTATAGAAAGCAATGTATCCAATAGGTAATCCTTTTGCTGTCTTCATCATAGCACAGATACATTTATGCTCACCCATCTCAGTCATGAGATCATACATTGCACCACCTACAAGTTTATTATGATCGCTGATATCAAATTCACAGAATTTCTCATCCTGCATATTATCAAAAAATTGTGTGAATAATGACGTTGACAACTTATCGACCATCTTAGCTCTACCTGTAAGATCAAATGTATTTACTTCATATGTGCATGTCATGTATCGGAACGGCAAGTAAGCAATAGACATGACTGAATTGGAAAATTCAATGACCTGAAGACGGTGCCCATCATGTTCAGATAGAAATTGATTTATCAAATATTGTATCTTTGACCCTACTTTGCTCCTTATTTCGATATTTTCATCATGTGTGTTAATACGAAGTCTGTTTTCTGCCCAGTTCAGACCCATATTTATGAGGCGAACTACAACATAGATAAACAGACCTGATATAACTATGGTTATACCATAATCTGTTAACAGTTTGACGATTGAATCATTATCAAAACCCATAATAATATGTACACCTACTTTCCACTTAATAGTTTTCAATGAAAGTATAGCATACACAAGTTTTGTATGAGTCTTTCATTGCGAGTTTCACGTCAAGTTATTTGATGATGGCCTGCGATCTCATAATGTAACCGGTTACAGCACCCTTTTCAGCTACTCCCATAGTAACTTTGACCCAAGGTCCTTCAAATGCATGAATTCTACACTTACCTGATGATATTCCGAGTACCGGAGATGCTATGCTCTTTGCAAGATAGATAGGTACAGGTCTCACAATCTGATAAAACCGATCTTCTACCGTTTCCTTTGATTCAGATTTAACATGAGATTTTTTCTCAGCAGGTTTCTCAGACTTCTTTGATTCTGATTTCTTTGACTCGTCTGACTTCTTCGGCTCTTCAGCTGTTTTATCTTGAACCTCTACTGTTACAGACTTGCTTGTCGATTCTACCTCTTTAGTCTCACCTTCAACAGTTACATTATTTTCTGAAGCAGCTTCTGCTTCTTGTGCTTTCTTAACTCCTCTTGGCATGAAAGTTTCAACCTCCTTATTGTTGTAAAACTAAACAAGGTCCTGATGGTCTAATATCATATTCACAAGTACTTGAACACGAGATTCATCACATTTTTCCAAAGAATCTGTATACACATATTGAATATTATCACGAGTAGAGTACTTTAGAGATAGTTTCACAGATCTCACCACATCTTCATCAGATACTCTTGATAGCAAGTCGTCTTGGTAACTTGATTCAATAGATATTTTGTTTTTATGTATGATACTAGGTTCTTCATTGTGTAGAGCACATGTAATAAGGTGTGAATCATTCACACCTTTATATTTTGTACCAAGTTTTCTTGATTTATGTGTTAATTTTTGTATAGCTAAGTATGGATTTCCAGATTTCTTCTCTAATTCCTTAAATTTCTTGAGATCATCTAATCTAGAATGCATAGGCAAGAAAGCTTTCTCTTAAACATCTTGGACCTGCACCCTCTTCGACAGACTTTTCCGAAGTAAGTGGCCTGCCGCATCTACAGCAAATACCTTCATGGTATAGATGCATCTTTGATCGTTCTGCAAATCCTTCATATGATGCCATTTTGACAATGTACTGTGCACCTCGAACAATTTCCGTATCCTCAAGAAATCTAGAATTATGTGTAAGTCTAAAATTCAACCCTTCCATCATACCTATATAGAAAAGTTTCTGCTTATCATGTACAGCATATACAAATATCACATCATCAGGAAATTCCGATGCATTCTGAGGTTTTCTGAATGCATATGTATGTGATTTTCCTGAAGGCGCCTCTAATGTAACAATGCCCCTACCACCTCTAATATATCTTGAAATGATATCGGTATCTATTAGTTTATGTCGATATTCCTCGTTCAGTTTAAGCATATGTGTAACCCTCCTAACTAAGTTAGAATTGTTTTAATTACACATACATTAACGATTCTTCAGTTAAATAATTATGTTAAAATTTTAACATCAATTGAACTGACGTGCGAGAACATTGTTTACATAGCTCCGAAGGTCTCTTGTCCAACTATCAAACAGATATTGAATATCTGAAGGCATATTCACATAGAACATTTCCAAGCTATTTATGATATCGTACATATCCTGCTTCACAGTGTCAACTGCGCAATCTACACATATACCATTTGTTGTATCAATATACTGATCTGTGCAGCACAGAGATTTAGCATCAGGAGCGTACCCATATGCTTCTACAGATAATCCAGCCAACTGCTCGATCATAGATTCAAGTATCCATTTACGGTCACTTAAAAGACATATGAGATTATTATCTACAGGTCGTAGATTCCATTTGATTGTACACATATCATCTATAGACTTTTTGCACAATGCCATCAGTATCTCATAGCAATTGCATGTGCAATCGGCATCATCTGACGCAGGATCAAGCTCTGTTAATTCAAATGAATCGTCCAATGGGGCTAATTCATATACAGCTTCTTCCTCTGGTACAGATTTCAAAAATTCATCATCACTTAGAAGTGTTTCAACAGCTTCAGCAGCCTCTCTTACATTGTGCATAGAGCACATAACTCCTGTGAGCTGTACTTCTGCTGAATCTGATCCCTTTACAGATTTGAATGCAAGCCGAATGTTAGACGCAGCTTCAGCTTTATGAGTTTGCTTCTCACCTTCAAACAGATCTTCTGTGTCGTCTATGCCCTCATAAGTCTCACCGTCAAACCAATCATCGATAAGTTTAGTAAGTTCGTCATCGGCCTTATCAGGTGTGATATTCTGTATTTCTTTCTTCTTCATGATGCCGTCGACTTCAGCCTGACAAAGCATGTCCCATCTATCATCTTTTAGACGGGTCATTTTAACTTTGACTAAATGGTCTCCGCCAGTCCTAATAGTGCAATATAAGACATCGCTTCCATCATCATCTTTTTCCTTCTTGATCTCATCGATCTCCATCCCAATTTCAAATAGTTTGTTGAATCCATCAAATAATGCATTTGATAGTTTCTTTATGATATCGCCTCCGATACCGCAGAAAATTGCAGACATGTGAAATACCTCCTTATAATAAAATAGCTCCCCGGCGATCTACCCGAGGAGCTCCTCATAGCATTTCTCTAGAAAAGATCACCTTTTCTATTTTGCTGCTCTTCTTACTTTGCGAGTCTTCCTTGACGCACTTACAGATTTCCTAGACGGTGAAAATGTTTTTGTACGAGTAGAAGCTTTTACAGCCGGTTTCTTCGGCATTCTTCTTGCTTCTAAGATCTCTTCATCACCCTCCGGTGTTACTGTAAACTCATCCTGCCCAATTCCGAATACAACGGAATCAGTTTCAGGATCTGTAGTTACCTGTACATCCTCACCAGTTACTTCAGCTACAAGCTGTGCAACGTCATCCGTTTCAAATAACAGATCTGTTGCCTCTTCGTCTACAGAAACATTTCCTGCACCTTCATCTGTCATATCTACATCTTCAACAGGAGCATCCATCTGCGGGTCAATTTCTGCTTCTGCTACAATTCTGCGCTTTTTAACGAACATGATACATTCTCCTTTTCTGTTTATTTGATTATGATCACACTAAATTTCGATCTACACTAATAGAAGGTTAGTTGAGTACCACCATATTTGTTTTCTTTTGTTGAAGCTCTTCACGAATCTGTTCAAGTTCTGCATTAGCTTCATCTAAAAGAATGTTTCCGTCAAGTGATACATTAGACCCCTCAATTGTGTATTTTGATCTTGCACGTCCTAAACTCTTCTTCATATGAGCTTCTGCCAGTCGTATTAGATAATCTTGCCAAGTAAGGCTTTTGATTTCTGACACATCTTGATAATCTGGAACATAACGAATAGTTACATGAGTAGGTCTAGGATCTCTATGTGTTACATATACTACATCGTTGTCAAGATCGTATTTCCACTGAAAATCAGTTGACAGTGTATTTCTAACTTGTGCCATCGCCATTTCAGTCATGATAGGATCAATATTTATACTTGCTGTATTTCCAATTGAACTATAGACATTAACAGCAGCGGCTACTTGAAATACATTTCCTGAATCTATCGTTGACATGGTGAGCCCAATTCTAGGCCGTGATGCATATACATATAACACTTTACGTGTTACAACGCCTACATCTGATAATTTGATTCTTGTCGAGAATGGAACCGTCTTATCTACAGGATTTTTGATGTACCGCTTCAATTCTCTGAAGGCGATCTGAACAGCTTGTTCAATCTGCTGGCTTTCTACGTTATCAGATGTAGGGAGGCCAAGATCAAATCCGATCTGAGTTACTATCTCTGACATCTTCATGTTCTTATTAGCCTCCCTTCAAAGATCTTAATTCTTATGCAGTAGCAACTACTTCAAACTTGCCTTCAACTTCATTTACCTGATAATTGTCAGCTACAAGTCCTTCTACATTGCTTGAATAGGTTCCACCTGTAAGTGAAGCAGAGCCTGTTCCTGCTACCTTAACAGCTTCTTTTCCACTAGGTGCTGTAAATGATCCACCAGAGATGTTTACAACAGCTGCTTGATCAAATCCTTCGTTTCCAACTCTTACACAATCGTTGCTGAGTGATTCAAACGTACCATCTTCGATATTGACAGTAACAGCTCCGTTCTCGCTTGCAACATATAGTGCATAGAAATCAGATCCGCTGTGATTGTCGCAATCAACAACTCTGTAAGATCCGCCTTTTACGGTCATAGATCCTGAAACAGCTCTGAGTGCTCCAAATGTTCCTGTGATCACTACGTTTTCTCCAAGCTCCATTGACGCACCTGGGGTAGAAGTCTGACCGCTATCTACTGTATAGCACTGCTTAGAGCAGTTATCTCCGATGAATGTACCGCCATGGATGATAGCTGTTCCTCTGTTTGCAAGTGTTGACCCAGAATTCCCTGATGTAGAAGCCTGGCAATCCTCAATAGTGATCGTATTGCCTGTACCATTGTAGAATGCACCAGATCCAGAAGCACCATCGGTTGTAAACGTACCACCGTTTACGGTAAGCTTACACCCACCGCCGTTGTCCATATTAGAAACGGCATTCATATGACCTGTGAATGTACCGTCATTGATTGTTGTTGTAGCACCTTGTGCAGATATGATGGCGTTACCTTCATTGCCTGAATAGGTATCAGATCCTACAAAGTCACCACCATCAATAACAAGTGTACCTAGGTTCTGCACACCCCTTGGGCATCCATTGAATGTACCACCTAAGATGTGAAGATTTCCAGCAGCTCTGTTGTTAATCGCCATTCCATTTACTTGTGCAGGTCCACTGAATGTACCATTTTCAATTGTCAGAGTACCTTCGTTGTTTACAGCACCTGTTGCATTGGTTCCGGAATTTTCACTTGTAATAGTACCATCACCTGTAATAGTAAGTGTACCCTTATTAGTGATAGGTCTTCCTGTAAATCCTGAAGCAGCTGCAATAGTATGACCTTGCAGATCAAGTTTGATGTTTTTATTAGCTGGAATCTCAACAGATTCACCTGTAATAGTGATATCATCATATAATTTGATTACAGTTTCTGCGCTTGCCGGGGCAGCTGCAATTGCTGCATCAAGAGTACTGTATCCTGAATCACCAACTTTGATTGGTTTTGAGTTAGCTTCATTTAGATAGAATTGTTTCTGGAAATAATCTCCATGAGGTAACTGAATCATTGTGAATGCATCAGCACCGTTTACAATACCCTCAGCATCAGTATTTCCATCGATCCAGATAGTAGGTTTGCCATATTCCTCTGTATCATTGATAATTGTAGCACCATTGATGTTGAGAACACCTGCAGGCAATGCAGCACTATCAGTAGATTTCGCTGCTGCAGATGATTGACTTCTGCATACTTCAATTCCACCAAATGTATTACCAGATACATCAATTGTACCTTCTAGATTGACGGTAGCACTGTTTGCAATGATACCAGCATTACCACCGGTAAATTTTGAATCTTTGACAGTATGTTCACCGGTATAGAATTGAACACCATATGAAGAATTCCACTCTGTGTTATCCGCAGTATTTTCAACTGTGATATCCTCAATAGTAGAATCTGCTGTCATGGTAAATGCTTTACCCGGTTCACTCTTCGTGACCGTGTTGCCAGCACCGTCAATTGTCATCGGTTTATTGATCTGAATTTCAGATGTTGTAGCAATTGGAGCATTCAATGTCATCTCTTTGATATCAGGATCTTCAAGAGCTGCAGCTACATCTTCTGCATCTTCGATGATAGCTTTACCGAAATTCGGATTATTGACATATGTCTCAGCACCAGATTCAATAGAATCAACTGACATACTCTCGTCTGGAGTAATTGTAGCAACTACATCGTGTCCATATACTACAAGTACAGGATCTACAGCTACTTCTCCACCATCATCTCCTACGATAACAGGAGTTACTTTAAGTTTATACTTATCAGCTACACCAGAATCATCTGTAGTAGATGCACCTGTTACTGATATTACATGATCTTTCTGTATATTCTTGAGTGTTATGCTATCCCAGGATGTACCATTAGGAGCATCGTTCTGACCATTGTTGACAAATGACTGATCATCAATTGTAATTGTATCGATGGCATATCCTGAAAGAGCTGAGAATTGAATCGGGCAATCTTGTCCGATCTTAACTTTGACAGTATCCTGAACTCCGTTAGATGCAATAGATGTGTTTGCATCATGATTTAAAGTAATTGTATACCATGTCTCTGATGCATCTGGAATACCATCTCCATCTGTATCTACTGAGAACACAAATGTAAGCTCCATATCTGCTAAGATATTAGAAGCTGTAAATGTTCCAGAAAATGGTGTTTCCGCTGTGTTTGTGTAAAGAACTTCGTCACCGTTCTTAACCTGATATAGAGCTTGACCCTCTCCCGGTGTCACGGTGAACGTCAGATCTTCACCGAGAGCTATCTCTTTTTTTTGACGGATCTACTGTTCCAGATCCATCCGATGAAGCTGTGACTACAACCGTCTGATATTTATCCGGTATACCGTCACTGTTAGCATCAGGTGCAAATGTTACTCTGATTTCTTGATTCTTTGTAACATTTTCAATGACAAACCTGTTCCATGTCGAACCTGCTGGAAGTTTATTTGTTGCCATGTGTATCTGCTCTCCTTTCTTCTACTATTCTTTTCCGTCGTTTACATATTCTTCATTGTTGGCACTAATAGTATCTACTACCATACCTGCATCAGGTGTAATGTCAACGGAAGCATCGCTACCACTTATAACTTTCTGAGTTTCTGGTGAAACTTTACCACCTGGCCCAGCAGATGCATTTACTGTTAATTTATACTTATCAGCAACACTAGATCCATCAGATGCAGTATCAAATGTTACTATAATAGTATGAGGTTCATTAACATCTGTAAGTACAACTGTTAGCCAAGTTGAATTCTCCGGTGGTTCAGATGTTCCATTGTTGATATATTGACTACCATCAATAGAAATAGTAGATACAGCGTATCCATTGTCAGGTGTTATGTTTAATGTAAACGTACCACCCAGAGCTACATCTTCGGAAACCGGCGAAACCTTACCACCGTTACCACTTACGGAAGCAGTAACGGTGTTTGTATCTGGTTCCGGCTCTGGTCCCGGTTCCTCATTTATTTTTTTGTTACAGTTACAACAAAGCCCTGATCAGCCATCTGCTCTCCCAGCTGCTGATAGTAGAATGCTTCTTTGTAATCATCTACATCGAATTCAACTTTGTTGTCTTCACCAACAACAGCAAGTTTGAACTGAGCCAGCGGACCGGACATCGGAACAGATGTTGTAGCAAACGGCTCTGCAGGATCAATCTTGCCCCAACCCTCAACGTTAGTAGCATATACAGATTTACCAGAAATCTTCTCATCATCCGGTTTATCTGCCGGAATACCTTCTGTATATGCCGGAGTATCAATGTAAGAATTATTCGGCTGGAATAATCTCATGATAGGAGCACAAATCTTCTCAAGCTCTTGCTCTACACCTTTGTACTCAATAGCAACTGTGTATGCCATAATTCATACCTCCATTTATTATTGAATTTTAAATATTTCTGTTACTACATTCGCACGTTTATTATCACAACAAGATAAAAGGTTGTTGTGAATATGTTTATTGTTTTAGATCTGACTTGAGTATTTCGGAAATCATACTGTCATGAAGTTTTTCATCAATCTGATCTCCTTTCTAAATGTCGGGTTAATCAACCTATCTCGACAATCTCAATCTCAATCTCTGTTATTTTCTCAATACAGGTCCGATAACATTTGTGTGATAATATTCTTCGCGGCGTTCCATCCTAAGCAGAAGTCATCATCAATACTAACTGGAAATTCTACTGTACAAACTGGCATTACTCGACTCCGCCTTTTACTGAATTTGAGATAAACGTATTTAAGTCACCGTTGATACACATTTGAGACGAATCACAAACACCACCATTTTCATCTACATCACCTAAATGAATTTGAATATTTGTTTCACTAACATGTTTATACTCTGGACATCCATAGCAAATGCTATCTTCATCAAGTAAAAATCTAGGTTCTGTATTCATTCAATTCCACCTCTCTTGACAATCTCAATGATATCCTTCGCGGCATCAACATATCCTTCCGCATAACTACTACTAACGTTCATATTTACCACCTTTCCGGCAGCCGATATCTGTATTTCATTAATCACCTTTTCCTTGTCAAAGGCTACTGAAGCATCATCCACTATTGTTTCAAATATTTCACATAACGCCTTATCAACATATTTCCTGCTTCTCATGTCTGCAATTAAAGCTTTCCGGCTGATTAAATCATCACTCATTGTCTACCCTCCTGTTCCACCGCTTTACCAGTTCTTCTTCTCCATATTCCTCGCAGATCTGCATTTTCCCTCCACATGTTCTACACCTGATGTAAATGTCCGTACATAGGTCAGATGTTCTGCTCCCTTCCTGTATATCTTCACTCCCGCAGAACGGACACGGCTTTAATTTAACTTCGTTCACTCTCCTTCGCTCCTTTCCAGGGCAGTACGGCCCTGGAATATAATATGGTCTCCATGCTATTACTCTGCTCCCATGAAAAGCTGAATCAATTCCCCATGTTTCATATTCCCTGCCATTAGGTGTATCGACAACATATTTTGCCGATACACCTCGAAAATCTACCACGATAGGTTCAGATATTCTCCCATCATCATATCGGATGGTGGCCCAATATTTCCCGAACACTTCCGGAAGCCGCTCCTCAACCGGGATCCAGCCGTCATTCATGTACTTGCGGATGATTTCTTCTACACAGTCCAATA